AAACTAAAACCTAGCGACGACTATGTAAAGATTCAATTAATGTTTGGTATGTTTCACGGAGTTGTAATAAAGTTATGTGACGGAAAATATTTACAATTAGGAAATGACGTAATGACAGAGCTATTCAATCCTACTGAAACTATTCAATAGTTCAGATTTGTCAAAATTATTATAATTATTTAATTATAATAATCATTAATTACCTTTACCAAAGAGACCATAATGACCGTTTATTTTTCCTGGTCCCTTTTTGGTTTTGTGTTAATATTGAACCACCCTTTTTCTTAGATTGTTTTTGATTTTTTTGTAATCTTATTGTTATTTTATTTTTTTTAATGGGAAATTTTAATGGTTTTTTTGCTGTTTTTGCTTTTACTGTAGCTAATCCGTGTTTTGTTTTTTCACTAAATTTTTTTAATCGTGCCAAAACTTCTTGTTTATCCTTTAAAGTTGTTATTTTATTAAAATTTGGAATATCATAAAATATATCCTTTGGAGTACTAAACCCAGAAAATCTACCATATTCTCTAATTTCTTTATAAATGTTACTTTGGAAGAAATATTTCATCAATAAGTTTGGATTAGTTATCACATAATAATGATCATCTTTGGGTGCTGGCGCAACCTTCTTTATTAGAACCTCTGGTGTTGAAAAACTTACTAATAAATATTCACTTCCAGATTCCTTTTTACTTCGCACGATATCCTTTAAATTACCATATTTCTTCTTCAATATATTTAAATAGTTTAAATAAGGTCTGTATAAGAAATATATATTCATACCATCTATTATTTCACTGTCTTCAATTGAATCTAAATATTCAAACGTTGTTTTATCTGTTTTTGGTGCATTTTTTATTAAAAAGTAACAAGGTATAAGATTTTCCTTAAATGGTTTATTCTTAAAGTCATATGTTTTTATATAAACAATTTGCTTTCCAATTACATTTTCATAAACTGAAGAATTTATTGATCTCCATCCTGTTTTAGTTACAAATAATAAATAACTAATATCATCGTCAATCAATAGTTCTAATGATTTATTTATGAACGCATCGTCTAAATGTTTCTCTCCACTTTTACCAGTAGCACCAGCATTATATGGCGGATTACCTAAAATAATATTAAATGGACGTTTATCATCAGTGCCCTCCATTTTAAACTGTTTTCTCCAAATATGTTCCCCTTTTAAAAAATCACAACAACATATATTTGCATTTGAACCAAATATTCTACGCGATATTTTTATATTTTTTGGATTTAGTTCACACATATAAAGCATTTTTTTTATAATATGATTACTCTTTCCTGCTACGCCGGAATAGTTTATTCCCTTGGCGTTATATTTATCAGGCAGACCCTTACATCTTTTATTTTCATCTTTATCATCTCTATCATGACCCATCAACTTTCTATACACAACCATCGGAAAGTTTCCTATTCCATTTGCTGGATCTAACCAAGTTAGTGTAGGATCTTCCCAAACATTCTTAGGTAATTTAGCCAACATATCATCTATTAACTCTATAGGTGTAAACACCTCTCCATTTTGTTGTTTTTCGGCTTCTCTAACTGGTAAATATTGCTCTATTTTTTCCTGTATTTTTTCAGCTGTCATATCACTTATTAATGGATTATCATTTTTACCCATACTATTTCTAATATTATCAAATATAATATTTAAATTTACCTTTAATTGTTCAGATTTATCAATAATTCGTTGAATTGTATCTAATAAATGCTTCAATTGTGTTTTAGTATAAGGAATTAATGATTGATATTGCATATAACAAGCTAAAATGCTAGAATTATTTATTTTATCTCCATCACAACTACATAAATGAAGTAATTGATCTAGATTTGTTTTACAATTATTAATACAATCATCTAATGTTTCACAATTGTAATTATTTTTATTTGAAAATAATGCTAAAAGTGCCACGATTGGTGGTAAAATTTGAGCAATAGCATTTATTATCAAGGCATTGTCATCAAGTTCTTCATCATCATCTTCATCATCTTCATTTGGATCAGGATCTACGTTTGGTTCTGGTTCTGGTGCTGCTGCTGTTCTTGCCTGATTACCTTCAACCAATGAAACCCTTACTACAGATTTTGATTGTTTATCATATGAAACATTAACAGTTTCCTTTAATTCTTTTAATAAATTCATATCCACATCTAAAAGCGCCTTTTTAACCATATTTTCAATATTTTTTGGACCTAAATTGAAATCCTGATATGATTTTTCATCCAATTCTAAATCATTAATTAATTGATTATATAATTTTAATTGTTTATTTGTGTCCTGTTTTATCAGCCCTAATCCATTATAATTAAACAATATCAATAATGAATGTAAATATTCTGTTTTAGTTTTAAAATCAGCAATTCGTTTACCTGCACCATATGTGTTATTGTAATCGTATAAAAAATTAATTGCTCGTTCTTTATTAAAATCAAGATAATAACCATAAGGTTTTGATTGATATGTTCTTTCAGTTAAAACTCGGAACATTGTTTGGTAATTATTATCAACTGATGATATATTATCAAAATTAAACGCAATATCAACACAGGGTAAACTTATACCTAGTCGCAATTTGGCACCCGTTAAGATGATTAGACTTTTTGGTTTGTTCGGAGACCTAGGATTAAACGTTTTTTGTTCAACCATTTTAATTGATTCTGATAAACTTTTAGTTCCAATCGCGTGATATATAGGTCCAGAACCATCAGGATCGCCAAATATATCATCTGAACTTAGCTTAACTTTACCTTGTTGATATTCAATATCAGTATTATGTACAATTAATACATTATACATCTCTTTAAAGTAATTGTTGCTCATTAATAAAAATGCTAATCCTCTTGTTAACGGCTCTATATTAGGCAGACCAGTTTTTTCATTGTCATCTTCATCATTATTGCTATCCTTTTTGACATTTGCCGTTGAACAAACCCCAAACCGACAATCATCATCATTATCATACAAATCTTTATCAGGCAAGAACCATAATTCACTATGTGGTGTATGTATTGGAGCACCCATTTTTGCTAAATGAGCATAAACACATTTGCTATCTAGATGCGGTATTCCGATTTCATCTGATTGTCTATTACCAATAAAACTTAATAATTCTTTCACTTTATTTGTATCTGTAAAAATCTTATTCGGATTTCGCAAATCCGCTAAACCTTGTTCCCTTTTACACGCATTACAACTTAAACTTTTATCAAAAATATTTCTGACATCTACATATTCTTTTGGATTTATTTGTTCTGGTTGTATTAAAACTAGTTGAGGATGTTTCCCATATTCTTCTGCTATTATTTTAAGATAATTATCCACTCCATATTCATCTTTATATTTTTGGAAAATACTTTGAATAACTGCCTTTTCAAGTTCCTTTCCATTGACAGATCTGCTATTTATCATAATCTCTTCATTTGTATTGTTTGTAACTTGTTTCATATTTTGCTGATCTTCATACCCCCATTCAATAATTTTCAAACCTCTATTACTTGTATCAATATTTCTAAAACTATTATATCTCAAATTTGGCTTAGCAAATGTTGCTGTTACCATTATAAAAATATCAATTTTAACCCCAGCATTTACAAAAGCATATAATATATTTTCAGAGTTATTTGTTGATCCACCTTTATGTATTTCATCAAAAAATAGATCAATTTTCCGCTTTTCAAACAGTTTGGCAAATTTCTGAATAACTGTTTTTTTATCAAATTCTGAACCTTGATCTATTACACTCTTATTTGGTTTATTTATATATAATTTTAATAGTTCTTTTTTAATATATTTTTTTCCCTTTTCGTTTTGAATTGGTTTATTCAGACCAGTTAAAATATCTTGTATTTGCTCCAATGTCATATCCTTATTAATAGGGCCAGTGTTTTCATTAACTGTGTGAATTTTACCTTGTTTAAACCACTCTTGACTAAAAATATAAATATTCTTCCCCTTTGGCTTCTTGGGATTTAAATCACATTCCTTTACAACACACGATGTTGAAATACCAATTGAAGCGGATATAATTCCATAATCATTAAAATCCGCAAGATCACAAAACATTTTAATAAATTGGCATTCTGTCTCTGATTTTGCTCCCAATATTAATACAATATCATTATTTTGTTCTCCAATTGGTCTATATTTATTATTTGAAATAAAATCGGCAATCATATATGATTTCCCACTTCGAGGAACTGCTCCCCAAATAAATAATTTGATTTTTTCTTCAGTATTATATCGCAAAGTGGATTGAGTAAACACTTGCTGGTGAAATTTTGGCATTAACCTTGGTTTTATTGGCGATTCCTCTCCTCTTTCTTTTAAAAATCTTTCTATATTTTTAGTTTCAAATAAATCATTTAACAGTCGTCTAAACCAATCTTCTAATTGCTTAACACCATACGTCTTATCAACTAAGTTATTTATAGATTTATCTTTTGAACGTGTTATCTTTTGGTCAAGTGATTCTTTATTATTAACCATTAATACAATTTTTTTATCAACCGTGCCTTCAATTATTTTATCAAATTTTTCAGCCTTTGCGTATATTAGAGCAATATCATATGCTTTATTTATTGCCTTTTCATTTTCATAATATTTATTTTGAATTAAAACAAATTGTCTTTTTTCCTCAGGACCTTCTGCTGTTGGGGTTTTCTTAGATGGATCTGAATCGCAGTCACAAACCCAATCATCTTTACAAATATTACTCATTTTTTTAAATTCAGATTCAAAAAAAATATCTACAACACCCGCGGCTGAACTTTCATTTAAAGCACTTCTTAAAATTGCACTTTTATCCATTTTTGAATTACTTGGACTCTTTATAAAATCTTCTATAGATCTATAAAATTGTTTATTTGAACCAAGTTCAAAATTGTCATAATTAAATAATAACATTATTTTACATACGGCTTCAAATACGTGTTGTCTTTTAAATTTTAATTTTACCATTGTATCTCTTGCAAACATTTGAATGAATGTATGAAAATATAATGAATAATTTGGGTCTTTCGTTTTTGCATCTATATATAATTTTTGTAACGCAAATAATAGATCTTTACAGGTTGTTTTGTCTTCTTCCTTATTAAAATATTTTTGTATTGAACCAAATTTAAACTCTTCACATTCGCCATTTTTTTTAGCAATTTGTTCATTTAAAGTCTTCCTAGAATCTTTTAAATCCTGATGTTCTTTACAAGGATCAGAACTATGATGTGACTTAGAACTATGATGTGACTTAGAACTATGATGTGATTTTGTAACTGGAACTAAATCTAAATTAGTTTCTGAGTCTGATTTAATAATAAATTCAATATTTGCTTTTCTAGAAGAATTTGAGATGTTTCTTTTTGATATATCTTCTCGTTTTTTAGTCAATGGTTTCTTTTGACATTTTTTTCCTTTATTAAACAAACAAAATTCTGGATATATTTTACATTCTTCTTCATTTAAAAGTTTGCAGTTCATATCTTCCATTTATTTAGTATATTATAATGACAAAATAAAAATATAAACATAAATTCTATATTTTTATTACAAATAGTAGTATGAGTTTATTAAAGCAAGACTACATTTTATTAATTTTTAATTGCGTCAAGTATAGACATAAGGCTCTTAACCAGAAGAGTAGCTGGTTACAAGAATTGTCCGCTCTTAAAAACAAGGAACGCTTAACTTATTTTCACGTCCTTGGTAATCCCGAGTTGGAACAAGATTTTCTAATTGATAATAATGAGCAAATTCTCTGGATAAAGGTTGCCGATGATTACAATTCGTTGCCAAAGAAGGTTATACAAGCTTTGGACGCTATTACAAAGTTATTTTATTTTAAATATATTTTTAAAACTGATGACGACCAAATGGTGTCGCCTGTAAAATTCTTTGACACGCTTATAACAGTATTAGATAGCAAATACTCGGATCCAGTTTTCGCAAATCGTGTTCATTATGGTGGACATATTGTAGATGTAAAACAAGCATATAATAGCCTGTATTATAAATTACATCCTGAATTACCATTAGACTTGATTGTTAATGTAACACAATATTGTAGCGGACGGTTTTATTTGTTGTCACATAATGTTGTAGACTTTCTTCTTCTGAAAAAAAGCTTAATATCCAATGAGTTTTTAGAGGATTATGCGATCGGATATCATATGCCAACAACTGGATTCAAAGACAAAATTATGAAAATAGAAACTGATAAATATTTTAAGGATTTTTAATTAAAAAAATTTAATTTATGACGACCAAGTTGCCTTTGAGTAAAAAACGCTGTTTTATCAATATCCATCATTGCTTTTTCAAAATTGGTATTACGTTTTTCTATGTCACTATAACCCTCACGTTGTACAACCGTTGGTGGTATAATTAAAAACCATCTATCCAATCCTTGTAATAAAAACCAGAATTTATCTATCGCATATAATGTCCGACTCTCAGGTTTTTGTAATAAATAAGTTAATCCCATTTTTACATTTTCACAAAGTTTTTTAATATAATGTCCATTCACAAGATATCCAGTAGTAGTCTGACATCTCTTAACCTTAATACAAACTTCATCAATTGGATCATATGGCGGCACATTGTTGCCTGCTAATAAGATTACATCCCAGTCATTTTTACGTCGTGAAAAAAATGTATTCAAATTAGCTTTGAATAACTCGGGGTCCAAAAAAGTAATATCGTCTTCCACAATTAGAAGGTGATCCCAATTATTTTTAACAGCCTCTTGAAGTATTTTTAGATGACTCATACTACAACCAATCGCACCATTTTCCATTTTGATAGCATTGAAACGCTCAAAGGTAGAAAGACCCAAAGTAGTCAATTGGTTTGTAACGTGTTCATTGCGATCCGTCCTATTAACCAAATTTATATAGAATGTGTGTTTAATGTCGTCAAAACTTTTGATAGAAGCCATTAATTTATAATATAAATAACAAGTTTATTTTTATATTATAATGTATTTGTTAATATTTTTATTTTTATTTATTTATTTTATTTCTGTATTTTATTTCTTTATAACGTGCTCTACAATTGCTTTTATTAATGGCGGCGGGACAGCATTGCCAATCTGGATAATTTTCTCTTTGTTAGTTCCACATACAATATAGTCGGCTGGAAAGCCTTGGATTTGTTTCAGTTCATCCGGAAGCAACATTCTGAGATAACAACCAGACGGATTTCTGATCGGAACAAATAAGCGTGGCTGGTGTTCATATGTACAAATAATAGTTTTTGCCGGTTTACGAATATCAATAATTTCACAGTGAATGGGGCTATCTCGCTTAGCAAATGAGAACAAATATTCGTGTGTTTTGCCTGAGTACGTCCGCATTGTCTCGTCGGCGTTAATTTTGCTTAATATATAAGGGTGTGCTCCATTATTTGGTTTGTAATCAGTGTTGTCATTCATATTGGTTAAAATACAATCACTCGGAATATCTAGAAACCAATCGTCATTAACTTTAACAGTTCCCGTCATATCATATTTAATAATAGACTTCAGATTCGGTTTAGAACCCGAAGGCGCTGGAAATCCGAGGGTCCAGTTGTTCGGATTCTCTTTTTTAATCCCGAGAATAATAAGACGCTCACGTTTTTGCGGGACATTGTATTCTTCACATTTAAACACCTTATGAATAACATTATATCCTATTTTATCAAATTCGGAAACAATAATATCAATATACATCTCTCCATTAGATGCTTTTTTTGTGAGAAGTCCTTTCACATTTTCTCCAATAATCATTGTTGGTTGCGTCAATTTTGTAACCCGTAAAAACTCCAAGAACATTGTATTTCTTGGATCATCATCTTTTTTTTTACCCGCGGTGCTGAACCCCTGACACGGGAATCCAGCGAATACAATGTCTGTCTTACCTAAATACTTTACAAAACATTCATCTTTCAATTTTGATATGTCATTTACTTTACCGTCGCATATGAGTTCAGAATGCGGCATATTCGCATTATGAGAACTACAAAATGTTGGCTTAAGTTCATTGTAGGCAATAATTGTACATCCTGCTTGAGTAATTCCTAAACTGTCTCCGCCTAATCCAGAGAACAAGCTAATAGCATTAAAGTTGGTCTTATCGGTCATTATATTATATTTGTATCAAATAAAAAAGGTATAAGAACCAATTTCAATTTTTATTTTTAAGTTTTATAAATCATTATTTAATATCAATACGAATATTTGTAATACATTGGCCGTAGCCCCAGCGCATTTTTGCGAAGAATTCGGAATTATCGTCGCAAATGAACTTGAAATTTATGTCGCAATCTTTTGTCTTGTCTTGTTCAACCGTAACAATTTCAGGCATTATAACCTTATTTGTCCATTTCACGTAAAATTTTTCAGGGTCATCAATATCCCCGTGAATTTGAAGCCAGAAGTCCTTACAATCCAACACTTCGTGTGATATTTTTTGTACCTCGGTCATTAGGTCAGCCAGTTCAAATATTGAAAGTGTAAATGTCTTATTAAAATGTTTGCGAGCATTAGACAAATACTCGCCACAGTAACCCTTTTCTCTCAATTCGCAAACAAAAGGCGTCTTGGGTTTCCCTTGTCTAAAAGCGTCTTTGACCCATTCCTCATAGCTGGGTTTTAATGTTTTGAGGTCTAGATCCACGATAATTTTATCTAGACATTCGTCGTAAAATTTTCTAGCATATAAAGAGCCAACCCCAAATTTGTTACCTGGTCCATTATAAAATTGGACTCCATTAGTCCAAGGGGCCTTTGTAGCGTCAATTGGTTTAAAATGTTTGCTTCCCTTAAACTCAACGGTTTTTAGAGTACCGTCAATTTCTATTTGAAGATCGTGGTGAGTGCTTCGGTTTGCGCCGGAAATGACAGTAGATGTGAACATTTTTTGTCCAGGAAATTCGGAAGCAAATGCTTCTTTTATTTTTATTCCAGAGGGTGTATTTTTTTTTATGTGTTCGTGAAGCTTTGAAATATTGATAGCCTCATCTTTGGATTTCTTGTGTGAATCGGAAGCCATTTTATAATAATATAAAGAGTTAGGATAATAATATTAAAATATTAACGTTAAGATAAATATATTGTAAGTTAAGTGTATTTAAAATACAATATATAAGAAAATTTATACAATGATTCACCTGGATGTAAGTATTTCAATTTTTTTTGAAAAAATATTATTTTAAATTTACTACAAAATAATAATTATATTAGTACAAACCACCCATTAGTACAAACCACCCATTAGTACAAACCACCCAATCGTATGTTTGCTGATTTGCCTGCTTTTGGTTTCGCAGCAATTATTCGCGCATAAGCCGGTGAAAATTTGTTAATATTATGAGGAATCATTCTCGCGTTAGAATTTTGTTGGCGCATTTGTTCATTGTATTGCTGTATTTGCTCTATTTGCGTTCTTTGAACAGTATTAAAATTAGAAGGAGGGGGAGGAGGCATCACTTCTTTAGTAGGATCCGTTGAATTCTTATAACTATATTCAATAATCTCCTCTGCTTTTTCTTGCCCATATTGTTTTATCATTTCTCGTTTTCTTTCAGCAGTGGGGTAAAATGGAATATTTGTCCAATCATCAGTTGTTATATTCAATTTGTTAGTTTGTATTCTGTCTGGATGTATAATTTTACGTGCCGGTTCTCTCAAATCATATTCAATATAGTTGTCGTGTTCAAATCTTACAGCAGTCATAAATGTATTAATATTAACAACAAATATCTTATCTGAATCCACTACGTGTACATTATCTAATGGATTTTTTGATTCGGTATCAATTGAAAAGTCCAATTTGTGAATAGTCCGGATTCCATCCACACCATTGTCGTGTTGAGCTCTCCAAGGGTCCTTGCGATTAATTAAACGTGATACACCGTCAAATAATTGTAATATATTTGGACTGCCAATTGGGAAAAATTGACTGCGATCTACTCGCAAACCAATTCTATCACATCTAGTTTGAAGCACATTGTCTTCCATACCCCATCCCCAAAAATTTGGAAAACCATTAGTTGCCTCAAAGTCCGCACCCGTTATAGACACAATACCACCAAGTGCGTATTCAAAACCATAGTAATGTTTAACAACACCAGGTGTCGTTTGGTAATCAAAAATATTACTAAATGGAATTGTATCAATGTCATTAAATACAAATGTCATATCTTTATAATGATTGGGGTACTTGGCCTTTATTGCTAGAAACCCAATATTTTTGGTTCCACCTCGGTTAAAAGACCTGGCATCACATTGATGAGAAAAATAAATTTCATATGGTTCTGATATGTCCTTTAAAATGGCTGTTATATAAGTTGAAAAATAAAACTTGTGTTGGATTCGGTTACGATAAGGAACAATAAATACAAATTTTGGATACACTGTTGTATTATCTGACATAATATAATTAAAATGTTATATTATTTCTAAACATTGAACTAACAACTGTGTGGAAAACTCTAAACTACTTTTACTATTATATTTGGCTTTATTTCGGCTTCTATTACAATACCATATTTCTTCAAAATTACATCAGGTATTAGTTCCTCTGTTTTCTTTTCTAATTTTTTAAAACATTTATTAATAGTGACTTCGGAAATCTCACTAATATTCTTGACATCCTTTTTACTGACATTTAATTTACAAATTTGTGCTATAAAATAAACAACGCCTGCTGCGATTGAGTGTGGGGTATTCTCCGGCATCAAATTTAGTTTCTCTATCTTGATCGCAATAAAATGGCACAGCTTTGTTAGTTCTGTGTTAATATTGAGACGACTACAATAGCGCTCAATAAATGACTCTGGCTTCGTTTTACAAAATGCCGTCTTATCTTTGTTGTCCATATCCTTCTCTAAATCATTAATGATTAATTGCGCGTTTTTACAGCCTTGAGTTGCACTTGTCACATCCAAATGAAATATGGTTGCGAGTTCCTTCGCTGTTCTCGGGTAATTGTTGATCCTACACGATATGTAGATTGAAGCCGCAATAAGACCATCTTTATTATCGCCTCTAAATGTTTGTTCATATTCCGAGACTTTCTTGTGATACCGGATTGCGTCATCAATAATAAGTTTGGGAATTCCGGAATTTTGTGCCATAATGGTAATACGCTGGAATTCATCATATTGTGATTTCTCCTTATATGGCATTGATTGCCACTCAGTATATCTTCTGATTTTTCGCATTTCATAAGATGATGGACCAACACACAAGACTTTACAACCGAAAGATGATTCTTCTAAATATGGATTGATTGGCATACCGCAGCGAGTTGGGTCAGAGTTTTGGTTGTCATCAGCGCCATAATAGCGCCACTCCGCCGACTGGTCCAACATATCCTTGTAAATGATGCCACATTTGTTATTTGTACAAGTGAGAAATCCTTCGTCGGAATATGCTAAAGAGTGCTGACAACGCTCACAATTTTCGCGGTCGCCAATGGTTCTATAGAGGCACTCTAATGGATCCTTTTGTTTTTCAGGATTTTGTACCTCGGTCTCAAAAACATTCCATAACCTTGCTTTATCAATATTATTATCCTTTAGTTTTTTACTTTTATCGTTGCTCATATTTACTTATTGTTATCTTATAAGGAAATATATTTTTAATTCAATTTTATTATTCAATAAATAAAATTTTATTAGATAATAACAATTTTATTATTTGTTATTTTTAAAGATATAATATTATATCTTATATTATAATATATGGGAAATCAAATATCAACTACATCTATAAATAGTTCAAATGACAAATTAGATAATAAAACAGTTGGTAAGTTAGTAGATTATATTGCAACACATTATATTTTAACAATGGATTTTCAAAGTTTAACCAAACTGTTTGATAAGAAATACTGTGATAATCTTGTTATACTAACATCTGAAGTCATTGAGCGTCACTTTACTGATATGGAAATTACTTATTTAGCCGAAAGAGTTAAAGATGGTAACAAGAGCGATGAACCAAACCCTGCGACAGCGACTGCGACTGCTAGTGCTTTGGAAAAAGACAGAATGATATTCTTTGAAAAAGAAGGACTCAGTAAATTGGATATTCAAGATCGCGTTAAGAAGAGAAATGTATGTCTTGGTATTGCTAAATTCTATGTTAAAATAGCACACGTATTTGCTGCTATTCTTAAAACAATCAATCCGGTTTATGTTTATAAGGACGCTGACAATAATGTTAAAAGAGCGAGTCTTAGTGAAAAAGCAAGAATTCCTAAAGATGCTAAAACCGAAGTTGAAAATTTTAATTTATGTAACAATCTAACAAATGCTCTTATTAATAACGAAGATTATTCAGATATACGTGATTACAATGATATTACAATCCATCCTGACGTTTGTTCAATTAATGTTAAAAACGATGGTGAAACAAAGTCATTAGATGAATTGCCTGGTATGCCTGAATTGGAGGAGTTATATATGGATGACGATTACAATTTTGAAACAGGTAAATTTAATGGTATGACATCTAAAACAAAGGAAATGTATGATGATGATCTAAGACAGTTCTATACATTTTTTACAGGAAATGAAGGAATGCCTGACACTGTTAAGAAATTCAAAGACGTTAAGTTGAAAGATTATCATAATTCATTTGAATGTAGAGGTAATGGTCAAGGACAAATACCGCCATTTCATCTTGCTGTAAAAGGCAAATTATCGGATGATTTATTTGGCCAGTTTGCTACTAATTTAAAGGAAATGATTGCGAATGCTAATAAAAATCAGAATGACCTAACCGCAGTATTAGATGCTTTGTTTGTTTATGTAACTGACCCAGATACTAAGAAAGAGTATATTCGTGTCAATCCTGAATTAACTGATGAGATATTACAGAATATTATTGTTGAAACAAGGTCAGTTATTGTAACATTATATTTGACTTGTGAGAAGAATTTTGCTGAAGGTATAAAAATATATGAAGCAATTGTAAAAAAGAAATTATTGGAGACGACTCAAAGTCAAATTGATAGTATGGATAAATTGACTGAAAAGTTAAATACTGTTACTGAAAAAGTACCGGAACCAGCTGAAAATAAAGCACTTGATGAACTGAAAGAAAAGGAAAAGGTTGTAAATGAAACAATAGTTGTTAAAAATGAAATACCAAAGGGAATTGAGAAGACAGACGATATACCAAAGGAAATTGAGAAGACAGACGATATACCAAAGGGAATTGAGAAGACAGACGATAAAACAATAGTAGTTAAAAATGAAATTCAGCAAGTTTTATAGTTGTATTTTTATATTAGACAAGAACAACTTACATCACAATTTTTATATTATTAAAATTAATAATATAAACTATACATCAATATTTGTTATTTACACATTGGCAACCTGTTGAGTTTGCTGGACAGTCTGTTGCAAGGTCTTTGTCAAGCTCTTGCCGAAGGACTTACCAACACTCTTACTAACACCATAGGACTTGCCAACACTTTTGCCAACGCCCGATGACTGACTCACTCCCCGTCCAACACTTTGTCTCACACTCTTAGTGAGTGACCTGGTCTGCTTAACAGCCTTCTTGGCCATTGCCGCAGCACTTCTAGCCTTTGACTTTGTCTCAGACAACTTTTTTGTCAAAGCTTTATTTCTAGCTTGTAATCTTCGCATCATCTTTCCCTTACTAGCAGTAGCCATTATATACATTACTTTGAGAAAAATATTTTTTTGAATTGAATAATTATTTTATTTAAAAAAATTGTCTAAATAAAATAGGGTTTTGCCTAAATAAAATAAGTTTTTGACTAAATATATTACTATTAATATTCTTTTAAATTGATCTTTTACCAAATAGTATCCGTAGATTCCCAATACATTTTATCGCCCTTTTTAATATTATAAAGACTCCTAAATAATTCCAAACGAGCCAATGGACAATTTGTTCTATATTTATCCATCGGATGCGGATTAACTTTTAATTGTGCCTTAATTGCTTTATCAAAAATCTTCTGTCGTGCCTGTAACGCAAGATATACAAAGAATGCCTGGAAAGACAGCGACTTGATCGGTACAATATCATTATTCTTCTCCTGAAAATCTCTTAAATATTCCATACAAATGGCTATTCCTGAAATATCTGCTAAATTTTCCCCGGTACTTAACGAACCGTCCATTTTGATTCCATCATATGCGGCGAAAGTTTCATATTGCTTAATAACGTTCTTGACTTTCAAATCAAACTGATGACGATCTTCAGGTGTCCACCAATTATGTAAGTTACCTTTATAATCAAATTTGCTACCCATATCATCCAATGAATGCGACATTTCGTGTCCTAAAGTATAACCAATATGTGCTAAATTATATTCTATACCGCGTTCTTCAAGATCTATAAAAGGCTTCTGTAAATAGCCTAGAGGAATGTAAATTGTGTTTTCAACTGGTGTATAATACGCATTCACAATGTAGGCCTGCGACCCTGTTAGTTTAAATTGCTCCCAATCAATGCTAGGAATATCAACATCTGATTTTTTTCCATCCAATTCAATAAACCGCTTGGTTCTCCACGTAGCAATTTTCTTAATATTTTGATATGCTCCTTTGCTATCATAATCTATTACTGGATCTTCTCGTAACAAAATAGGATTTCCTACAATCAACTTAATATGTTCCAATTTAAGGAGAGCATATTTTTTGGTCTTGGGTGACAACCACGTATTGCGCTTAATAATACGTTTATAAATCTCTAACAAATCTGTGCCTAATTTTTTAGCATAATCAATATATTCTGTCTTTTTATTACGCCTTATATATTCATTGGTTAAAAATGTATTGAAACATAATGATAGGCCAAAAACTGGGTAAATTTCAATAGGCCAAGGCATTGGCTGACCTTTAATAAATTTACCAAAAAAATCATAATGAATCAATCGCCACTTTTTATGGAAACGCATTATCTGACGCAAAATGATATAGTAATAATACGCTCGCCATTTTTTAGAGCGCCAAGCATCATCAGTTTGCATCAATTCCATAACACATTTTATATAACTCAAATTACCACATATAAATTTACTAGGAATGTTTTCCTCACTGTATCCAATCTCCTTTGCTAGACGAGCAAAATCAAACCCATATTTTTGAAGTGATTCGCTTGTTTGTACAACATTGTAATATTCAACACTTTCATTTTTAACTGAACCGCAACCCATTGCTATTAATAAGTCAAATTCAACATCCAAAACATCTTGGGCTTTAAGTCCGTGTCCCTTGCCTAAACAAACATTAAACATTTTCTTTATAAAATCCAAATAGTGTTTTTTATATTGACGCTTGTATTTTTTTGTCTCATCATCATCATCATCATTTTCAATATAAATAACATAATCATAAGCAGTTAATTGTGGTTGTCCAATATTACTTCTATATGTATCCGATTGTTTTTCATCTTTCATAACATTCCAAACAATAGGAGAAGCCCAAGATATGATCTCATTTTGATTAATTTGTCCTAATAATTTATACAAGTTATTTTCGGCAATAAATTTATCAATATGTTCTACTGTATATTTGACCGCTTCTTCAGCAGACTTTTCATCCAAACGTAACATTGAATTGTATAAATCCTTAATTGATTGTGCCTTGGTTCCATGATTTTCTTTAATATACTCTTTTGTTATATCAATGAGTTCATAATATACCTTTTCTTGGGCAATTCTAAAACTATCTACTTGTACATAAAATTTTTTAGTATGTTGTAGTTGTTTTGTTTGGTCTGTTATCCATTCATAGTTTATATATGTATAATAATCATTCCTAGGGGTGTATTTAGAAGGCGAAAAAGGCACTTTAAATAGACGAATTAATTCTCTTTGAATTATATTATTCTGTTTTGTTAAATTTTGACCTAAACCCTTTTCAAATTCCTTTTCAAATGATTCTATTGAACTAGTTTTATTTTTACATATTAGACGTAACTCTTTATTTTTATCTATTTGTTTCTGCTTTTGTGTTTTGTTTTTGATATGTCTAGATCTTTTGGTTCTCATATAATAATCAAATAATTTTATTTTGTCAAAATTATATGTTTAATTATTTATTTTGATTAAAATCAATCTTATTTTCAATCTTGTTCAATAAATCTTCACTGTAAACTAACTTGCCAGATGGTTTGTAAGAATTTATTGGTGTATATTTTTTACTATTTTTAATTTGCTCCATTGTAGCACCAGAATTTGAATTAACATTTGTGTTATTTGTTAGTTCATCATCCAAATCATTTTCATTTTCATTAGCAATTTTTTCACCATATTCATTTACAACAATACCCGTCTTCTTCTTAATTTCATTTCGGACATAACTAGGCACCCAATGATTCCAAGAAATAAAAATTGTATTTGGGTGAAAATATTTAATAATAAACCCATTTTTTTGTAGTGTATCCATTACATACGCAATACAAGCACCTTGGTCATATTTTGGCACTCCGATAATAATTTCAGGCACAACAAACCAACAAGAACGATCATTGGAATTTTGTCTTGCTGTTGTTTTGATACGTACATGAATACGGTTTAATATTTTTTTAAATAATTCAAGTTTATTCACATCGCTTACTCTTTTTTTCTCGTAAAGTTCATCAATATTGATTTTTTCTGAAAAATCAGCAATATTTTCCAGATTAAATATATTTGCCATTTAATTCAAGTAAAGAAAATATTTTTATGATTTGTTAGTATTTCTTTAGTTTGTAATATAAAAATATTTTGTTAGTTCTTATTAATATTATGACTATAAAACATTTGGTTATATCTGGTGGCGGACCAATTGGTATGTCATATTTAGGTGCATTACAACATTTACACGATGAAGGTTTCTGGAAAATAGAAAATATCCAAAGCATTTATGCTACATCTATTGGTACAATGATAGCTGTTGCTTTTGTTTTGAAGTATGATTGGGAGACAATGAATACATATTTTATAGACCGTCCTTGGAATGACCTTTTCAAAGTGAATGGTAAGCAAATAATGGATTTATACACAACAAAGGGTTTATTTGACAGCACATATACAGATAAAATTTTAAAACCATTATTAGAAGCAAAAGATCTATCATTATCTATAACAATGAAGGAGTTTTACGAACACAGCAAAATAGAACTGTATTTTTATACTTTTGATATCAATTCATACCAAACAATTGAACTTTCATATAAGAATTATCCAGATTTACCATTAACAAAAGCTATTTATATGTCTTGTTCAATTCCTGGTATATTTATGCCTACATTTTTTGATGATAAATGTCTTATTGATGGATTTCCTTTAGCTAATTTTCCTATTAACTATTGTATAAGAGATCATTCTGAAAGGGATGATATTTTAGGATTAAATTTTATTTATGATAAGTTTCAAGAAATAAACGTTACGAATAATAATAGTATTAATAATGAAACAAATATGTTGGAGTTTATTTTAAGTATTTTGGTAAACTCATTTAATTTTATAAAAAATATTAGTAAAGAAGAAATTATACCCAATATTATTGAATTTACATCAATCACTGGTACAAATAATATAAATGATATTAAAAACTTTATTAACAGTGCTGAACATCGTAAATCATTATTTGATTCAGGTGTAGAGTATGGTAAAAAATTTATTGAACAACATAGATTGTTAAATAAAAAAGATGAAGAAAATATTATTTTAGAGGACAGTATTTAAGAATTGCTCCATTGTAGACTTGGACGGTTTAGCATCAAAATCAATAATCTGATTATCCTTATTAAGAATAATTGAAGGGAAACCCTCAATCTTATACTTGTCCATCAATGATTGATTCTCCGGTGTCTCTTTGGTACAATTATATTCAACAAATGAAATCTTGTAACCATTAATTACAGTGCCATCATATTCTGATTTCATATCATTCCAAACAGGTTTGGCAGTTTTACAATGTGGGCACCAATCAACATAAAATAACATTATTGTTGCCGACTTGACTTCATCTTCTCCTGTAGGCACATTTTCTCTATTTGCGTGAAACTTGGTTATTGGTTTTGCAAAATAATAAAAATAAATAGCAATTCCTATAATACCAAATAATACAACGATACCAATTATGATCTGTGTTTTAGAAAAATTTAAACCCATTACACCATTCGCATTGAAACTAGAACCAGCACTTAATGCTGCTGCTGGTTGTTGAAATCCTGGTTTACCTGTATAACTCATTTATATACTAAATAAGAAGAAATTAGAATATCTTTTAAACGAATATAAAGTTATATTATTAAATTATATAGAATTAAATAATATGATGATTAGAGATGTTAATGGAAATATACACATTATAAATAGGGCTGATTGTAAAAATGACACTGTGTATTATGAAAAAATTTATAATATTAAAATGGGTTTTACAAAAAAATACAAGTCAGTTGTAAATATTCCTAAAATTGAAATTTCTTTATCCTCTAAACACTGAAACCATTAAGATTATTAGAAATGCCGAGAAAGCATAACTACACGCTATATTTGTCTTAATTGGATTCCAATTCCCGTCTGTAAAAGAAATATTAAAGTTGTTTGAAAATGTTGTTGTTTGTTTCAAGTTATAATAAATCATATACACTAAAAGTGATAAAATAATAGCTTTTCCAAAAATTGAGGAGAGCATAAATGAATTGAGTGGTGACAACACAAATAGTATGATTAAAAATGATGCGACAGCTAGACATATACATATATTTTTGGTCATTTTTGAATACTCAATAATTAGTTGCGTAGTAGTTAGTTGCGTAGTAGTTAGTTGTGTAGTAGTTGATGACATTTTATTTATACTATTATTATATAAAAATAATATAAATATCAATATAATATTTTTTCTATCCATATAATAAGAGCAATTATTATGTCTAAAACGCGTAAAAATAGAAATAAAACTAATAAGACTAGGAAACAAAATAACCTTAAAAGGGTTTTCAAGAAGGATGATTATTATAGTGGTGATGGCTTTTTAACAAGCACGTGGGGACCACCATTATGGCACGCTCTTCATACAATGAGTTTTAATTATCCTGTAGACCCTTCTTTAGAAGATAAACATCATTATAGAGATTTTATATTATCGCTTCAAAATGTCCTTCCTTGTGGTGCCTGTCGTAAAAATTTAAAGACAAATTTTAAACAGCTGCCTATTACAATGGCTGATATGAAGAGTCGTGACACATTTTCTCGTTACATTTATAATTTACACGAACTTGTAAATCGTATGCTTAAAAAATCAAGCGGTCTTAGTTACTGTGATGTTAGAGAACGATATGAGCATTTTAGATCACGATGTACTGAGACAAACCCCAAGATATTTCCATTTGTTAAATTGAATAAGACGTTAAGAATTAAAAAGGATAATGAAAAAGGTTGTACTGAGCCGCTATATGGTGAGAAATCCAAATGTATTCTTAAGATTGTTCCACAGACAGACAAAGGAGAAACAATGCAAATTGACAAGAAGTGTATTAAGAGACGTTCTTCCACCTTTTCCGCTCCGCTTATAAAGGTTCAGCAAAGCAAAGAGCCAAACACCCTTCATTAAATTAATATTTACAGTTGTGATACATTTATTAAATTTATATCACAACTATTCACTTTTTGGCTCCACCTTTCTTAAAGGTGGACGGAATTACATCCCAAATCCACTAAAGTCTGATAAAACTGGCACAGGCATATAATCCGGATTAAATGCGTTATAATTGGGCACCTTCTTACAATCAAATGCGGGCTCAGGGCACCTAGCACACGGTGGGCAAGGCGGACACTTAGTTACATCTGTGCTGTCATTACTTCTAAGAATTGGATCGGGACATTTTGGACACACTGGCGGTACAACCTGCGACTTCAAAATATACAAGTCTTCTTGTCCAGCCGGAATCTGATTTGCTGAAATGCCTGGCGGTAATGAACTATAATAATCAGAAGAGTCATAATTTGTTCCTACATATGTATTACCAGCAGGTCCAGTTGCCGCTACAGCAGTGTTACCGCCAGGTCCAGTTGCCGCTGCGCCATTGGGGCCGGTATAAACATACGCATTGTTATAATCTGTACCAGAACCTGATGAGGATGAATCATATTGATTCATTGTATTATCTACACTTTGATTTTGATTATAATTGATAGTATAAACTGTAGTGTTTCCATTTGAATCTGTTATTTTTACGGCTGCCTTACCATTACCATCAGTGACAATAGTTGCTGTACTTGTGTCTGTTGAGTCATTGGATTTTCCAGTAGATCCCGAATTAGGAATATAATATAATTTAATAGATCCATTATTATTTACAGTAACAAGCTTACCTTTATCCTCAATATTTGTTACAGTTGCTGTTCCGCCATAAGGTCCATAATAGGTAGTTGAGTAAGACCCATCATAATGATTGTATGTACCTTGATTACTTGAGCTGGTACTGGTTGGAGCCGAAGACGTTGAATATGAAGTATTAACAGCATCTGTTTCAACACTGTCATCATAATAAGAATCGGAACTGCTATCATTTGTGCTACTATCATTTGTGCTACTATCATTTGTGCTAGAATCAGCAGGGTCCCTTGTAAATCCTTCGGTTACATATGTGTCACCACTGGGTGTACTAACAGATATGGTTCCATCTGAAGCAACAGTTGCTGTATATCCATTGGCACTATACGATGTTTCTGATGTCATTTTTAAAGTCTTTGTAGTGCCATCAGGAAATGTAAGCATAATACCAGTATCTGTTTTGACTGCGGTTACGTCATTTGACGAAAATCCTTCTCTAGCACATCCTCTACCTCCTAAAAATGAACATAAAATCAGTCCTAATAGAAGAATTAAAAAGAGTAGTAATATTTTTCCATTCGTAGTCATTGTATAATTTATATTGTGAAAAAAGTTCAAACAATATAAATTATTTTATAATTTAAAAATTGAAATTAAAATAGCCCATTAATATTTAATTATAAATATACAATGAGCATTACTGAAAGCAAAAGCAAAAAAAATAATTGGGTTAGCGCCGTAATCATTGATGATGACGATGAATCTCCAAGTGAAAATGTCGTTATGCCTACACTTATAAATAATGAAACTACAGTTGAAACTATTGTTAAAGTAGAAAAGAAACCGAGAAAGCCAAGAGTTAAGACGACGGAGGAAAAGTCTGAGAAAAAAGATAAAGTAGTAGACACTACTTGCTTGCTAAAAAAGTTTTATCATTTAGATTCCAGTATTATTGAAATTGGCGCTGATGAAGCCGGACGGGGACCAATGTTTGGCCGAGTATATAGCGGCGCCGTTGTTTTACCTAAAGATGACAGTTTTGATCATTATAAAATGAAAGATAGCAAGAAATTCACTTCCAAAAATAACAAGAAGATTCAAGAAGTTGCTGACTATATTAAAGCGAATGCTATTGCGTGGGCCGTTGAATATGAAGATGAACGCGTTATTGACGACATTAATATTTTACAAGCAACACAGTCAGCAATGCACAAAGCAATTCGTTCTGTTTTACGGCAAATCAAAGACCTAGACACAAACAATTTGTTCTTGCTAATTGATGGCAATTATTTCAAGCAACTCACTGTATTCAATAAGAGCAATAATCGTATTGAAAATGCCAAATTTGAGACCATTGAAGGAGGGGATAATAAGTTTACATCCATTGCTGCTGCGTCTATTTTAGCCAAGGTGGAACGAGATAAATATATTGAAGAGTTATGTATTGAAAACCCGGAATTGATAGAAAAATATGGAATAGATTCAAATAAAGGTTACGGATCAAAGACACATATGGATGGTATTAGAAAACACGGCATTACCAAGTGGCACAGACGCACATTTGGTCTTTGTAAAGAGTTTGTATAAAAAATAGAGTAAAAATATTTGTATATCATATTATATCATAGTAGACTATGAGTTGTCTGTTTAATAGTTTGAGTTTTTTTTTAAGTGAAGATAGCTATACAATTCGGCAAAAAATTTGCGATTATCTTATGTCAAATGGAAAAATTATGGAAGGATTGGATACTAATTTTATATTAAATCTAGAGGGTAATAATTATATTCAAAATATGCGTAATACAAGCACGTGGGGTGGCGCAATTGAAATTCAAGCTGCTTGTAATTTATATAATGTAAATATTATTGTAAGAAATTACAGGGATAACAACGGAAAAAACATTGAATTTTTACCTGTTACAAATCAAGCATCAAGAACGATTGAATTAGAGTGGACAGGTGGACATTATGAACCTGTACGAAATAATTAGGCGCTACACATTTCACATATTTCCTCCTTATCATTTTCATCTTTATTACTATTTTTTATAGCTTCTGGCTCAATAGTAAACTGCTGTGCTTGATGTTTTGCTTTTCGTCTTAAATAATAAATACCTGTTTTTAGACCTTTTTCCCAAGCATAGAAATGCATTGAAGTCAATTTGTTATAGACAGGGTCCTCCATCCATAAATTCAAACTCTGACTCTGACAAATATAAGTACCTCGGTCTGCCGACATATCAATAATGTGCTTCATTGGTATTTCCCAAACAATCTTATATTTGTTACGAATATGCTCTGGAATATTAGTTAAGTGCTGAATAGAACCCTTATTCGCAATAATATTGTTTTTTATTTGCTCATTCCAGAGCCCAATTTTAATTAGATCATTCATCAAATACTTGTTTGGTAGAACAAACTCGCCTGCTATGGTTCGTCTGCTATAAATATTACTTGTAATTGGTTCAAAACATTCATTATATCCTAAGATTTGCGACGTTGATGCGGTTGGCATTGGTGCTACTAAAAGTGAATTACGTAGTCCATTTTCAACAATGCTGGTTTTCAATGTAGACCAATCATATCCAAGTTTTGACGAATGTCCAGCAAAGTTGGACCACATATCAAATTGAAGAATACCTTGAGACGCAGGAGATCCAACAAAAGAACTATATGACCCTTTAAGATTAGTAGGTAATTTTGTTAGTTCATCTAATGTAAAACGTATTTTATCATAGTCAGTACTATTTTTAAATGATTTACCACGTTCAATTGCAAGTTCATTACTTTTAGTTAGTGCTGCATAATAAATAGTCTCAAATATATCTTTATTTATTTGCTTTGCTTTTTCCGAATGAAATGGTATATCCATCAAGAAGAACGCATCTGCTAATCCTTGGACACCAATGCCAATTGGTCTATGTTTTATATTGCTAACCTTTGTTTTTTCAGTGGGATAGAAGTTAATATCTATTACTCGGTTCAAATTGTTAGTTACTACCTTGGTTACATCAATCAATTTATTGTAATCAAATTGCTTGGTTTCTTCATTGACAAATGCTGGAAGAGCAATGGAAGCCAAATTACACACAGCAGTCTCTTTATCATCTGAGTACTGTACTACTTCACAGCATAAATTTGAACTCTTAATGGTGCCAAGATTTTTCTGATTGGATTTTAAATTCGCAGCATCTTTATACAAAAGGTAAGGTGTCCCTGTTTCCATCTGTGCGTCTAAAATCTGAAACCACAAGTCACGAGCTAACATAGTTCGTCGGGCATTGCCTTCACGTTCATATTTCTCATAGAGCGTCTTAAATTCTTCGCCATAACAGTCACTTAGACCAGGACATTTGTGGGGGCAAAAAAGAGACCATTTGCCTGTCTTTTCCTTGACGCGTTCCATAAATAAGTCGGAAATCCACAAAGCATAAAATAGATCTCGGGCTTTCAATTCTTCCTCACCATGGTTCTTTTTCAATTCTAAAAAATCCGAAATGTCTGCGTGCCACGTCTCCAAATAGATAGCAAAAGATCCATTTCTTTTTCCACCTCCTTGATCAATATATTTAGCAGTATTATTAAATACTCTTAACATAGGAACTAGACCATTTGAAGTGCCATTTGTTCCTTGAATATGTGTACCCTTTGCTCTTATGTTATGAATATGGAGTCCAATTCCTCCAGCATATTTTGATATTTGTGCACAATCTTTCAGAGTATTGTATATTCCATCAAGACTATCATCTTCCATAGCAATTAAATAACACGAACTGAGTTGTTGTCTAGGTGTTCCAGCATTAAATAATGTTGGTGTTGCGTGTGTAAAATATTTTAAAGACATTAAGTCGTATGTTTCTTTTACAAGTCTAAGTGTCTCTTTAATATCTTCTGTTTTTGAATCACCGTGAATACCAATTGCGACACGCATCCACATATGTTGCGGTCTTTCTATGATAGTATTTCCAACCTTAAATAAATAAGCTCTTTCAAGCGTTTTAAATCCAAAATAGTCAATTAAATAATCACGTTCATAATCAATCATATTTTCAATTTCCGCAATATGATCAGACGTAAAATAAAATAAATTATCTGATAACAATGGACTTTTTTTACCGTGAACATCTTTAAAGTTGTAAAGAATATTTACAATGTTTGAAAAATATGGGTGAGTATTTTTGTGATGATTTGACACCACAATTCTTGATGCTAGTGTCCCGTAATCAGGATTAGACGTAGACATAGAGGCGCACTGCTCGGCGGCCAATTCGTCAATCTTTGTAGTAGGAATACCATCATATAATTGATCAATTACTTTCATTACCAGAGACGCATAATTTATTTGTATACCAGCCTCTTGACCCAATTTTTTTATTCGTGATAATATTTTATCAAAGGCAATTTCCTCCAATTCACCATTTCTTTTAGTAACTCGCATATCATTTGTATCCATTTATATGTTGTATTATATTTGTTTTACAAATTCTAAGTTATTATTTTTAACAAATAATTTATTTTAAATTATTATTATATAGAAATGACAACAATCTATGGAATAATATTTTTACTGATAATAGTAGTATTAGGATTATATTTAGCCCCTATTTTGAAAATTGAAAATTTCCAATCTCAGGACTTATCTACACCTGGAACATATCCAGTCTCTGTTGATAAACCAATATTAGATAGTTTTCCTTTAACCGGAAACAAGGGCGTCTCTAATAAAAACTATAGTGACATTTGGTGGGAATATCCCGAATTTGATAAGAGTTCATTTACTCAAATAACTAACAATTTGCGTTATGTTAATAGTCCCGAAGAGGGAACTTGTATTAGAGCAGATATGTGTAACGCATTGTATAAAAAGAAAAAAAATAAATCTAATGTTGTATGTCCATTACCGCCAGTAGAAGAGGGTCCAGGGGCACGTGTTGGTTATTACCGTACTGAACCAAATTTGTTGTTCTTTTCTATTCCAACCAATGAAACTATTTTGTATTAATTTTCATCATTTACATTTACATCAATATCTAACGTTAAATCCAATTTCTTTACTTGTAGCAAACAGCCACTATTAGAAGCTTTAACCATCATATCAAATACATTATACTTTGTTACATCCTTCTTTGTTTTACGATTTGGCGCTCTGTGCTCAAATCCTGAAATGCGTTCTGAAATAACTATATCCCATAACTCTTTTAGTTCTTGTATCGCCCCTTCAAACCATTGGCGATTGCGGCAAACTAACACGCAACTAACCTCTGCCAATTTCCAATAAATGAATTTGATATATGTATAATTGTATTTATCTGATTGATATAGATCTAGCGTTTGTTCTTCCCATTGTATTATATCATCTGGGTGAATAATATCTAATGGTTTATAAACATAATGGGGTTTACCTTCTTTGGTATGGAAATATAATATGAGTCCTTTTTTCTTATTGTCTTTTGATAAACAAATATTATTAAATTCCAGACCATTGTCATCCTCATATATGTCTTCATTTGTATCCTCGCCAAACGCATTTCTATCAGCATATTCTACAAATTTGGTTTCTAAAAAGTCGCATTCTTCTAAATCGCATACTTTCATTTGTAGTTGCATTTGTATCCAATATTCCTTCTTTGGAATGCCGTCTATTTCACGATTGACAATGTTTTTAATCTCCAACATACGACCATAACGATCTGAATTTATATCTGTATTAATTCCATCAGGTGACGCGCCCAAGAAAGAATATTGGTCATCTTGAATACAACCAAAGTCTTCCACTCCAGTCTCGTAGTCAGCTTCATAAATTAATACTGACAATGGCTCATATTTCTGTCCCCAATGTAGTGTTGTATTTACATTTACCATTTTTACTAGTTCTTCAGTGTCACTATCATCGTTGCTATCACCTTGTAGCGGTTGACATTTCTCGTATATTAACTGGTTTTTGGTTGCCTGGCTTTCAAATGCTTTGTAAGCATTACTCGCAGTAATTAAATTGTGACGAAACTGATACCATTCTTTGGTTCGCTGTGTCGGCTGCGGCTTGCTTCTTAGCATAGTTAATTGTTCTCCAATAAAGTCGTAATCGGGAGTTTCAAGAATGCGAGCATCGGGATACGAACGCGGTGGCATATAGTTCTTGAAGAAATCCATCTTGGCTTCGGCTATGATTTCATCTAATTCGTCCTCTGCGTCATCATTAAAGAACAAATCATCTTCAAATAACGCATTCATTAGTTCTTTAATATTCTCGTCAAATATTTCGTCAAAATCAGGATCCGAAACAATGGTCGGGTCATCTTTCATAAACTCCTCCATTAAATAAATACAATTATCATATAGTTCTAATGCGTCTTCTTCGCTAAAATAAGGGATATCTTCTTCCGCCTCAATCTCGTCTATTATATTTGTTAGTTCTTCTAATGCGGTTTTAAATAATTTATCCATTCTTATTATCATTTGTTCTTTTACTTTTAAATTATAAATACAAATCAATTTTTATCCTTTCCACCTTTAAGAAAGGTTTAACGAAGTAAGAGCCAAACAACTTCAGGGTTTAATTTTTGATTCAGAATGATACAATTTATTTAAAATTTGTGAGTTTGGCTCTTACTTCGTTGAACTTTTTCAAAGGTGGACTTCTTCGTCTGAGTCTGTCTCAGCCGTAATATTCTTAGCCGTACCTTTCTTCTTCGGTGCCAAACTTCTTATTGTTGAAACTCGCTTGTCAAGATTCTTCAATGTAAAATGTGTTGTTGGCTTATTGAAATGAAGTGCTGGTATTTCCTTGATTAGTCCAGTATCCTTATCATAAATAACATCCTTAACTCTTTGTAGCTTCTTCTTATCTAAGCAATCCTTGAAAAATACCACCATTTTATTATACTCTTCAACTGATAACGAATTCTCTGTCTTGTAACTCTCGGCGTATGCTAACAATTTCTTTAGTTTACCAGTTTTATCCAATTTAGACCAAGGTTCAATAGCATTACTATTCTTCTCATTTTCTAAAAATTTATCCAAATTAGTTAGATCACTCGCATTCTTTTTCTCGGGCCACGCAATTCCATTTGCCATCATTGACTTGTATTTGATTGTTTTTAATTCATTACACTCGGAACTTGGAGTAACTGTTGTTTGTTGAATTTCTTGTTCGTTAGATGACATTATGTTTGTTATATATGTATATGTCAAATTGAGTTTAACTCAGTTTTTTATATTATATATAAAATAAACATTATATAGTATTTACTTTTTATACTCATTACGTTATAATATATAAATTATTATTGTCAAAATATTATATTATTGTTTATAAATGTATACGAACAATAGTGAAACTGATAATATAAAACGTATTTTTATTAAAGATGTTAGTATTCAAAATAATATAGCAGATGAACTAACAAAAATAGAGACAATTAATGAAAGGGATGAAAAAGATGAAAAGAAAATTATTATTAATGAACTAACAAATGGGTCCAAACAAATCAAGAAAAATGAAAGGGAGAAGAAGATGCGAGTTGAAACCAAAACGTGGGGACTAAATAATGATGATCTAAGCTTTGAAACACAGTTTACACTATTAAAAATGATATTTAATAAGGAAATAACTTCTGAAAAGGTAATTGATAAACATATTGCGATGATTGTTAGTCATATTAAGGCCAAAATATCTAGTTATAAACAGCAAGATATTTTAAAAAATAAGTTAAATGATAGTGAATTTGTTAGTTTCAATGATGTGATAGAGCTTTTGTATAGCAGCCAAATGAAATGTCATTATTGTTCTTGCGAAACCTACTTATTATACGAAGTGGTGCGAGAAAATAAACAATGGTCTTTGGATAGAATCAACAATGAAATAGGACATAATAGAAACAATTTATTAATTGCCTGTTTAGAATGTAACTTAAAAAGACGACGAACTAACAAAGACGCATTTTTTTTCACTAAAAATCTTAAAATTGTTCGTTTGGACTAACAATAGGTTAATATTTGTTAGTTCATTTACTCATTATTATATATTTTTTAATAATAATGAATACAAATCGGAAGAAAATCAATTTTTGGAAATGGAGTAATGGTGAAACTTATTATAAAAGTCCGCGCAAGGATTTGAAAGAAAAAACAAGTGAATCCTCTAATTATGGTTACGAAGAAGGTGAACATACAACGCAGGAAATCAGTTATGATACGGCGCAAAATGCGATTGCTCAATCTTTAGCATTTACGGATATGAATGATCTCCCTAATTTTTCCAGAAGTAATGATAATGAAAACAAACGCGAATACCTTGATAATAAAATTTCGGACCGTGAACTTATGGCACAGAGAGGGTCAAACCCGTTTTCAATGCAGACGAGTTACGTGAATGATGTGGTGACACGTGATATGTTTTTGAAGCCAATCAATACCACGCAAGGCCGCACAAAGAATCAGAACAAGACAGATGAGGAATAATAATCTGTATTGTTTTTATTTGATTCTTAACCACAAATTATTCTATAATAGTTTTGTCTCTTAAGCACACAGAACTCTTTATAGGCGCATAATTATTTGGCACCACCTTTTAAAAGGTGGTTTAGATAGCCTTCATACACATAGTATGTAACAAACGGTTAGACAAGTAAGCCAAAAAGGAGTTAAGCAGCAAGAAGAATGTGTTAGCAACAAACATCATATTCAACTTTCTGAAGTTCATAAACATATAGGACAAAACAGACAATAAACTAATAACAAACATAACTCCAAAGAATATGGACAAAGCATAGAAATACACGCAATACTCCTCACCAAGAGGGCCAAAATAAGTGTTCATAAAACTAGCCATAGTTATAATATAATTATACTTAGATTTTATTTTTGCTAAATGCTTTTACAAAATATTTTAATTTGTATTTTTTAATTTATTTATTTACTATAATCAACATTTAAATATAAAACTACTTAAAACTTATTTTTAAAAACTTAAATAATGAGTATGAATACTAATAGTTCCTATACAACTCAAAATGACCTATTAATGAACAATTTAATGGTCTTTTATAATACTTCTCACAATAGCAATTTAGATGATATGCTTAAAATTATTACTGGCGAGTCCAAGATTTCGCTTCGTATTGTGGATTGGTTTGCTACGAATTATGCCAAGAAATATTACACATTATATGTAATTGAACAGACTGAAGACAATGTTGCTCGCAGATTCAAGGTCTATGATGATTACAAGTTGAAGCTGAAGGCTTATAGTAAGAAGCGTTTTGATCCTTTTTGTCGCTGGGATCGCATCAGCGTCCCGTATAAAAACGGCACTTTTATTGAGACCACAATTGGTCAGCTCAATTTCTTCAAGTGGGCTTTGGAAAATTGCGTGGTTAAATATATTGATGAAAATTATGATACCATTGAAAAAGATATGAACAACCGAAACAGCACTTCAAAGCGCAAGGAGACCATTGTGGACAATTCAAAGACCAGGAAGAAGCGCGAGGAGCTTTCCATTTCAGCAACCAAGAGTATTAAGAAGGAGAAAGTGGAGATTGTTGTACAGTTTAACTAATTTTTAACATTTTCTCCTGCGTAAAGAGTGAAAAATAGCAATAAATTTATTTTTAATATTTAGATAATATATAAAAATGAGCAGAAAGGGTACCAAATCTAAAACTCGCAAGGGTAGAATGAATTACACAACAAAGCGCGGTGATAAAGTGTATCATCCTAAAGGACATTACGTTAAAAAAACTCATAGACCTTATTCATATAGAAAAGGTAGTGCTTCAAAAACAAATTTAGGATTATTAGACTATACAACCAAATTAGGTGATTTAGTGTTTCATCAAAAGAAACACTATGTAAGAAAGTCGCGTAAACCTTATTCAACAAAATCTAGAAAAACACGAAGAATGTGAAAGGTTGAAAAAGTATTTAAAAATAAGTATTTATAATTTATTAGATAAGTTATAAATGGGTAATGTTCAATCAATGAGAAAAATTAATTTTGAAGATATGCAAACCGCAACTAAGAATCCAGAAGTATATTTAATTATAAATACATTGTCATCAAAAGAGCAGCAATGTCTAATCAAAAGTACTGTTGGATTAGAGCAAGAAGAAGCAATTATTAATAAATATATTAAGGAAAATAAGAGCATCAAAATTATTATTTATGGGAAAAACAGTCACGACGAGCTAGTACATAAGAAATACCAGCAATTGACTACACTCGGGTTTCAAAATGTATATGCGTATACAGGCGGCATATTTGAATGGCTTCTTCTTCAAGATATTTACGGCCACGAGATCTTCCCTACTAGCAAAAAAGAATTGGATTTACTTCGTTATAAACCTGCGCCTTTATTAAATATATCGCTTTTAACGAATTAACAATCACACACTTCTAGACCCAAGTTTGATAGTTGGTCAGCGCGTTTATTGAACTCTCTGTAAACGTGATTGAATACAATGTAATCAAATTTAGCAATAAGACTGAGTGCTTCTTTATATAGCTCTTGCAGCTGTACATTCTTCACTTTAAATTGTCCGGTCACCTGATTAATTACAAGTAAACTATCTCCGTAAACTTGTAATTGTTTTATATTACGACTTAGTGCCTCTTTTAAACCTAGGATTAGCGCACTATATTCTGATTGATTGTTAGTTTTGTTTCCAATAAACTGACAACCACACCACTCTTCAGAGCCCGATTTGCTTATAACGGCGCCAATTCCGGCCGGCCCTGGATTACCCTTGCTACAACCGTCAAAATTTAACACATATTCACACGTTGGATAAATTTTTGATGACATTTCTATTTGTAAAGGATTACTTATAGGACTACTGGTTTTTATAAGACTAGCGTTTGCCTTGTTTAATGGACTTTTAACAGTATATTTTGTGATATTTGTTTGCCTTAAAACAGGTATAACAATTTTCAATTCTTTATTTGGAAACATTCAAAATTGTTATTATTATATTATAACTATTTAAAATTTTAGGTTATTTTATTATATATATTGTATTATAAAATGACCCCTACAAGTTTTCTAGTGTTATTTTTAGCATTTTTTCTTTCAACTAATACCTTCAATAATATAGAAGTTAAAGCCGATACTGAGTGCCCTGTTGTGTCCAGTGTTGGTGACAGACGCTCTAATAAAAACGAGCTGCGTTTAGTTCAATACAATGCCGAGTGGCTCTTTATTGATTATTGTAGCAGTGCTAAATGTCCTGGAACTGGATGCCCTTGGACAACAGTAGCCGAAGCTCAAACACATATGTCTTATGTCGCAAATGCGATTAAATCATTAAATCCTGATATTGTCAACATTTGTGAAGTTGAAGGTTGTGATGAACTTAATTTGCTTATCAAAGGATTAAATGACACTACTTATAAACCCTATTTGAAGCAAGGTACTGATTCTAGCACTGGACAAAATGTGGGAATGATAACCCGTATTGATCCATTAGTAAATCTTTACAGGACTGAAGAGCGAGCAAACTATCCTGTAACCGGCTCCAAATGCGGCTACACTGGACCTGCTGGAACCTCCGGCGTAAGCAAACATTATATTACTGAATTCAATTTAGGCGGCTACAAAACTGCGTTAATTGGCGCCCATTTGCTTGCTATCCCGACCGAACCAACTCGCTGTGCTGAGCGTGAGGCACAAGCACAAGTATTACAAAATGTTGTCTCAGGTTACATTGCTAAAGGTTATGAAGTTATTTTGCTTGGCGATATGAACGATTTTGACGCAGAAGTACCTGATCTCAACGCTGATAAACCGACATCATACGTCCTTGATATTATGAAAGGGCTCTATGGTCAAAAACAAGGAACTTATACCTTGACAAATGCCGCGTCAAAAATGGCGCAATCGGAGCGATATAGTGACTGGTGGGATTCGGATGATAACTGTGCGACAAGTTCTCAAAAAGATTACTCAATGATAGACCACGTTCTAATGAGCAGCAAGATTTTTGCTAAGGTATCCACTGTATCTATTTATCACGGTTACACCGAATACTGTGGTACAATGAACTCTGACCATTACCCTGTTGTAATTGATTTGAGTTTTTAATGTAAATGTAAATTATTTTTGACAATTACAACTATTGATTCCTAGTTGTAATTGTATTCTTAGTATTTTATTTTTAAGATAGTTTAACTATTTTTCCATCAAAACATAAATTACCATCAGCGTCTATGTTCAATGTATGCCCTCCTAATTGAATTGAGTTTACGGATAATTGACTATTATTGTCTACATATAAAATATCTCTATATTGACTATTATTATCAATATCATTTACTTGTATTCCAAACCCACCTCTAGGTATCATTCTACTATTTTCAACCGTATCAATTCTATCAACACTCATAAAAGTTCTGCCCAAAATAGTTGTTACACCAGTTTTATCTTTTATTTCATACGATATTGATGAGCCTACTTTGTAAGTTGTATCAAGATCTCCTGGTCCTTTTGATACACCTATCATTGTTTTTGTTCCCGGTAGATTAGTTGTAGTATATCGTTTTGAAGCATCGTACATCTCATTAACAGTAAACAAATTACTTGTTCTTCTCAGTGTAATTGGTGCTAATGGTACAAAGTATTGATCATCGGGAATAATTTTCCCGTCTTTATCTTTAATTCCTTCTGCTGCTGCGTTTCTGTCAGCAACCAAATTAGGATACAAATCACTAGAAACTACCATATTTTGTTGTGACAAATTTAAAACTGAATATTGAACATTAGTGACTACTGTATCATATTGATTTAATATTTCCAATGAATTTATACCTATAAATTTTTTATCTGAGTCAATAAAAGCGTAAGTTTTATTATTTACATCAGCAAAATATGCGTCTCCATTTACCTTCAAGTCTCCTTTTACCGCGACACTTGGAATAACAATTGAGTTTACTTCTATTTCTAATGAAATTAGAGTTACAATTCCATCCGCAACATTAGAACACCAAAACAAAGATACAAAATCATGATATTTGTCTTCAAAAGCTAAAAACCCGTAATTATCCTTAGAAACCTTTTTGTAATAAGTGTTAAAATTTGTAAAAAATATACTTATTTTACTTTTTAAATTAGGGTCAATTACATTTAAATATCTCGTTAATTTTCTTGTTTCCAATGTAGTATAATCTAAATCACTAATTGTAAAAGATGTTATGTTTTTCGGATCAAATGTATATTGCACTAATTTTTGAATAGGAAATTCTTGCTGTTTTTGATAACGAACATCTGAAGCTTTTTTATCATTCAAAATGTTTGTTAAAGGGGTGTTATTTTTAATATTATAACGAATAATAATGTCTTGTAATTGTAAATTATAAGAATAAAGACATTGAAAAAATTTTTGAATATTATCATTGGATTCATATGTAACATATTTTTGTAAATTTACACCTGTTCCTATATTATAAAATTTATCATTTATATTTATTATATAACGAAATGAAAATTTAATTCCATTATTCCAAGAATATGTATCAAAAATATTACATAAATTAAAAAAATTATTTGTATCATAAATACTAGTAATTAATTTAATTGCAGAATTAACAAGATACATATTATTTTTATCAGCGTTTATTAATTCTTTATATGTCAAACCACTCCAATCAGGAAATAGCCAAGTATATAATGTTTTTTGTTCCAAAACATTTAAATCAGATGATAAATTATTTGAGAATATATACCCATTTTCATTATTTTGAACAAGTTGTACATTGGTTACAGGGTCTATAAAACTATTTTTTATATAATTTACAGCATCGGATTCGGATTGTGATAAAGCACTACTAAAATTTGCTATATTATAATTCATTAAATTATATTTTGTGGCCATATCATTAATAATATTAATAATATCTGATATTCCACAATCATTTATATCTAACATTGTTTTAGGATCTGTTGTACCTATTCCAGTGTGAAATATACTAGATGTTTGTTTTTTTTCTCTATTTACATTAAAAACTGGCACATTTGTAATATCATCCAAAATAGTTAAATTACCAGTTATTTTGTTATCACCTTTTAAAATAATTGTTTCATCTAATACATCAGATAAATTAATCCCGCAACCAATCACATATTTATTATTATTAATTGTAATAATATTAGTTAAAGAAATTTTTTCACCAAGTATCCAATTATAATTTACTAGAAATGACATCATTTTTTTATCAGGTCCATATAAATTATTATATTGTGTATCTACTTTATTTACGAGAGAAATTAAAGATATGTCTCTATTTGGTAAAAATAAATTATTAGGGTTACTACAATTAAAATAAGAATACACTTCATTAAATAAATAGTTTGTTGTATTATAACAATATGTGTACAAACTTTTTCCACCAAATCTATCTCTAAAATAGGGATTGTTATTTATTCTATCACTAAAAAAAGGACTATCGGGGTCAGTTAAATTACTGATACTCTTTCCTAATAATAAGTTGTTTTGAACATCGGGGTCTAATACTATTAAATTACTTAGATTTAACAAACGATTACAACTGCTAATTTTATCAACAAATTGATTCATAGATTTTATGTAATTTGGATTAATCATAATGCTATTTACATTTAAAAAACTGCAAACAAAATATATTTCTCTCTTTGCATTATCATTTGGATTTATTTTGACAACACCTCTCAAAGAACATAAATAATAATTTTGTGTATCATTCAACAATTCAACGAAGGAAAACAAAAAAGCCTTTGTATCGGTATTTAAATCAAATTCTAGTTTCATTTTATTTACTTCATTAACAATAGTTTGAATTTTCTTGAAAGAAGGTGCGTCAAATTGACCACTAGTGAAAACGTTAGAAAGCTTATATAAAAAAGAAATATCTGAAGGTTTTATTTTATTTTGTATGGGTGTCTTAAATGCAAATACATTATTTATATATGTTAAAGGAATAGTAACAGTTTTGTCATAGTATTTAATACTATCTTTTATTTCCATAGTTACTTCATAACTATACAACATTGGATCTACAAAATCATTTAATATATTAATAACCGAGTTATTTGATAAATTATCCACATCAATTAAACCTTTTACATTGAATGTATCTTGATTTACGCCTATTTTGTTATGAAAACTTGTTATCTTAGATACATTATCTGTTTTAATAATATCTTCACCATCATATGTTTGTACATTTAAAGAACCTTTGATTATTGTGTCCGATTTATAACTTACATTATTTGTAAAATAAGGATTGATAGTAATTTGTTTTTGTTTAAAACATAATTGACCATTGTATATTATTATTTTAATAAGAGAAACATAATAAATATCACCTACATTATAAGTAGATAAAGCAATTTGACCTTCACTTAAAGAAGGATAATTGAAAAATAAATCAATATTTATATTTTTTATAATTGATGGATAATCAATATTGGAACCGGGAATAAAACATTCGCTAATAAGTGTTCCTGTCCACGAAGGATAAACACTTGAATACAAACAAATAGATTTACTAAATTGAGCTGGAAAAATATAAGGCCATATTGCGTCTGTTTGCCAATCATCACCATTTATATTAGTAATTTCGTCTGATAAATGATTAATAAATTTTAAATAATCTGGTGAAAAAGTAGACAAATTAGTAGCATCAGAAAAATATTGCGTCAAATCTATTCTGGCACCAATAGACAATGTATTTTTTAAATTTAACACATCTGGAACAAAATAATTTAATTTTAAAGTTAGTGTATTATTCCAAGGTAAAACTGATAAATGATTAAACGTATTATTATCAGGATATTTTGTTTTTAATGTTCCAAATGTTTTTTTTATATAAGCCACATTTATATGATGTGATGTATTATAATCATTCATATTTGTATTTAATTCATTGTAAGTTAAAAACTCTTTTTCCGATAAATTATTCCAAAAAGAATATTTATTAGAATAATATATATATACATCTGAAATCATTTTTACAATCCAAAAATTATCGTCTTTAAAAGTATTATAATTTTTTTTAACAATTGGTTCTATTACAGATGCGTATTGATTGGCAGTTTTGATTTCTGTTGAATAATCATTTATTAAACTTACTAAATAATTAACTTCATATACTGCTTTTTTAAAGGCATCTAAACTAGCAACTACTTGATCTAACGTAATATTATTTATTGAATTTAAACAATTTTGTTGTTTATCTTGAGATTGTTCCTTAGGCATTTCCTTAGGTATTTCCTTAGGCATTTCCTTAAGTATTTCCTTAGTTCTTTCTTTCTTCTCTTGTATTATGTGTCTCACATATATTTTGCTTGGTTTACTTTGAGTTTTACGTTGACTAAACGGAAATAAAAAATTAAACATTATAATAATATAAAATATTTTATATTTATATTTTTACTAATTAATATATAATATGGGTGACATTGTAAAACGTATGTATGAAAAACGTAACTTTCTAATTTTGGTGTTTACAAATTTGTTAGCACAATTAAAGAAGGCGTACTATGAGAAGATAAAAGCTAAGGTATGAAAAAAGTGGACTAAATATACCCGCAAACAACAGCTACTAATTCGTTATTCGCATTCCGAACAATTTGAAACGGTTTGCCGCATCCATAGATTTTATTATTTAATACATAGAAATCACATAGCTCTTTGGATGAATGTGGTTCTATTTGTCTGCCAGATGCTATTAGTGTTCCGTGTCTGAAAATACAGCAATTCAGTTGCTCAATTAAAACCGGTTCGCCACAATGTGGACAAGTTATAACAAGATTAATTATAGGTTCAGGAGACATTTTATTATAAATATATTCATTGAAAAAATATATTTATATCTTTGTTTAACATTTAATTATTATTTTATTTTTTATATTTCGCTTCATTTTTTGTTTTGCTTTTCGCTTCACTCTTTCGCTTCACTCTTTCGCTTCGCTTAGCCATCTCTCAAAAACTAATTTGTGGTAAGGATAGTCATCAATACGTATACAACTATTCTCAAAATGTTTTCTTAGTGTCTCATCAACTTCATTGTGGTTGAATGCGTCATCTCTAATGGCTATTTCTAATGATTTGTCTAGATTTTTTATTTTGTTAGTATTAATAGCTTTTCGGCATTCAGGACAATTCAAATGATTCGCATTTATTGCTTGATTTATACAATTACTATGAAACATATGTGAACAATCCAGTTTACAACAATTTACCATTTTATTATTATATTCTTCTGGAAAAAACAACTTGTTCCAGCATATTGAACACGTTTTGGTTAAAAACTCGCGCCTATTTGTTGTATATAGTAGAAATGGTGTTTGATTATTCATTTTTACTGATTTTTAGTCTTCGTCTTTAAATTGTTTTATTAAATAATTAAAATATCAACTGACTATATAAATGTCTACAATGTTTTGGCAAATAATGTTTTTTTATGCGGTCCTTTCTTGTTTTATAATGCCGGCCATTGGTTACTATTTTATGGGAAATTCCGGTCTTAGTAATGGATATGTTGTCGGTACTATTGTATCAATGATATTATGGTTTACTGTTGGTAAAAAAATGTCTAAGGTTTAATTTATCAAAGACTAATTTAAGAATAATTATTACAAATTTATCATATAAATTTATAATTTTACACTTGTAAGAACTGATTGATTATGGAGATCCAAGCATCTACTAGTCCTGTCTCAACAAATATATCTTGATTGCCATCCAGCACAAGTTGGTTTGTCTTTAGACCAGTGAACCCATCTAGAAATTCATTATGGTACTTATGACACGACTCCAAATACGTAAGCGGAATAACCTCTTCACCAACACGCGCCCGTTTATGAATGCGTTCATAACATTTTTTAGGATCAGTATTTACGTAAATGACGTCATTCACAGGGAAGTCCTTAGCAAACTCGTCAAACCAATTTAGGTATATTTGATACTTAACGTCTTCAATCATACCCTGGTCATACAACATTTTCGCAAAGACATATTTGTCTGTGTATAAACTACGTTCAGTAATCATAATGTATTTTCTAGGTACTTTTCCGTTATCAATATCCTGTTTGACAGCATTCATAATATCGCGCACATTTTCCCTTATAATGGTCAACCGAGAAATATAAGCCATCATTTGAAACGCAAATGAATATTCTTTTTGATTTGCGTAGAATTTCTGTAGCATAGTGTTGCCATCCTTGTCTCTTATCTTTTCCCATTCGTCCACAGGTTCTCTTAAGAATCGTATATATTGATTGTCTTTATATTCAGAACGTAATCGCTCTAGAAGAGTGGATTTACCCGAGCCAATGTTGCCCTCAATAGAGACAATTGTGAAGTATTCGTTGTAGTTAAAAACCTGGGTCATTTTGGTATAATATCTTATAGTCTTATTTTTAAATGAAAATCCAAATTCAATTTTTTACATAGCCGTTTATTTTATTTATTTTGTTAGTTCATTATAAAAACCATATAAAAATATGGTTCAATAATTATATACCAGCAAAATGGATAAGAAGGATAAAAGGGATAAAAAATTGATTTTGGATAGTAATAATTCAAGTAATTTACAAATAGAAATGAATACTACTACTACTACTACTACCAAGTCTAATAAGTCTACTAAAACTAAGTCTAAGCCAATACTCGTTGTTGAAGACGATGAGAAAATACAAAATGAAGTTATTATTACCCCGCAATCAGAAATCAATAAAATACACAATGAAGATTGTATAACGGGTATGAAAAAGATTGCGAGCGAAAGCGTTGATATTGTTATTTGCGATCCACCGTATAATATTGGTAAGGATTTTGGGAATGATAGTGATAAACAGAAAATGGATGAATATTTATTATGGTGTGACGAATGGATTAAAGAATGTTTGCGAATATTAAAACCTAATGGAACTATGTATATTTATGGCTTTAGTGAAATCCTAGCATTTATAAGAACACGTATTTATTGTAATGTTAGATGGCTCATTTGGCATTATACAAATAAAGTGACGCCATCACTCAACTTTTGGCAACGAACTCACGAAAGCATATTATGCTGCTATAAAAATAAACCAATATTTAATCGCGACGACGTTAGAGAGCCTTATACAGATACATTTCTGAAAAATGCGGCGGGCAAGGTAAGAAAAGCAACCAAAGGTCGTTTTAGTAATGGAGAAAAAGAGACGACATATACTGCGCACGAAGGCGGTGCGTTACCGCGAGATGTAATTAAAGTACCCGCCTTAGCAGGCGGCGCGGGAAAAAAAGAACGAGTAGATCACCCAACACAAAAACCACTATCTCTATGTGAAACGCTTTTGAAAGCGGCAAAAAATAAAGAAGGTGAAACACTTGTAGTAGTACCATTTGCGGGTTCGGGCTCTGAATGTGTTGCGGCAAAAAAAGAATTAATTAATTTTATAGGTTTTGAAATAAATGCGCAATATATAGATATATGTAATATACGATTGTCAAATACAAGTGACAATGATGAAGTTAAAGATGATTCAGAAGATGTTTAAACCTTGGAAAACATTTCATATACTTGTAAATAATTTAATTTGGTTTTTTTACTAACACTACAGCTGCCTACAATAAAGCTTTTCAACTCTTCCGTTACTGAAACAGTAAGCCATAATTGCGACGACATACTGAATGTAATGGACATTTTTGATCCGTTGATTTCATTGGTTTTCCAACCAATTTGATCCCCTGTTTTTTTACCACGTTGACCATACATCGGCTCCCACGCATACGAGCTGGGACTAAGTGCTGTGTGATCAGCCGGGATTAGATACCAGTCATAGTAAATTTCATCCTCCTTTTCCTCCCTGACGATAAATGAATAATAGTCGTAATTTTTTCTTGAATTTATTTCCTGAACAATTGACTCCACATTTCCACAGTCCTTGTCGGAACAAACTGTCGTGAGACGATACGAACTGATCGCAAACTCAGTTCTTTTTTTTGAATATTTTGCGGATTTGTTAGATAATCCTCCGAGACCGCATAAAATATCTTGTCCAGGCGAATGAGATCCGCTGCTAGTTTTTTGAACAGGGCAACCACTTAGCTCCAAAACTTGGCAGTTAATTGCCTCCCAAACGGTTTCGTTGACGGGCTCGGTATTGATAAAGTGATAACCAGTAACACACTTGGTAAAGTTATCAGAGAATTGTGTATTATTTATAGATGACATTTTGTGATTAATCGTAAGGTTGTATAATATTATAATTAAGTTTTTAATATTTACAAACCAAATCAATTTTTTATTGCCATAGTAAAAGCTATAAATAAAAAATTGATTTATTAAAATAACATAAAGAAATAAGTATAAATATCATATACTTATTCTAAAGAATGGACCTCAAGCAAGTTAAATTATCTAAATCTGAGTGGGAATCTATTGAGATCCCTGTTTCCGATAAGGAAAAGGAAGTTTTGTCATTAATAACAAAGGGTTATGACGACGTGAATATCAAGATTAATAGAACTGATTCTCTCTTTACGTATTTAAAGATAGAATTCATTAGCGAAATAGAGGAGTTTCTATTTTGTAAATATTTTGGTGATAAAATCAAGGACTTAATAAAAAAATATAATATCACTTGTATAAAGTTTGAAAAAGCAAAGGGAAATAAACAGAAACATCACAAGATGTTAAAGGAATCACCTGCTGCTGCTGCTTTAGAAGAACCCGAGACAAGCGACGGCATTTGCTACATTGAATTGAATGCTAATATCAAGTTAAAAAGTAAGGATCAGATTCGTTTGAATCGTATGGATACAATTAATCCAGAGACGACTGACATATATGAGTTTGTCTTATACAACCACTTTGAAAAGATGGTACTAGAGCATTTCAAGGGCATTAAGCATTGGATGTTTCATTACTATACTCTTAGAAAGTTGTTGGTTAACAATGTTGACAAAATTAACAACTACTTGAAGAATTGTATAGTAGCAGTTCTCAATTTATTTGAAAGTGAAGTTGACCTGGGTTTCATTGTAGACAATTCAGTAGAATTTATTGAGAAAAATTCACACCTGTTGAAATACAGCGATATGACTTTATACGAGCATCAAAAAGAGGTATTTACTGCCGCCAAAGCAGTGGGTTCAAAGTTGATCTTGTATATTGCTCCTACTGGTACGGGCAAAACAATGACACCTCTTGGCCTATCCGAGGAAAATCGTGTAATATTCGTTTGCGCTGCCAGACACGTTGGACTACAGTTAGCCCGCGCTGCGATTTCTTGCGGTAAGAAGATTGCGTTCGCATTTGGTTGCTCTAGCGCCGAAGACGTGCGACTACACTTCTTTGCCGCAGCGGACTACACAATTAACAAACGCACTGGTGGAATTGGTAAGGTTGATAATAGCAATGGCCGAAAAGTTGAAATTATTATTTGCGATATTCGCTCTTACTTGCCAGCAATGTATTATATGTTAGCATTCAATTCGCCACGAGACATCGTAGTTCAATGGGATGAACCGACTATTACAATGGATTATACGTCACATCCTTTACACTCGGTTATAAAGAGAAATTGGCAGGAAAATCTCATTCCAAATATGATTTTGTCATCCGCAACATTACCCAAGGAACACGAATTGACGCAAACCATTGCCGATTTTAGAGCCAAATTTACCAAACCAAGATGTGAACCGCCTAGAATAATTAATATCGTCAGTCACGATTGTAAGAAATCTATTCCAATTCTTAATAATAACGGCTTTGTTGTAATGCCACATTACGCGTGTGGCTCTGACTACAATGATGTTATTAAGGTCTCTGAACACTGTGACGAAAATCTGACACTTCTTAGATATTTTGATCTCAAGGAAGCATCCGATTTTATAATGTACGCTGAACGAAATGATTGTACCAAATCTTCCGCAAAATTTACTAGGAATTTTGCGAGCGTGGACGACATTACAATGATGAGCATCAAACTACACTATTTGAAGGTTTTAAAAAATATAAAATCACCTGAAATTTGGCCAGCAATTTATAAGTACTTTATGGAAAACAGATGTAAGCGTATTGTTGCTAACAGTGGAATTGATGCGACTGGAAATAAAATTTCCAAATCAGTCAGCGTTGGTCCTGGAACTACATACAGGACCGGAACTGATACGATTAATAATAAAATAGGCGGAACTCCATTGTCTAGATTAGCAAGTCAACAAGATGCTACTATGCCTTTACTTAGAGCAGAACCCAATGGCAGTTGCGCAATTTATATTACTACAAAAGATTCGTATACATTGACCGATGGACCTACCATCTTCTTAGCAAATGACGTTCAAAAGGTTGCTAAATTCTGTATCCAGCAAGCAAACATTCCAGCAGTTATTATGAAGGATATTACCGAAAAGATTGAGTTTAATAATGCGATTAATGAAAAAATATCAGAGCTTGAGCATACACTCGCATTTGAAGAGGAGAAGCTTACTAACAAATTGTTAGGATCCACTGGTACTTCATCAAAAACCAAGGAAAAGAAGAGTAAAATGAAGATTGCGTCCAAGATGATTGACCGTTCTCTTGTAGCAGACGAGAACCCAACGATTGAAAAGATGCGCACCATAATAGAAGAACTTAAAGGAATGGTTAAGAGCGCATCATTAAATGATCTATTTATTCCAAATAAACTAGCACATCTTGAGAAATGGGCGGTTGGACTCAATACTAAACTATCATTTACTAGCAACATTGATGATCAATCAATTACATCTATTATGTTGTTAAAAGACGTTGAAGACAGCTGGAAAGTACTCTTATTGCTAGGTATTGGTGTGTTTACTGAGCACAAGAGCATTGCTTATACTGAGATTATGAAGAAGTTGGCAGACAAACAACAGCTCTATCTAATCATTGCCGACAGCGACTACATTTATGGTACAAATTATCAGTTCTGTCACGGATATTTAAGCAAGGATTTGAATATGACGCAGGAGAAAATTATTCAGGCGCTTGGCAGAATTGGTCGTAACAATATTCAGCAGGAATACAGCGCGCGCTTCAGAGATGACGACCAAATCAAAACGCTGTTTACCAAGTTTAGGTCGGAAGACAAACCAGAGGTATTGAATATGAATGTCCTGTTCAACTCTGGAAATATTAAATGGAATGGCACTGATTATGTTGAAGTTACTGAGGAAGAGCTCAACCAAACAGCGGTTGAATTTGAACAAGAAAATGAATCAAGTGAAGACGAAGAAGAGTACGAAGAGCAAGCTGATAAATAAAATATATGTTTTATAAATTTGTGTTATATGTTTTATAAATTTGTGTTATATGTTTTATAAATTAAATTAATTAAATTAATAAGGAGTAAACTTTTTTTTATATTATACAAAATATATTATAAATGAAGTGCTGTTTTTGCGGTCCGGTTAAAAATTGTGGTCCATTTTTAGATAAGGTTTTTCAAAATATTGAAAAATTAGGTTCTATTTTTGATGACTATAAGATCATTATTTACTATGACCAATCAAATGACAATACACTACAAAAATTGAAAGAATACAAGAAAAGGAATAATCGTTTAGATTTTTTTGTTAATATAATTCCTGTTTCCAAATATAGAACGCACAGAATTGCGCATGCTCGTAATTTTTGTTTAAAATATGTCAAGGAAAACTGCGATATTAACGAGTACCCATTTTTTATTATGATGGACTTTGATGACGTGAATCATAAAGATGTACATCCAGAAATACTGAAGAAATACTTAACAAGAGACGACTGGGATGGTCTGTCATTTAACAGTACTCCAAAATATTATGATATATGGGGTCTTTCTATTTATCCTTACTGTTTTAGCTATAATCATTTTAAAAATAGTCCAATACATAATTATAGAACTATTCAAAACTATATAACTAACAAATTAAGCAGATTAAGGCCAGGTGAACTATTAAAATGTATATCCTCATTTAATGGATTTTCCATTTACAGAACTAGTAAGTTTTTAAATACTATTTATGATGGTAGAGTCCGGGCAGATTTGTTACCTATTAATTTACTACTTGCTCACGCAACTGCTGCTGGGTCTAATTTACGATTTCCAGATTTAAACCATGTTAAAGCATATGCTGAGGATTGTGAACACCGGGCATTTCATATACAAGCTTTCAAAAATTCTGGCGCAAAAATAATGATAACAAATGATGTATTATTTAATTAATATTTGCGCAAATATATAGTTATTAATATAATATATTATATTAATATAGATGTTAGTAAAGGTAGCAAACAAACGAAAAATAACACAAATGCAAACACAAACCCAAGAAAGAATATCATCTGTTTTTAAAAATGTTCCTTATACAGGTTTTAAGCCATTTTATAACAGCATTATTCCTTTAAAAATTTATCAAACGTGGCATACAAAAAATTTACAACCAAAAATGAGGGAACGTGTTGAAAACTTGAAAGCACAAAATCCAAAATTTGAACATTTTTTATTTGATGATAACGAGTGTCGTGAATTTATAAGAACTAACTTTGAAAAGTACGTATTAGATGCGTATGATCAGTTAATACCTGGCGCATATAAAGCTGACTTGTGGAGATTATGTATTCTTTACAAGAATGGTGGAATTTATATAGATATTAAATTAAACTGTGTAAATGGATTTAAGTTAATAGAACTAACTGAAAAAGAACATTATGTTTTAGATAGATTACCACCATTGTCAATTTATAACGCATTTATGGTATGTAAAGCTGGCAATCAATTTTTATGGAAAGCAATTTGTAGGATTGTTATGAATGTTCAAAAGAAATTTTATGGTAGTTCGCCTTTAAGTCCCACTGGACCTAAGTTATTAGGCGATATTATTTTAAGAAATAACTTAAGACTTAACATTGATTTAGTACATCACAAAAATGGTGGATATATTACATATAAAAATTATTTTATATTATCTACCGACTATCCAGAATATAATTCTGAACGCGCAACAACCTATAATAGTATGAACTCTAATTTTAAAAGATATGATCAAATGTGGAGAGAACGACGAATTTATAAGTAAACATTTTTTTCATTCCATAGTTCACTATAGTGTTTTTTTTCCGAATATTTACTTCTTTCATTATGGTATCCTGAATAACATTTGAGAATATTCATATTATTATATGAAATATATTTTTTACTATCAATTGTTCCCGAGTCTTTTAATCCGTGTTTCACATCTAATGCCATTTTTTCTTGGTGTGTAAAATATTTATTCAATAATTTTGGACCTGTTGGTTCTAAAAATGAATTACCATAAAATTTGTTATTCACATTTTCTACAATTTGATTAATTGCTTTTAATAATATTTCATTTCCTGCTTTACAAACCATAAAAGCATTATATATTCCATCCATATCCTGATCTAATACAAAATGTTCTTTGGTTAAAAGATTAATAAATTTAAAGTTATTATCTGGAATATATTTAATATCTAAATATATGCCACCATATTTATATAAAATACAATATCTCCAAAGATCTGCTTTATATGCGCCTGGTATTAATCTGTCATAAGCATTTAAAACTTTTGGTTCAAAGTTTTTACTTATGAATAATCTACAATCATTATCACTAAACAAATAATAATTAAAACGAGGATTCTGTCTTTTAATTGTGTTTATTGCGTTAAACATTTGTAGTGGTAATTTATGTGTTTGCCAAGTTTGAAAAATGTTTGCCGGAATTTGTATATCTAATGACATTATAATATAATATTATATAATATAATATTGAAAATTACACAAACCTTTTACTTGTAATCATAATCATTTAATCATTTAATAAAATTTAAAGGCTATTTGTTATTAAATGATAATACAATGTCGCAAGATACTAACACTAACACTCTTATAGAAGAGAATCAAGGATTACATAGAATGTTGTCCGAGAAAGATTATCAGCTTGTTAATATTAATATCAAATTGCTTAATATGGAAGATCAGATGAAAAAATTAATTGAACAGAATAACAATATGGAATCGCAAATGTCCCGACTAATGTCATATTTGGTATCGTTTGCTGTAGATGTTAGAGACGACTTGCGTGATATAAGATATAAGATATAAGTAAACTATTGAATATTATATTGAAGTCCTTCCGTGAAAACGGTATTGTAGTAAAAAAGAACTGGAAGTATAATATTAATTAATTCTAATAAAATGTAAATATTTGGTAATTATAGTAGTTTTAATTTACTTCCAATGTCTTTGAAATAAGAGCCATTATATGTTGTGCCTTTAGTGAGTGCTTTTGTTAATGTCTTGTCGCTCATTTGTAATTGTTTAATACAATCATATTTACAAATGAACTCCCTAATTAAATTATTACTTGCGTCATATTGTCCGATGCCATTTTTATATAATATTGGTTCGGTGTGTTTTTGAATAAAATTTTGAGTTAAGAGCTACAATCTAAATAAATATGATTTGGTTGTATTTTTTCTATAATTTCTATAAATATATCACTACTAAGAATAATGCCTCTATTACCGTTTTTATATTCATTAAATGATAGATTTTCATTTTCATTTGTCTTATAAAAATGATCTTCAGTTATTTTTTCAGACAACCACTTTTCAGCTTCTGTAATGGCCTCCCTTTCAGTTTTTTCTATTTCAAAATTTAATGTTTGTTTTATATTACCGTATCTTGAAATATTAAATGTAACTGTTTTTACATATTTATTTATATTATCAATTACTGTGTCATATATATAATTAAATATAACATCATTTCCAATAAGACATTCTCCATATTTTTCACGAACCTTTATTTTTAATAACATTATTTGTTCATTAATATCATACTCTTCTGGTAAAATCATTTTTAAATTTAATTTTTTATCTAAATGTATTTTTTCAAATACTAAATGAGGCTTATCCCTTGATATAACCAAGGATACATATTTTGGTAAAGTAGGATCACTTTTTTCAGGATAAATATCATTTTCTAAATCATCAACTATCTTATTTGCTTGTGCTAGTTTTTCTTGTATGGATATACTACTTGACTTACAACCAATCCATATTTTGGCTAATTTGGGGTGTTTTTCAATCTTAAAATATTCTCTCAATCTCTTTTTTTCTTTATCAGCATAATCTTTATAATATACTACATATTTGCGCATCATACCTTGTGTAATTCCTTCAGGTAAATCCTTCGCATTGTATTTTCTTTCTCTCTTTGTCCCTTCTTTAATACCCTTCGTATTTTGTTCTTGTTCTTCTCTTGTTGCTATTCGTAAATTAGCTATAGTATTATTTAATGGATTTTGGTCAATATGATCAACACTAATATTTTTAGTTCCTTTACCATTTCCATAACAACCAGTAATTATTTGATGGATATATAAATTATTACTTCCCATTATATAACCATTTTGTAATTTAAACCATGTAATTTTTTTGTCATCATTATTTTGACTTTCATAATCTATTATTTTTTGATAACTTTCAGAACATAATTTAATAATAGTGTTAGTTTCACAATACATTAACCAATATTCTTTTAAATTTTCTTTAATTTTCCACATAGGATTTTTGATAACATAAGCATCCTTACCTATTTCAATATAATGACCAAGAGTATGTTCTAATATTTCATTTTTTTCAACTATCTGTTTATGGTAATTATGATAAATTATGATATTTTCCCGTCTTAAATCAAAAGAATTATTATTTTTAAATACATATTCAATATTTGAACTATCATATTTAAAGATGTGTTCTAAATAGGAAATTTTTTGATTATGACGCAAATAATAAGGATAAGTTTTTTCTTCTGGAACATAGTAAATAAAGTTCTTTTCAAAATTTATAATTGAAAATAAATCAGAAAAATCCATAAGCACATATTTGTCATTAAATCTAATAATACCACAATTTAAATGTGGCTCAAAATTATATGATAATTTATAATTCATATTGTATATTATATAATATGAATATCTTTAAGTTGTTTTTAAATGAAATATTATATTTCAGTTCACTTAATTTGAGTAAGCCAATCCTCCCATACCAGACATAATTCTCAACACGTTGTAGTTGGTGGCATAGACACGGACCTTGGCAGTCTTGGTTCCCTCAACGGTGGCGTTACTAAGAACAAGCTGCAGGGTAGCGTTATCAATTCTGGAGAAGTTGCACGTGCCGCTGGGTTGGTGCTCCTCAGGGCGGAGGGCAAAGGAGTACACGTTGATACCCTCATCAGGGCATCTGGTGTGCGACTGGTAAGGCTGGACCCACGAGAAGTAGGTTCCTTCACGCTCAGAGAAACGATCCTGGCCGTTAAGCTGGAGCTTAGCGGTGACGACGGGGTTCTGTCCCCAGCAGTGCATGTCCAAAGAAGACTCAGTCATAACGAAGGTGCCGGCATCAGAGACAGTGGAGTTATCAAGGTGTCCGTTGGACAGATCCTTGAGCTGAGCAAGGATGGAGTCGTTGATGGCCGCGGCAGTTTGAGCATTCTGGGGAACAGCGGGGCCACCGAAGTTGGTCTCATTGTAGGGGTTCTGGGCACCATTCCAGTATCCAGTGAAACCAGAGGGGATGTCATAGTCAAGAGCACCGGCATCCTGGAACAAACCACGGGCATCAATGAAGGCACGGGAATCAGCAGCGACGGCAGCGGGGCCTCCGAAAGCGTGGATAGCGTTGGGGAGAGCATCAATGGCATCAGTGTAGTTGAAGGGTTGGGCACCGAGAACCTTGAACAAGAGAGCATCGCACACAAGGGACGAGCAATAGTCAACGTTCTGATCGGGTTGGACAACCCAGATCAACTCCTTAACAGGGTGGTTGAAGTTGAGCTTGATCTTATTGGAAGAGGAACCAACAGACTCATCGCCAGTGAATTGGAGCTGAGTGATCAAATACTCGTGGGGGTTCTGGGCGAATCTTCGGCGCTCGTCAGTGTCCAAGAACACATAGTCAACGTACAAAGAGGCAGCGACGAGTGATTGGTTATAGGCGATGGCAGCAGGGACGGGTTGACCGGGGTTGTATTGGTTGGCAGCATAAGCAGCAGAGGCCTTGCCAGTTCCAGCGGGGGAGTTAGCAACGGCACCCGAATTGCAGGACAGGGTGGTAACAGCCCACAAGCACTCATCAATAGGGCGGATATCAAGGTTGATCTTGACCTCGTGGTATTGGAGAGCAATCAAAGGGAGAGCCAAACCGGGGTTGGTGCAAAACCAAAACTGGAGAGGGATGTAAAGAGTGGTCTCAGGGAGGGCGTTTCTGGGCGCGCAAACTTGACGGGGAGCCAAAGAGTCACAAGGGCCATCAACCTCAGAGAAAGAGGGATCGGTGATGAAGGTAAGCTGGGTGATGTTACCAATCATCTTGAAGTAGCCACGCTGTTGCTCAGCAGTCATTGTGAGCTGATTCCAGATGTGCATCCAGTCACCATATTGACGGTCAATTCTTTGACCACCGATCTCAACCTCAACCTGAGCAATGATCTGCTCACCGGGGAAGTCCAACCAACGAGCATAAACACCAGATCCGGAGTTAATGGAAAAGGAAGCAGTGCCCATAAGCTGGTTGATCTCGGGGAGAGTCACCTGCAAATAGGTTCTGTAAGCAAGGTCACCGTTTCTGGAGATGACGCATTGGACTCTGCGTCCAAAATCGGCCTGGCCGTTGAAAGTTTGCTCAATCGATTCGATGGCAAAGTTAGTGTACCTTCTGTAAGTGACCTTCCAGAAGGTGATTTGAGGATTACCTGTACATTTCCTCTACCTTATCTTTCAATAAGGATTAGACTATATCTTAAAATGAATTTACTTCGTTTTATTCTTATTTACTTAAAACTAATTCCATATTTAATATAAATTCACTCGAAAACCATTTAGTCGTTGAACCTTCTTCTTTAAACTTTTCTATTTTTTCAATAATATAATTTATTTGTTCCATAACAACATTTTTTTTGGATGAATTATAATTTACAGTTACTGGCATCATATTTGACCAATTCCAACATTTAAATTTTTCGTCTTCAACAGACAAATTAAATTTACACACCGGAATGATATGATCTATTGACCAAAATGAACCATAATTATCCCAGTTCATTTCTTTTGTAAAGTTATATTCTAACCATTCTCTAAAATATTGAATATTACAACCAATGTAATTCATAGTAGTATCATTTTTATTGAGAACATTTCTTAACCGTGCAGCTAATGATTTTTTTATTCTGTAATTCATATTTGTATTGTGTTCATTTTTGCACCATTCAGTTTTTTGTTCTTTTAAAAATGTTGGATAACAATCTAGACATATTTTTTTCTTATAAAATTTTTTAAGCTTAGCAAATTCTTTCAATGTTTTCTCATTATTACATTTTTCGCACTTTGCCAAACAATTATCTTGTTTTTTTTGTCTTAGATTTTTCTTTCTTATTTTATCCATATCATTTAAACATTTTTTACAAGTATTAGAATATGAATTACTATTGTATTGTCTGAATTTTTCAATACATTTAGTTGATCCACATTTAACACACTTTTTGTCTATTTCTACTATTTCATTATTAGGGGTTGCCATATATTATATATTATTTATTCTATTTATTTCATTTTATTATTTATTATAAAATTTAAAGAAGCTTGGATGCTCATTGCCCATTTATTTAAAACTTTTGTATCAATAAAGTTTAAATCATCTTATTCATTTTTACTATACCCAAGTTTTTTGTCTTGGCCACAACTCTCTCACAAAAGTTGCTTAGTAGAATAAGCTTTAGGGGTTTCAAGCAGTTTGATTTTCTCACTAGGGTTTTTCATACTAAACATTTTATTTAGTATCCCTAATTAACATCAGTGGATAAGTTGCGAATTATTTGCAACAAAGGCCACAAAGGGTTTTATGAATATTTTATTGGTTTAATATTCCCCGATGTTTTTCTACCCTACAGGCTTTTAAGGTAAACATCTTGAGCGCCGTAAGCTACGAGTTGCATAAGTCCGCCTCCCATTTTATAATATTGCTAAAGAAAATAATTTTGGAGAAATTAAATTAATTACTAAATTAAATTAATTAAATACATAAATGATCACAAAAATATCCTACATATTATTTTAATAAATTATTAATGTTTGAGTTCTCCTTCATAAATATGGACAAATATGACGCTTCAAATATTTCCTTTTTTCCTTCATGATTCTTTGAAAAAATATAGGAATTATTTCGTTTTTTAATTGACCAACCATTGTCTAAAGCATTATACAAGAACACCATTTTTTGGAATTTAGTTTGTTCTATTTCTATTTGTTTGTTATCATCCGAATTGGCTATATTTATCTCAATATCCATTAAAATAGTAAATGAAACAATAAATAATCTTTAAACCCATTCAACCTTTGAAAAGGTTGAGCCAAACATCCATAATTTGAAAATAAACAAATCCTTAATAGACTGTTTGGCTCCACCTTTTCAAAGGTGGACAAATATATATTTCTTGTAAATTAGCAATTAAATAAAATTATTTATTATAATATAAGTATTAAAACTATGCCATCTTTTAAGCCGAAGACTGCGAAAAAAATAAAGGTATGTAAAAGATATTCAACTACGTTAGATGGAAAGCATAAAGAGTTTATGACAGATTTTTCAAAAGATGAATATGACACAATTCCTAAATTAAAAGAGGAAAGAGATCAATTAAAACAAGAATTAATTATGTCTGAAAATAGTTCTCCAATTGAAAAAATAATGGAGATCAAAGATCGCATTAGAGAAATTAATGAAATCATCAAAGATTTAAAGGACAAGAAAAATAATTACTTCCTGGATAATTCTAAATATATATTTGAATATTTTGAAAACAAAAAGAACATTGATAATGTGGACAATAACAAAAATAGTAATCAGTCTAATAATAGTAATAGTAATAGTAATAATACTAATACTAGTAAAAGTCAAGCGTTATTCAACTTTTTTAAAATACAGCGTGTAGAGTCTGACCAAAATGGCAACGAAAATAAAAACAAAAATATTGTTCAAAAATATTTATGTAATATTGATGAATCGTTTCTTGATATGAACGCTTTTGTTAGAATTACTGATATTTGTCAGAGTTGTTATAGGGGTGAATTGATTCCTCTTGATGACGAGGGTGTTTTAATTTGTAATGAATGTGCTGTTAGTATACCTTATTTGATTGAGAATGAAAAACCATCTTATAAAGAGCCACCAAAAGAAGTGTGTTTCTATGCTTATAAGAAAATCAATCATTTTAAGGAAATTTTGGCGCAATTCCAGGGCAAAGAAACTACACAAATTCCCGAGGACGTTATTGAACAGATCCAACAACAAATCAAAAAGGAACGCATTCATTTGGAACAACTATCCCATTACAAGACCAAGGAAATTTTGAAGAAACTAGGCTTTAATAAATATTATGAACATATCGCATTTATTAAAAATAAATTGGGAATTAGACCGCCAATTTTCCGACCCGAATTAGAAGACACTCTTTGTAATTTGTTTATGGAGATCCAGTCGCCTTATGCTAAAACTTGTCCTGATTATCGTGTTAATTTTTTGAACTATTACTATGTTCTTTATAAGTTCTGCGAACTGTTAGGCGAAGATCAGTTCTTGGAAGATATACCAATGCTGAAAGATAGGGAGAAATTGATTGAACAAGATGAAACGTGGAAGAAAATGTGTGTAGAATTGAATTGGGAGTTTATTGCCACGGTATAAATGCTGTGTAAAATATTGATTGGGTAAACTTTTATTACATTGTTTTGTAACAAAAGTTTAATGTAATTCTTTATTAATTTTAATTAAAGAATAAACGACCGAATGGGCGTATATTTTGTTTTAAAATTTGTTGTCGTTGTGTTTGCTGCTGCTGTTGTTGTAGTGGTTGTTGTTTCTGTTGTAGTGGTTGTTGTTTCTGTTGCTGTGTTTGCTGCTGTGTTTGCTGCTGCTGTTTTTTTTTATCATTACAACTACTACAAGATGAATGCTTTTTATTTGATTGTTCCTGAAACCTGTGTTGTTTTCTGTTATTAAGTGTATCAAGTATTATATCATTTTGAATTTTTATATCCATCATTTCTTTAATTTCATTATTATTAGAAATACATTTATTGCAATTGCAATTTGTAACCAAATAATGATTTTTGTCTATTTTTTCTTCTCTGTTCAATTCATTTTGTTGTATTATATATAAATATAAGGTACATTCTTCTTTTTTAAAATAACGAACTTCACTAGTTTTATCAGTATTGTCATTTATATAATTAACATATTCTTGTTGTTCAACATCTGATAAATACTTTTTTTCATTTTTCATATTTACTATTAAAATTTTTGATAAATTATTTGGGATTTTATATTCATTTTTAAAAGTTTTATATGATTTGTTGTTTGTAGAATTATCCTTTAATAAATATATTTTTTCATTAAATATTTCTCCAAAAATAGCAGGCCATAATTCAAAATCATTTAACCTTACCTTTATATAAGTTTTATTATCTTCTACATATTTTAAATATTTTTTATCAAAATCAAAATTGTCTAATTTTATATTATTATTATAAAGTTCACTATAATAATCTAACATATTACTACTTAAATTGAAAATAAATAATTCATTAAATCTGGTTGTTATTTTATTATTATCTAATAAAGTATCCACTTCGTTTTTTTTAATAGAAAAAAATTGATGTATTTCGTGAAAAAAATAACTAACCATTCTATCAAATGTGTTACGATAAATATCTATAATATAGATATTTTTTTTGTATTTACTGATTATTTTTATAACATCATTTACACTAATATCTTTAAGATCATACAGATATTTTAATGTGATTTCATTATGTAAATGAAATGTTTTATATTTATCGGATAAAGATAAATTTAGTGATGTTACTAATGATGATGAACCGACCTTTGATGGACAAAATATCATAATTATATTATTACATCTAGGATGCTCACACTGTTTACAAATATGTAATTTTTTAAATACTAAATCTTCATTTATTTCATCTTTAGCATCAAACTTTGGCTCTAAACCATCAAACTTTGGCGTTTCAATTTCCATAATAATATTTATAACAAATATTATTGTGGTGTAAATTAAACGATTTACACCCTTGAGGATTTAAAATGGGACAAACTACCAATTACAATTACCACAATTACCATTATATCTATCATCATCATAATCGTTTGCTTTACAATCATTATTATAACAATCCATAAATCTACGATTACAACACTGACACTTAACACGTAATGAAATGCCACACTCTTCGCAAATATCAAACATAAAAATATTATTTTTATTTTCTACACAACTTTTATGATATTCAATTTTACAATTATAATCTACAAAAACATCAATACATTCTTCATTTTCTAAATAATCTTTACATATAGGACATTTTTCAGTTTCAAATAGACATTTAATATGATAATAAACTACATTACTATCGTAGTCTAATGACGTTACAAAGTTTTTATCAAAATTTGTATTTTTATGTTCAAATTTACAACATCTTTCGCAGAAAATTATACTGTTTTCTAAATCTTCAAAACAATTTACACAATACAATTTATCATCTACTTCTGTAAAAGTCGTTCCTTCAGCAAAATCTGAAAGAGTTTCTATTTTCAAACAAATAGAACAATAATCATTCATAATATATTATTGATTATTGTTTTATATTTAAGTATTTTGTCCCATTTTAAATCTTCAAGGATTTAAACGATATGCACTATATAAATTAAAATTAAGGTAGAGTAATAGATGAATCTGTTTGTGATTGTGTGGTAACGGTATTGAAGAACTGACTCGGACCATATGGATATCCGCCTACACTTGAACAAGGGATTGAGTGACTACCAAGATAACCCTGACCGCATTCAATTGCATAAGCACAAGCCCCGTTTACTGCTGAAATATTGTTGATATTTACAGAAGCAACCCCCTCCGTCGAGTTCCAGTGTATATATGCTGCCCATTTAAAACCATCAGTACAAGAACCATCAACTATAACATTTGTTAATGTTATATTGTTATATTGACATACTGAATTAGTACCAACACTATAATAACTACAAAACATTGTTCCATTGCAACAATTTTCTATTTCGGGATCATAAGTGTGACCACCGCAACATCCCTCTGCTCCACTTGGATCATAAGCAGTACCGCCACAACATTCATCTAAATCTGTACAATTTCCTTCACAGTCGTGTTTGAAACACAAACAACTGCAACAACTATAACCGGAACCACATTCACTACTTATACAACAACAACATCCACCTAGTTCTTGCTGATCATTATATTCTCCGTATAATTCCTTCAAGTCACTTTGGATTGCTGTGTTTTTATGAGTGTTATATTTTGATAATTGCGTAAATGGTGTTCCCTTTAATGACCTTCTTGTATTATTTATAGTATTTACATTATTCATTTGAGTTTGTTTGTATTGATTAATTGTAACTAATATTTGGTCATTTAATGATTTTGTTACATCTAGTGTATTTTGCGTAATTAATTTTACATCTTGTTGTTTTTTTTCAATAAGTATTTTTCTTTCTGTTTTATAATTAGTAAATACTTCCTTAGGTGATGAACCTAACGAAACACCATTATAAAGACCATTATTAAAATTTGTTTGTATAGACTCTTTTGTTTCTTCTGGTGTATACTTTTTATTTGTATCTAATTTATACTTTTGTTTTACCTTATCTAAATCAACTTTTAATTTATTTTCTAAATTTTTTATAGTTATATTATCGTTATCTACCAACGTTCTGGTATAGCTATTATACGAGTTTTTAAGATACAATAAAAAACTATCTTTGTTTCCAGGCATTATATATATATATATATATAAATATTATTTGACTAGGTTATATATAAAATGTCCGATACAAATATTAATAATCTTCAATCAATTATGAAAAAGATTGAAACTGATATTAATCCAAAAACGATGTCAGAAGGATTAGCATTATTGAATAATCCTGATGCTTTAATTGGCAAACTACAAGCGGGTGCTGATATGTTTAAGGAGCAAACTGGTCGTAATATGACTTACTTAGAAATGCGACAGATGTTTGGATAAGAGATAATAAATATAAATGATTAAATTATTTATATTTCATATGTTTGGTACTACCTTTATAAGCGAAGCGGAAAAGGTAGTATTTAGAGTCCACCTGGGAAGCCCACCAAGTTGGCACCAATACCAAATCCGGCACCCGTGCGCGCCGAGACGCCCATACTAGGAATGTATGTGTCCAATATGGCGAAGGTAGCAGCAGCGGTCAACGCAAGCAAAATGATCTCCTCCATATTCAAAGACTTCTTGGGAATAGCAAAGGCTGCAATAGCAACCATTAGACCCTCAATCAAATACTTAACAATTCTCTTAACAAGCTCAGCAACATTAAACATAGCCATTCTATATAAATAAAAAAGAAAAAAATAAGAATTTGTTATAACAAATAAATAAAATGAAATAAATATTAATTATAAAAATTAAAACTTAAAACGAATAACTAAATAAATATACAATGAGTGGAAAATCTAAATCTAATGTTGCGAAGAAGCTAGCTTTTGAACGAAAGTTAAGAAACGACGGGTCTGCTAATCCTAAATATGTTGATTTGTTGGAGTTGGATAAGCCCATTGCCGGCCAACAATTTGGCTGTTTTTCTTTTATCACCCCTGAGAAGATTTTGAAGCAAAAAGAGATGTTCTTCTTTGAATCATTCCTAAAGAAGTGGGAATTCACCAAGTCAATGGAGAAGTTTCATCAATTCCTTAATTTTGTTTCGTTTAAATACAAGTTGAATTTTGAGGATGTGATGAAGGATTATGAGGGGTTTGTAAAGGAGGAGAGGGAGAACATTATTAGCTCGTCTATTGAGGACGATTACAAGACATTTATGGATAAGAATGAGGAGGAGATGGAGAAGCAGTTCAATATTAAGCACAATTTCCAGACTTCTGTCAGAGGCTTCAAGTCCAGAGGCAATTTTCCCACTCAAGAGGAGGCTGAGATGCGTGCTAAATTGTTGCGAGAGACTGACCCTAGTTTTGATGTCTTTGTTGGCCCTGTTGGTCAATGGCTCTGCTGGGATCCTGAGGCTTACAAGACTGGTCGTGTTGAGTATATGGAGGAGGAGCTTAACCAATTGGCTCAGGAGAAGCAGAAGAACGAGACTGTTGCCAAGACCGCGTTTGAGCAGCGTGTGAAGGAGACCAAGCAAAAGGCAATTGATGAAAACAAGAAGAATGCTGAGAAACACGGAAGTACCATTACCCAGGATATTGACAAGGAGGGTAATCTTGTGGGTGCTGAGGATGCGAAGTTTGCTAAGGGTGATACCATTTCTGCTGCTGATATTCGCAGTGAGTTATTTGATGGTGACAATATTATTACTGGTCAATCGGATTACGGTAGATCGGAGTTACTTAGTGGACCTTTTGCTTTAAAAAAGAAGGAAGAGGAGGACAGTATGGAACGTCTTGATTAACACTAATAGTTTGATGCGTTATTTAGGCGTCTAATTACAATATAAAAATAGGATTATTTTTTATATTATATTATTTTAAATGAGTACGTTTTATAATTATGCCAATACAAATATAGATGATGCTAATACAAATATCACTGCTAATACAAATACCACTGCTAATATAAATGCCAACCCTAATACAAATGCTATTACAGAAGGTAAAAACAAGGCCAAGCCAGAAATATATGAAGATTTTTTAATTTTTGGAAATTTCTTTGGTCTAGTTCCTGACGCATATGTAAAATACTTTAATCTGTTTGGACTACAGCTAACATGTACACTTGTTTTTGCTTGTATTTATTATTTATTGCTACTTGATTTTGACAGAAATTTTTTTATACAACCTGGATTTCCTAAAAAACAATTTTTAGATTACAAATGGGGAATTGCTTTAATTATGTCAATTAATTTTCAGACAACTACAGCATATGTAGATCTTAAATGTAAGAATTTTCTTTCTAGGTCTGTTTTCGCATTACAAATAGTGTGTGCGTTTGCTATTACGTTTTTGTTCTTTTTGTAATTTATTTGGTTACAATGATTTTATTCTATAATAATAAATTAGTCATATTCAACCCAAGACCGTTTAAAAAATACATCACTTAGGGCAAAATAACTAAAAAATAACGCACCACCTTTTGGCGAAATTGTTGCAAAAATAAAAATTAACAATAAACATAAATTATGAAATATTGACGATGACCTACCCGAACCAAGACCAATGTCAAGGTATAATGGTACATATTTAACTACCAATAATACTATTGATAAAAATATAATTACAAAATTATATGACAAATTACTAACTCCTGAAAAAAAACTTATAATAAAGTTAATAATAAAAATTGTCAAAATTAATTTAATGATATTGAATATATTGTTTCCTCCTTCTATATATGTACACATATTACTACCCGCATTTTTTTTTTCATTTAATTTTTTGTCACTTGTATATGCTATAGATAAAACTGTCCTTTCGGAGTTATCATCATCATTTGGAGGAACTTGATGAATTGTAGTTCCTCCATTAAAAATAGCGGCATCACCTTCTTCAAAATGTACTGAATGAACTTCACCTTTTTCATCTTTATATTGTAAAGGGCTTATTTCTCCCTTTTTTTTAAAACAAATTATTACATTGTATATTTCACTAACATTTTGAGGATCAACATGCCATAAATGTTGTGATTCTTTTCCGTGATAAACATAAATAGTAGCTTTGTTTGTTCCTAAATAATATAGTTTTTTTCCTATTTCTTCTTCATATCGTTTTCTAATTTTTTCAGAAAGATCAGTTAGTATTGTTTTTTCCTCTTCGCTATGACTATCTCCATACTGGTAGGATGTTGTATTTTTTCTTGAAAACCAAGGAACATCTTTTGCCTGTGGTACATTTATACTTTGTAATTTTTTAACATCTTCATCATTTATCATTTTTTTTACTGATTTACAAAATGGTTTTACTTTTTTATAGTACGTTAATTCATCTCTACGTCTATACATATTTATAATTCTCCTAACAAAATTTTGATCATACAATTCCATACTACCCGAATAATCTACGATAAATAATAATACAAAATATACTATAGGTATTAAATACTCCTTTCCTTTATAGAATGTATCCTTTGTTTCTATAAATTGTTTAAATAACGAAGCATAATAATTCATTATAATAATATAAATATATATTTATTATTTTATAAATATAACGAAATGGATCAAAACAATTTGATAATATTTAGCTTTATAAAGTAATATTATCAATTCTACCACTTTGATTTTTTAACCGCAATCTTGGGTCCTTGACCACGTTTCTTGACGTTATTCGGGTCATATTGCTCATCTTCTTCATCATCATTGATGGATTTAGATAACTCCCAGAACTCCTTGGACCCTAATCTGAAGTCATTATGTGCGTCTGCTTTGTACCAGAAAACTTGGTCCTGTAATTTGTTGGATTTGGAGTTGTTATTTATCACCAAGCACTCATAATTTTCAGTACATTGATCCATCACTTGACAAAATGACTCCAATGTAGGAAACATACCAGCATAATTTTCGTAAATTCGCTTTCTATTGGCAATATACGGCTCTCTTAAAATAAAAACGTAATCAATGTTAGTTCTTAGCGTCGGTGGAATACCCAACGGATATTGCATTGTGATGATTAACATCACTTTCCAATGTCTCCCGTTCATAAATAGGAGCCGCATCATCTTATCTCTGGCCCACGTGTTGTCATACAAGCAATCATCTAAAATCACAAAGGTTCGGGGGTCAATTGTACTGCGTTTAAATTGCTCCATTTCCTTCTTAATCTGCTTCAAAACCTGACGTTGTCGCTTCAAAATATTTTCAACAATAGCAGTATTATATTCATTATGAATAAACAATTTGGGTACTAATGCGCCGTAGAACCCGTTACCTTCTTCAGTGCCGGATATAACAGTACCAATTGGAATACTTTGCTGATAATAGAGAAGATCCCTGACCAAAAATGACTTACCGGTATCACGACGACCAATTAGAACAACGACGGGACCTTTAGATTCATTTGGTTTGAAACTAATACTTTTCATATCAAAACGCTTTAGTTCTAAATTCATTATAATTAATAAAGAATATTATTATTTTTATTTAACTTAATTATATGACCAAACATATACATATTATTGGGCCGTTTAATACTGGCACAAATTTATTAAATAATATTATTTCTAATTCTGATGTTATTGATTTAGTTGACAATGACTCTATTGTTATTTATAATAATGATAACGAACCTATTCATAAACATACATTAATTATAAAAAACATAAATAATTATTTATTAGATAAGAACAACATAGTTATTATTATGTATAAAAACGTGTATAATTGGTTATATAGCATTAAAAAATGCTCTTATGATATTGTATTTTCAAATATGTATTCAGAAGTTGGATTATACTCAAAAAAATTTGCCAATATGATTGAATTATACAATTTTTATTATATTAATTACATATCCATATTAAACAATTTTAATAATGTTATTTTTATGGATTATGAAAAGATAATTGATACCAATACATCGTTTGATTATATTAATTCCAAATTACAAAAAATAAATTTACAAATTATATCAAAAGATAAAATTATCACTGAATTATCTAAACCTTCTAAAAATCATGGCGCTCCTATAAATTCTGCTACAGATGCTAAAAATAATTATAAAAACAATAATGAAATGGTTAAACAATTTGTGGAAAAAATACCCGTTTTAAATAAAAGTGTAAAGTCTAGTATAATTAATTATTTTGAAAATACATAACTAACATATTCAAACTGTTCTTTAGGAAAAAATGAGTTAAATATTACTAATATTTATATTTTAATTAGCTAATGACAACAATGTTTAGTGTTAATTATCAAAAGAGGAAGAACATAAACCTCTTTACCAAGTTTCAAACTAACAAAAGGATTAATCTGTCAAATGTACAGAACTATATTCCTATTTATGACCGTTTCTTCTCATTAAATAACACTAATTATAACTCAATCAATCTAAATCATCTATGGTCTATTTCAGACATTAAAGAGAAAGATGGTGAAAAATCTGAGAACATATTCAATTGTAAATTAAAGAATATTTCGGACATTGAAGATTTTACAATGACGCAAAAAGTGTTCTTTAAAATGGCTCCCTTGTTAGATCCTTTCAAATATATTGTGGGTAAATACAACCATACGGACGAGCAATTGTTTAACCTGCCTTCATTTGATAAGACTATAAGAGTACATCCTAAAATTGAAGACACTAACAACTCTTCTTATATTGATGGTTTCTTTTGTTTTCTAACAAGTCAGATGTTGAACAATCACAGTTTTATTCACGGGGTTGACTATTATGGATCATTTTTGGCTATTAAAAACAACTACAAATTGAATATTATTGATGATTTGGATTATTTGATTACTTCGGAATTTTTCAATAAGAAGCAAAATGTGTTGTTTAATGTAGAGGATTATAGTCATTTAATTACCAATGATGATGATGGTGTAAAAGCGTTAAAACCTTTGAACATTTTAAATGGATCGCAAAAATCGGTATTATCGGCTAAATCAATTGATGACACCATTTTTGAGAATATATTTGAAACAAGTCATTCTTCTTCAAGTCATATTACTCTTGCCGACGTTAAACATATGAATGTTGAGTTGGTTGATATTATGAACTCTAGTGAATTTAATATTCTGGATCAAAAAAAATCCGAAACGCTTAAATCTGGTTCTACTTGCTCTTCAAGAACATCGCATACAAATGAGAATGATAATATAAATGACAATGAAGAAAATAGTATATGCGACGACGACGAAATCATTCGTTCTGCTTCTGGCTCTGGTTCTAAATGTGATTCTGGTTCAGATCTATCAAGTGATTATTCCGACATTGATGAAGAAAATTTGATTTTAACAATACCACAATTTCCAGTCCAAGTTATTTGTATGGAGAATTGTGAAAGCACATTTGACGAGTTAATTATGAATAATGAACTAAGTCACGATGAATGGTTTGCCGCATTAATGCAAATCATTATGATTCTAATTACATATCAAAAATCGTTTTCCTTTACACACAATGATTTACATACAAATAATGTAATGTATGTTTCAACTAACAAAAAATACATTTATTATTGTTACAAGAAAAAGTATTATAAAGTTCCAACATTTGGCAAAATATTCAAAATTATTGACTTTGGGCGCGCTATTTATAAATTAGGTGGTAAGGTATTTTGTAGTGACAGTTTTCAATTAGGTGGTGATGCCGCAACACAATATAATACCGAACCCTACTTAAATGATAAGAAGCCACGCTTGGAACCTAATTTCAGTTTTGATTTGTGTCGCCTAGCCTGCTCTATATTTGATTATATAATTGATGATGTTGATGACGTAAAGAACTTGAGCGAATGTGAACCAATTGTAAAGCTGATTGTTGAGTGGTGTATTGATGATAACGGTGTCAATGTTTTATATAAAAATAATGGTGTAGAGCGTTATCCAGATTTTAAATTGTATAAAATGATTGCCAGATGTGTTCACAATCATACACCCAATGCTCAACTTGAACGCCCTGAATTTAGCAAATTTGTCTGTCAGAAAAATAATTTAGCAAAAGGAGAATTAATTATAAATATTGACGATTTACCGTGTTATGTTTTGTAAGATGACATTATTATTGTAAATTATCGTGTAAATTATTTTATTTGTAAAATTTATCAAAATAGAACTTGGTTATTTATTTATTTTATATTATGTTAGTAATATAAAATGAGTTATGGGTTTATACTAACAAGACACGTGAATTCTGCGAAAACAAATGAATATTGGAATCACTGTATCAAATTAATTAGAACAAACTATCCTCTTAAGAAAATTATAATTATTGATGACAATAGCAATTATAGCTATGTGAAAGCACATTTTGAATATACAAATGTTGAAATTATTCAATCAGAGTTTCCTGGTAGAGGAGAATTATTGCCTTTTTACTATTTTATAAGAAATAAATGGTTTGATAATGCTGTTATTATTCACGACAGTGTTTTCTTTCATACTCGCATCCCATTTGAGACATTTAGATTGCCTGTTTTGTCTTTATGGCATTCAGTTTACGACAAGGAAAATTTGCCAAATATTATGCGAATTGTATCTCAATTAAGAAATAACACAAAACTTAGACAAGAACTTATTGGAAGCGATGTGAATATACTAGGTATGACAGAAAAAACCCTATTCAATTTAAGTTTTGGAAATATATGTTATATAAATCACAATTTTTTGCTTAACATTGAACGCAAATATAACTTAAGCAACTTAGTTAATGCCCTACATTCTCGGGCTGATCGCTGCTCATTAGAGAGAATAATGGGTCTACTATTTGACGTTGAATATTCAAATACAAGGACAATAAAATCACTATTTGGTAATATATATAAAACACATTATAAATCATTTAATTATACATATGATGAATATATAAGGGATTTTAAAAACAAAAAACTAGCAGGGGGTGTAGTAAAAATTTGGACGGGGCGATAAATGAAATAACAGACGTCATTCATTTGGTGAGTAAAAATAATTATTATTAAATATTTAATCATAATAATAATAATTTATTTATGATTCAAAATATATTATCTAAAATAATGACTAATACTAATTTAGAATTGTTTCAAAGCATATTATCATTTTTGAACGCTGTTTTTTGTGTATTTTTTATGTACAAATATAATGAAACCAAGGATCCAAAATATTTTAAATATACAATGTATTATGTAATTCTTCCGTTTTTAATTATTGATTTTACCATAAATATTTACTTGATTGTAAATAAACCTGAAAACGAAAGAAAATCATGTTTAGAGACAATTTTTCATCATTTAATCACACTGTTATTAATATTATGGTCTTATTTTTTTGGAATATCTCATTTACCTGATATTATATATAATGTATATATGTTTGAAATTAGTTCTATTTTTTTAAATATTCGTTTCTGGATCAAAGAATATTTGAAAACAATAGAAGGTGAAGCTGTACCTAAATTAATTTCAATATTTCAAACATTTAACGAGTTATTATTTTTTATATCTTTTATTTATTTCCGTTGTTATGTATTTTTAAAAGAAATTATATTTAATAAAAATTTTTATGATAAATTAATTGGCAGTGGAATGATTTTAAATAAATTATTTATTGGCGTTGTCTTTATTTTCCTTTTACTTAATTTTTACTGGTCTTCTATAATTTGTAAATCATTCTATAAGCGAATTAATAAAATTATTCAGGAAAAAAATCAAACAGATTATGTAGATGATGAAATTATACTTATTGAAAAAATTAAGGATGAGATTATTAACAGCAGAACAAATAATAACAAATGAATTATAAAAGATAAATTAATTTAACTATGTTAGTTAAGTCAATTTATATTAAGTTAAAAGGGCGGATTATCAGTGAACGCGATTGGCTGAGAAGTGCCTACAACATTTTCAGCAAGGGCTGGCGTAACTTGCTCGTAAACAAAGTTTCCCGCTACTATACTAACATAAACAACCAATGTGTCTCGTACAAGTAGTTTTAATGGTTTACTTTCCTTCTCTACAAAGCGCATCTCCAAGAATTTAACAATAAAAAATATGACAGATATTATCCCTGCTACTACAAATATATTTTCCATTTTTACAATATATTTTTAGTTTCTTATTACAATATTAACGCAATTGTTTGTTAGTTTACGATAATACTTCAATATCATCTAAAAGTAGATCTGGTTCCAATTGAACTCCTGGTTGGCCTATAACGTGAATATCTAAATTACCCAATTCAATGTCTTGATCTGATATTTGTAATTTATCATTATCCTCCTCCTCTTCCATCTTTCGCTGAATATTCCTTAATGTGCTTATTTCTTCTAATCTTTCAATTGTCTTTGGCGCACTAACCATTTGTTCCTTATTATTATCATCTAACATTGAATCCATATCGTTGAATTTGAGAGACTGGGTTAAAGAGTCACTTGATTCCAATTTATGAACCGTTCCGTCCGGTTCTTTTTCTTTTTCCTTTTCTTTTTCCACTTTTGTCTCCTTAACTTCGGAAATAAACTCGGTTTCACCTTGCGCATTTAAAGGCGCACTTTGTTCTACGATTTGCTCCTTAATTTCCTGTATTACATCTTCCTCCACTGTCTCATCCATATATGCCCTCAATATGCTCTCAATCGGGATGCTTTCTCTGACTGCGTTTAAAATACACTCTTGTACGATTATCTCTAGCTCACGATTATGTTTTTGTACTTGTAGCGGCATTGTATTGACCTCAAATAAATAGACATTCTTGTAAATCTTTCTTGCCACATTGACATATGCTTTGTGGATAAAATCGTCTAATTTGGGAATATTAATATCAATCTTCTTCTGCTTTTGACCTACACGCATAGCAGTTAGCAACTTTAGTTGAATAATATGTACACAAGTAACCAAATCTTCTAAATAAGTACAGCAACTCTTTTCAATAATTCTTTTTCTTTCCGTTTCAATAATGTTGGCATTCCACTTCGGAATACGAGCAATTAGGTTCTGAAATGTCATCAAATACTTGTCCATTTCGCCATTGGTTCTACAAAGAGTTAGCGACTCATCAAAAATAGATCTAAACCCTTCAATAATTAAAGGTGTCAAAATTGTTAATAAACGAGCCCCCCATTCGTTCTTTGATTCGTGTAATGAACTAACATTGAAATCATCCATTGTTTATTTATGTAATTATTGAACCTTATTTTTTCCCTTTTCAAACTTATTTATTATAAAATACAAGAAAATATGGTCTAAAATGGATAAAAATGCGCGGGACCATATATGCTGTCATATTTTCTTGTATTTTTCATCTCTATTTTATGGTAACACATTTTTTCTGAAAAGTCAAAAGGGAAATGAAATTTGGACATTTTTAAAAATGTCCAGAAATGAAAACCCAAAAAAAGTTTTGAAAATGACCTTTTTTTCACTTTTTCACCATAATGGTCTCAACTTTATTTTGAGAGTTGAAAAAACTGTTATGCTAATTTTTCGTATTTCCCCAATCATTTTTTTCTGTTTCTAATATATGAAACAAAGTGAAACATATTTAGGAGAAAAAGAGGAGAAAAAAGAGAAGACATATTATTGTGAGAAATGTGACTATGTATGCTGTGTAAAGTTTTCATACGATAGACATATCCAGACGACAAAACATAAACTGAAACAATCCGAAACAAATGAAACACAAAAGGAGAAAAAAGGAGAAAAAAATGTTTGTGATTGCGGACAATTATTTAAAAGTAGAACAACGTTATGGAGACATAAGCAAAAATGTGATTATTACAATGAAGAGCAAAATCAGGAAAATCAAGAACCCGAAAAAGTCAAACAATTTGAAACAAATGAACCAACCACCAAGGAAATTATTGATCTTATGCGCCTCCAAATGCTTGAAAATCAGGAATTGCGCAAAATTATGCTTTCACAACAGCAACAAATCATTGAATTGGCGACCAAAACATCTATTACAAATACAAATTGCAACAATACCAATACGAACAATACTAACACATTTAATCTAAATATGTTTCTTAATGAGAAATGTAAAGATGCGATTAATATTAGCGAATTTGTAGATAATGTTAAAATACAATTATCCGATTTGGAGAATTTTGGACATATGGGTTACGTTGAAGGCGTTTCCCAAATTCTTATAAATAATTTGAAAGACCTGGATACATATTCAAGACCCATTCATTGCAGCGATTTGAAACGCGAAGTCCTTTATATAAAGGACAATAATGAATGGACGAAAGAAACTGAGGATAAACCAGTTTTAAAAAGCGCTATCAAAAAAATTGCTAATAAAAATATTAAACAGATTCAGACTTGGAAAGATGAAAACCCTGGTTGTTGCAATTCGGAATCCAAAAAGAATGATCAGTATATGAAAATAGTAATGAACTCCATGTCCGGAGGCACAAGCGAAGAACAAATTAACAATATTTCCCAAATTGTCAAAAATGTCGCAAAGGTTGTTACTATTGAAAAATGTGGCAACAAGTGAATATTAAATATTAAGTTAACTAATTTATTAACTTAACATTTCTTACATAAATGATATATTTTCCAGAACCAGTTTGTTGTCCAAATAGGTAAAATTCAATATAAATAATAACAACAATTTCTCATTCCGAAATTCTTTGCGCACTTTATTAAAAGCAATCAGTAGTTCATATTGCTTCTCTGTAGACACTGTTATTTGACCATCTTCTATTAATTTGATTAAATCCAATCCATTATACGCCTTTTCATACAATTTGGTTACAAATGTTAGTATGGATGTTTCAGTCATCTTATTATTCATAGTTTTTTCCAATTCTGTTTTAAGCCAGTCCAGTCGCTGCTTCTTGAGCGTCTCCATTTTAAATGTCTGTTCCAAATTGTATTTATAAAGGTTGATTAGTTTCCCATTATGCTCTGGTTCAGGAATATATATCTCGCAAAATCGCGACAAAATTGGCTTCAACATTTTATATTTATCTTCCACAATAATGAAAAACCGTGTATTATGACTGAATAATTCAATACATCGTCTCAAAGCCGATTGCGCATCCATTGTTAGTTTGTCTCCATTTAACAAGATAATACTTTTAAAAGTGTCGCCGCCATTGGAATTAATATGTGTCTTGGCAAAGAACTTCAGCTCCTCGCGAATAAATTTAATGCCTTTTCCGTGAGCACAATTGACATACATTACAAAATCTTTGATTTTTTCTTTATTATTATCGTAGATAAGAGTAATAAATTCATTCACTAATTTGCTTTTACCGCTACCAGAAGGCCCGTTGAAAATAATATTAGGGATCTTTTTGTTCTTGTGAAAATAATCCAGTTTATTCTTTATGTTTTGGTGAATTGGTAGCATTTTATGTTTGTTAGTTATGTATTAATACATAAGTGTTTTTATATATAAATAAAGCGTATTAATTTATTATTACGATTTATTTGGTACTAGGCTTTTTCGCTTCGCTTATGCCACACTTGACAAACTATGTGTATACGGGTTCTCCATAAATGCTGACAACAATGATGAATCAATGCGGTTATTATCTTGGTAAGCATTCACATATTGTGGTGTATTTGTTGTACCATATGTTTGTAGAGATGGTCCCGATGCGGTTGTTGCGCTCGGCGCCCATAATCGGTTATTATCACGATCTGAATCCAATTTGGACATTGACATATTAATTGAAGAATTGAAATTCTTAGCATTGCCTTGGTTAATTCTACCAGCAACCAACTTCTCCTTCGTATCATTATTGGTCTGACGATAAACCGCGTCATATTGTCTAGAACCGTGTTTAGAAGCCGCACCACCAGCAGGGTTCAATTGGTAGCAGTCAGTTGTAGTATCACGCTGATTCGCAATGGACTGATGATCGTGAACTTGATAAGCACCGTTAATTTGGTTGCCAATATTTCCATTGGGTTGATACAATGTGGTTTCCTTAATAGTAGTACTAGTAACTTCGCCTTGATTCTGAACATAGGTGCCGGCTACTTCACCGCCAGCATTTCCATAAATGCGCATATTACAGCCATATTCCTCCTTCTTAGAAGGTCTAAATGCGTCCATAAATGGAGCAATTACTGCGCCAATTGCGCCCGAAAATCCGGAGCCAAATGTTTGTGGCTGTGTATTCACACTACGGTTGTTAGTATAGTTAGTATGACTTTTCAAGAACTCTTCACCGCCAGTATGAGGACCACGTCCAGCAGCATTAGAATGCGACACATCGTATCCTTCAAATTGGTTACGCTTTGTATCTTCGTACATTTTTGGCACTTGACCCGCTGTCTTTAGATTGGAGTTGGGTGTTCCTGTCACGGCTTTAGTTGTCTCGTTACGATTTGATGTGTGGAATATTTCATCGGCAACCATACGGGTCGCTTTTTCAGCACCAGTAGTTGTTAACCAACGGTCCTGCGAATTAACAAAGAAACCATCAGGTCTATTTTTCTCAACCTTGCCTTGAATACCAATATTTTTAATTAGGGTTGAAGCCGGTCCCTGTAAATTGTCTAAAGAGTATTCCAACTTGGGGTTTGTCTTGACACGCATCTCATCTACATTGCGATCAAGCCAGGCATTTCGGTCTTCCATTCCTGAGTTGAATCCACCACTGCCCTCGGAACTAAATCCCTTTCCTAAACCAGGGCCAACGTGTACTGACTCAAAAGGCTTAACCATATTATTCTTTAGACCAGGAGCAACGCGCGATTGCATAAAGTCACTCATATTAGGAGCACCATAAGCCCATTGGATATTATCTTGCGGCTTAAACAGAGGCGCCTGCTCAATTTTCTTAATCACCTGGGAACCAGTGCCGGCATAATTGTCTAAAATAGTTTCGGCGTTGTTATTGTTGTAAATTTGCCCTTTTGGTTTGCCACCGTTAAAAGGCACCATATTATTATGTCTAAATTGTTCAGAATCCATATAATTTCCACTTAATGAGTAAACCTGCTGAATATTGGAATCCACTTTGCCGCCGGCTCGTTGTCGTTGCTCATAAGCATTCTGATTGAAATACTTGTCTGTTGCAGTATTCGCGTTTTGATACTCCTGAACCGTGTCAACTAGCTCTTTATTATTCATAATAGGATAGTTTACAGGAGGTACATTGGTATTAGGTAAGTAGTTGGTTTTGGCACCCATATTGTTAAAGTTCTCTTGCTTCTTACCACTATTCGTATTTTGACTACTATTAGTACTACTAGTTGAATTATTTTTATTAGTTGGTTTGGAATTTGTTTTTGATTGATTTGTTATAACATACATTCCTCCTAATGCGATTAAAGGTATAGCTAGTTCCATTATATATTATATATACCTTTTTATAAAAAAGTATTTTTAAAGTATTTTATTATTTAAAATATTTTACAATGTTTTTAATATGGTTTATGCTTGATTTCTGCTACTCTGACGATGATTATTATCCGTATTTGTATTAACATCAGATTTTTCACTCTTCTTTAAATTAAATTTGGCACCTTGATTATTAGCAAAACCCTCTTTTATATTATTTGTACTAGCCGCCAGTTGTAATTTTATATAATCCTGACTATTTCTAGGCTCAGGACACTCTACATTTCTGTTGAAATAATCCTTCTCCAAAATTCTTGTACTAACATTATTTCTAAAGTTCATTTCAGTATGTGCTTGGGGATTAATTGGCAAAATATAACTATGGTCTTGTGGTAAATCGCGAGCAGTCCACGCTGGCATAATTACTCTAGATTGCTCGGTTGTTAGAGTGTCGCAAACAGGATACACAATTGGATCAGAACCCTTAACATATTTATCATTTGGTTTAAGACAGTCCCTGTTCAAATGCCTATCTATGCCTAAAAGAGAACTCTGAATATCAATACTCTTGGTCCACAAATTACCGCCCCATTTTTGCGGGATAATTTGCGGGTCCAACATAAAACACGGTTTTACGCCGTTACCGGGAACATCTAGTATCCAGCGGCCTTGGTCGGTCTGTTGTTGTAATTGTTTTGCTACTCTTGCGGGGTCGTCGTGAAATCTTGTAAATGCCATTATTATATATATTATACTTTTTTATAATAAAATAAAAAAGTATAATAAATGATGACAATAGAAAGGTATTTACACCTTTGAAGATAAATATTATACAACCAACCATCCAATTATCACGCCAGCGTCGTAAAATGTATAACTATAAACTCCATTTGTCCTAATATCTATCGTACTAATATTTACATTAAGAGGTGGATATTGCTTTAAATCAGAAACATTTGTAATTCCAGTAAAATTAAATCCGTATGTGGATGATGCCTTATTTACAGAAAATGTAATTACACCACCAGTTAAAGTTCCAGCAGCAGGAAGAGTGATATTATAATCAACAGCAATTCCATTGTGATAATATAATTTACCATAAGCAGATATTCCGCTCAGAACAACTGATGAATTAACAAGGACAAGCGAGCTAAACATATTTGGAGTAACTTGTGGAATAACTGTTCCATTTACCTTCAATTGATTACAAAGAATATTTAAATCAACATAATCATTTGGAGCATTTTGGTCCTGACATCTTATTTGACTTTCACTTGGAGTAGTTGTAATTTCTGTAATAATATTATTTGTTCCATTTGAAAAATTAGTAGTGTATAATTGATAATAAGATAATCCGCTTGATGTAACTGTTCCACCATTATTATAATTCACGACCATTCCAATATTATTTATTTGACTATCTGGATAACCTCCTCCTATAACCGGTGTAAAAGTAAGATGTGCATTGGATAATTGACTTTGAGCGTCAACTCCATTATTTCCAATAGTAATACTTTGTGCTTCTATGTTGTTTGTAATTGTATTTTGATATTGTCCAATCGTAATTGTACCAGAACTAACCTGAGCTACATCAGTTTTTATGTCTACCGAATTATTGTGAGGAGCTTGTGTATATGTAGTATTAATTGTAGATTTTGTAATTGTTGTGTTAGCATTAGGATTGCTTATTGTAAGATTTGAATGAAGCAATTCATTTGTAGAATTAATTCCATCTGATAGTATTATTTGAGCGGTGTTATTATTTGGTTTTAATGATATATAAGCAGGATCAGGGTCTACATTCATATAAATATTATCTGAACGCAACGCATTACCATTAGTTAAATCCATCCATATTCCTTCCAGACCTGAAGGAATTGGATTTGTTGCTTGTGGTTCCAATGCTAAATAAGTAGGATCAATACCACCTTCAACAAATAACTTGCCAAAAACCATTACATCACCCGTGTAGCCAATGCCTGTATATCCTGGACCTGTTGCGCCGGTGTAAGCACTATTATTCCATTGACTCGGACCTGTTGGACCCGTATGTCCTGTAAAACCTGTAGGTCCTGTAACACCTTCGGCTCCCGTAGGTCCACCCGCAGGCCCTGTCATACCTTCGGCACCAGTGTATCCTGTAGGCCCAATAACCCCTGGTGGTCCTTGTTTGCCGTCAGCACCGCCAACTTTACTATTACAACAACGTCTAGCGTCTAAATAATTTGAATAACTTGACATTATATATTACTATATTAGTAAATAATTTTATATTTGTTTTAAATTAAAATTACTATAAAATTATTTAATTATACAATTGTTAATCAAATAATATATACATTTTGAGGGTGTTCTATGTAGCAAGGAACCGTTCCATTACCAGGAACATTTAATATCCATCGGACTGGGTCTGTATGTTGTTGTAACCTTTTCATTGTTCTAGCGTCGTCATAATTAAATCTGGTATTGGCCATAGTAATATAATATACTTTTTTTATAAAAATGTTAATCGCATATAAAATAGTAGCAAAAGCAAAAATACTTTTTTATAATGAAATAAAGAAAAGTACTTTTTATGGAACAATACTTAATACTCCACCATTAATCCATAAAGCACCACTAATAGCAGGAGCACTGGTAGGTAGATTTGATAATACAATAAGTCCAGTAGTTCCAGCACTCAAATTGATATTAGCACTTGAAGCCAAATTAATACCGGCATCCGCATTCAAATTAATATCCACATTTGAATTAAGATTAATATTATTCCCGCCACTATACGTAGTTATATTTACATCCCCATCACTCGTGAGGTTAATATCACCACCATTCCCGACATTTGTCGTTAATACAATTCCTTCCTTTGCGTTTAAAAATAAAATCCCGCTTTGCTCGTCTATTGTAAAATTACCACCTTGACTGTCTTGGTGTGTTATTCCGCTACCACTCGCTCTTTGTTCGTATTTAATATTTAAAGTTCCTCCTTCATTTTCTTGGTTGCTAAAAAAGTTCAAATTATCGGTTTGTAGAGTGGCGTTATATTGTCTTGAGTCGTCAAATGGGTCTTGTTGGTTTCCACTAATAACTAACGAACCAGTATTACTCACCTTTGTATTCCAAGATGTATAATCCGTAGATGTTATATTCGTAATATCGTAATTTATATTTAAAAATCCATCTACACCTCCACCAGTATTTAAAGTCGTTGTAATGGGGTGATTTGGTGCGGTTGCCGTGCTGGTGCTATTAATTCCAGCAAAAGTAATATCCGTCACTACTTGCGGGGTTAAAAGATTATCATAAAACTCTGCCGTCAAATTGGTCTTATTATCTGCGGTTAAAACTTGCTGTAAAGTTGGAATTGTTGGATTATTTGTCGTATTAATTATATCAGACCACGATGCTTGAATAGTTGTATTTGTAATTTGTCTTAAATATTCAGTTGTAAAACTTGTAGTTGTGCCTGTTGCTCCTAATGAATTATCTAACAAATTAATTTCATTATTATTTAGTGTAACAACATTTACTTCTGTAGGTGTAAGACCATCTGATAAAGTTAGTTGAGGGTTTCTTGTTGGCTCTAATTCTATATACCCTGTTGCGCCCGAAAAATCATCCATTCGCATTTTTTGAACTCTTAATGACCCGCCGGTTTCTATCCACATACCGTCTAGGCCAGATGGAAGTGGATTTGATGCTTGTGGTTCCAACGCTAAATAAGTAGGATCAATACCACCTTCAACAAATAACTTACCAAAAACCATTACATCACCAGTATATCCAATTCCTGTGTATCCGGGACCTGTAGGACCAGTGTAAGCAGTGTTTACCCATTGACTTGGTCCAGTAGCACCAAATCCGGTCATACCTGTAGGTCCAGTGTCACCAGTAAAACCTGTGGATCCAGTTGCTCCAAATCCGGTCATACCAGTAGGTCCTGTATATCCAGTAAATCCAGTGGCACCAGTAGGACCACCTAGAGGACCAGTAGGCCCTGTTGCTCCACTTCCACCAGAAGAACCCTTACATCCAGTCGGACCACGACCCCCTGTATATCCTGTGGAACCAGTGACGCCCGCAGGTCCAATTGGACCACTATTTCCTTGATCACCCTTAGGTCCTTGAGGTCCGACAAGTTTATTTTCACAACAACGTCTAGCGCCTAAATAATTTGTGTAACTTGACATTATATATTACTATATTAGTAAATATTTTTATAACATTTTTATTTCAAATATTATAAAATGAATTTATTAAAACTTATTTTTAAAATGTATAACTATTTTGGTAATACCTTTTTACACCTTTTCTCATTTCAAACGCCGATTAATATCAATGTGTTCTTAAATAATTCTTTGTGTTTTTGTAAATATTTATAATCAAAAATTTTGTTACATTTATTACAATGTAACAAATATATAAATCTTGAACATTGTGATATATGAGCCTTTTTCTGTTTTTTATAAATTTCAGAATTTAATATTTTTGCTCCACAAAAAAAACAAATCATATATAATTCTGTAATTTATTTTTATATAATTTTTATTATATAAATATTGGGCGTTTGAAATGAGAAAAGGTGTAAAAGGTATTAAATGGTATTAAAGTTTTTGGCTATACCTTTTTAAAAGGTATATTTAAAGTTGCGTTAAGGAAATGGAGAAAAACAGATTTACATCTGTTCCTGTAATTGGCGTACCGCCACCTTGTCGTAATTGAATAAAAAATGTTGTCTGTGCGGTTGTTAATAAATCAATTACATCATTTCCAGTACCACAAGTAACTCCAGCGCCAGCATTTAAATAAAAATTATTACCACTATTAAAAACTACAGGTTCATAAAAATTTGCTGGATTGGTTGAATCTACAAGAAGTAAGTAAAAGTTACTATTTGAAATAGCAACATCTTCTTGTATAGACCAGGAAATTGCCCATTTTTTATTAGGAGTAAGTGCTGGAATAGTTATTGGATCAGAATTATAAAGTATACTTGTAGCAATTAAGTTAGGGACAGTGCCAGAAGTACCAATATTATAATTTACTATGGTACCTGTACCGGCAGGTCCCGTCGCGCCTTGTAGACCACCAGCTGGTCCAGTAGGTCCAGTAGCTCCTGTAGGTCCCACACAACAAGCACCTTGAGGCCCAATCGGGCCAAGAGGACCTGTTTGACCTCGTAAACCAACTGGTCCCGTAGGTCCAGTTATACCAGATTCACCCTGATCACCCTGAACACCCTTTGTCTTAATATTACAACAACTAGTTTTAATATAATATTGGGAATATGTGTTAGAATAACCTGACATCTATTATATTATTTATAAACATTTTTAAAAATAATATAAATTTATATTCAATCTAATAATAACCATTTTACCTTATACTCTTATAATATTTGTGTAAATGTAATACTGAATGTTAGTCCGCTAAATGTCACAGGTGTTCCTGAGGTAGTTTTTTGCATTAATTGTACAACATAATCAACCTCTTGACTACTGGTTAAATCTAAATAGTCATTTCCGGAACCATACATTTTGCTGCCATTATTTCCTGAATACAAATAATATGGATGGGCATCTGTAAAAGTTGCTGGTTCAAAATATGTTCCGGGATAATAAAAATTCTCTAGCCGGACATAGAATTGATTATCCGTGTCATTCCAGTTTTCCACAATGTTCCAGCTTATTGCCCATTTTTGCTCGCCAAGAGGCAATGTAATATTTGCGCTGCCCGCTGTAACTGTGGTAGATACATTTGTGAAAGTAGAATTGTATGTTGTAGTAGAACTGATTGTTGTGAAATATGTATTGTAATTGATAATATATGAGCCAGGTGTTCCGGTAGGTCCTGTAATACCAGTTGCTGGTCCTTTGGGTCCGTTTTGACCTTTCGGGCCTCTGTAACAAAGCCCTGTTGGACCTGTAAATCCAGTCGGTCCAGTTGGTCCATCTGTACCAATCGGTCCAATTTGGCCACCGGAACCTTGTTCGCCTTTTAGTCCCTTCAATGGATTCGGAATATCACAACAACGATTTCTTCCTAGATTAGTTAACATTATAATACTATATTAATATAAATAATTTATTTATTTAGTATTTTTATATCAAATATAATGAAAAATAGTAAATATTATTAATTAAATATTTTGTTACGATAAATGGTAACAAATTACGTAGAGGGCAACGCGGCGAGGCATAACCGAATGCTGCCCAAACTAGCTACATCGTACTTCACAACCAGAGGCAAATCGTTCTCCAAGTAGATTTCAATTTGTGAGCACAAGTTGGTACACTTGATGAAGTAGCCGAGGTTCTTTAGAGAAAACTCTCCTTGAATGATCTTAGACGAGTCCTGCTTCAAAATGAAGCCCATTGCGCCGTCGGATTCGGCACGATGAATTTCAGCAGACGCAAATTGCCCCTGGCACTTGAATATCAGCTCATTACCAACCGACTTGATTTCCAACTTGTCCGAAATACAAGACAAATCACGAATAATCTTCTGGAAGTCAGCAGATGGTAAGTTAATGATAGACGAGAATTTCACATCGGGATACTGTAGCTCCTCTTGGTCAGGCTCAATCAGCTTCAACTTCTGCGTCTTACATTGCTTAATATCTCCGTTCTCAAATTTCAAGGCCAAGTGTGATACAATGCCGTCGTAATAGTCGGCATTTTCAATGTAAATGGTTAACGTATCGTCATTGTCAATGGAGTTAATGAGCTTAAAAAGGTGAAACATATTGACGCCGATAATGATCTTCTCTTTCTTGCACTCATAAGATTCAAAATTTTGAGCGGCTAAATACAAATGTGCTAAAATAGTGTGCGACTTGTCCATATTAATAATACGAATTCCGTCGGGTTGGAATGAAATATTGGTCTCTAAAAGAATGTCTTTCAATGCGGTCATTAATGTTCTAAAGGGTGCGATTTGGACTGTTTTAATTGTTAAAACATTTCCATCATTTGTTTTATTTGGTTGTGCCATTTTCTATAATATATGTAATTTTGAACGCAAATCTTTAAATAGTTATATTTAAAATTTATTAAATTATTGCTTAGAATAACTACTAAAGTATAACCGCTAAAAATACAAATAAAGATATATTATTACTATTTAAAAACAAGACCCTATAGTAATAGTAATAACAACAAAATGGAATCACAATTAGAAATTTTAACAGACGTTGGGAAGCCACCTGAGAATATTATTTCAGATCTATATGAAAAATACAAAGACAATCAATATATGTTGAATCGTTTACAAATATATATCACCAATTTGCCTAATTTATTAGATGCTGAAAATAGGAAATATGAAGAGCGTGTTTTAAGAATAAATGAACTAACAATGGAGCAGGATAACTTCTACAAGGTGTTTCTTATGAAGCACCAGTATTTCTATATGCCTTACAATACTATTTACTATGAATATGATGGAAAAACATACAAGATTATCAAGGAAGACGACATACACCACCATTTACTTTCAACCATCACGGATGAAGGTAAGTTGATGGCGTGGAAGCACAAGACAAAGCAGAATATTATCAAGCAAATCAAGGACCGCACGTTATTCAAGTCTGTTCCTGAGACCTATACCATTCAAAACGTATTGGGATTTTTACAGACCATTTTTGATACCAAATCGGAAGCCAAGTACTTCTTGACAATTATTGGTGACTGTATTTTGAAGAAGAATATTGGTGATAATCCATTACAGTATTTTATTAATGCGAATACAAAAAAAATAGTGTCACTTATTGATTCAATTGCGTATATCACAACTGGTAACTCAATAATGAGTAATTTCATTTCTAAATATCACGACACGCATAATTTATCTTGTTATCGCCTTATTAAAACGAGTGTAAACGATACCGGAATATCAACGGATTTAATCAAGGATATGTTGAACAAAATTGGTATTGATTTGCTTTGTGTGGCGGCACATTATTCGGATAGATATACCAATTCTGATAATTTTTTAGCAACTGAATCGGATGAAACTAACAAACAATATTCATTATTCTTTGTGAATAATAGCATTGATAAGATTGCTACAGATTTCATTAAACAGTGTCTTGATGTTTCTACGAGTACAACTACAGTAAATTCACTCTCTTGGAAGAATATGCATTATATTTGGAAGCAGTACTTGTCATCTGTAAATATTCCAAATATGCTTTACACAAATGGTCTCAAAGAGTTGCTAAAGGGTAAATTAATTCATAACGCGATTAATAATACAGAAACAAGCACCAACGATCTAGTATTCTTAAATGTAACCAGTAAATACTTGCCATCGGTGAGCAGTTTTTTGACATTTTGGGACAAACATATTGCTATTTTGGATACCAATGTTAGTTTTGATGATGAATACGAGATTGAAGAGATTTTAACATTGTACAAGTCATCCGAGTTTAAAAATGTGGCCATTTCAGATAAGGATATTATCAAGATGATTAATCACTATTATTCGCCGCAAGTGGAGGTGATTGACAATAAATATATTACGAATATTCGGTGTAATTTGTGGATTAAACACGAGCATATTAGAGTCCACTTGGAGACGTTTAAGGCGACGCAGAAAATGAGTACAACTAGTATAAATAATAATAGTAACAAGGAGTTAATATCATTTGATGAGCTCTACAAGAGTTATAAGTCATATTATATTGCTAAACAAGTTGTAGACAAACAAGTCTCGCCAATTGTGAGCAAGCAATTTTTTGAGAAATTTTTGATTCACGAACTACACCAATATATTCAGTTTGATAAATTTGTTAGTTCACAGTGGTTAAATGATGAGTAATTTAAGAAGCCGCGCCTAAAGCCATATTTTGAGAACTAAAAGGGTTTGGGTTAACAGGTTGTTTAGTAGTTCCGCCATACATACCCATACTTCGTCTACGACGTCTTCCACCAGATGAGGCATTCAACGCAGCAGTTAAAACACTTCCTTGCGGTTGCTCGTACATACCATCACCGCCTCTCATTTTTCTTCTCTTGCCGCCAGCCATACCAGCGGTCAATTGGACGTCAATAGAATTACCCATACCAGTGCCCTTACCATTATAAGGAGCACCAATAGAGTCAGAACCGTAGATAGCACCACCAGACATTAAAGCGCGATCTTGGGGGTCATTTGCGGCTCCAATTTGCTCCCACATTTGATTAGAAAGAAGTTTCATTCCCGATCCACCCTTCATTCCCTTTCTTCCCTTGCGACCCCTCTTTCTAGATCCAACCTTGACAAAACCAAATTGTCCCTTCTTTGTCTTGTATCCCGCCTTAACAAGGCGATTGTCCCTCTTGGCCGAAGCGTGCTTCTTACGAGACACAATGCGACCGGACTTATTCATCATTAACTGAGACTTCATAAGTCCGCCAGATGTATGCTTAGCAGTTCCGTGCCAAACTTGGGCACGAGATCCAACAGTCATTTTAGTTCCACTCATTATAAATTATAAGAAGAAAAAATAATATTTCTAAATGGTAAATATTATTTTGGAAACGCATAAAACAAAATAAAAATTAAAATTTGTTTCTAAGTGGCCGAGGACTGCCGCCAGGTTGCCCTTCAAAGCCGCCCAAATAAGTTGTATTTGCCGGTACACCAAAATTTCCAAATGTTGTTTTTCCTCCTAAAGTTCCAGTAATTACTTGTGTGAAGCGTTTTGATTGTGTTTGAACAGGGTCGTTATATCCGGTTTTAATTCGTTGCCAATTTTCTTGAAGACATTGACAATCCTCATATAACACACACGATGAATTAAAATTAAAATTCAATGGAGAATCTATTTGTATTTGTGATTGTGATTGTAATTGTAATTGTTTTTGCGCGTCATTTTGACGACATAATTGAAAATTATTAATGAGTGTTTTTATATTAGCTCTTCTACCTGGTATAAATTGATTTCTGGGCATTTATTAATTATAGATATTAGAAAATACATTAATTAATTTTATAAAAATAAAATTGAAAATAATTTAAACAATAAATTGGAGTTTATAATAGAATAAATAAGATGAGTAAAACTTTGAAGAATAATACTAATACTGTAAGCGCAGCGACTGTAGAAGCAGATGCGCTTTCCAATAAATACCAGCAAAAAACTGATAAGCAACATATCCTAGATAATCCAGATACCTATATTGGTTCTGTTGAGAAGGTTGAAGCGGACTTGTGGATTCTAAGTGAAGCAAAAGATGATATTAAAATAGTTGAAAGAAATATGACTTATATTCCAGGTCTTTTCAAGTTGTTTGATGAAGGCGTTGTAAATTGTCGTGACCACGTGATTCGTATGGAAACTGCGATTAAAGCTGGACAACCAAATACATTGCCTGTGTCTTATATTGATATATCCATTCAAGAAGATGGTACAATTGTTATGATTAATGACGGAAACGGTATTGATGTAGCGGAACATCCTGAATACAAGGTTTACATTCCTGAGCTCATTTTCGGACATCTCAGAACTTCAACAAATTACAACAAAGACGAGAAGAAGATTGTTGGTGGTAAGAATGGATTCGGTTTCAAATTGGTTCTTATCTGGTCTACTTATGGTTCAGTTGAAACAGTTGATCACGTTCGCGGCCTAAAGTATGTCCAAGAATTCAAGAATAATTTGGATGAGATTTGTAAGCCAACTATTACTAAATGTAAGAACAAGCCATATACAAAAATCACTTTTAAGCCAGATTATAAGCGTCTTGGTATTGATGGATTATCACCTGATTTGATTGCGTTGCTAAAGAAACGTGTTTATGATATTTCAGCTGTCACTGACAAGACCATTAAGGTCAAGTATAATTCGGAGCTTATTCCGGTGAAGAATTTTCAACAATATATTGACTTGTATATTGGTGACAAATCAGAGTCGCCTAGAGCATATGAAGATAGTGGTCCAGGAGGCAGATGGGAATATGCTGTTGCTCTTACGCCTAGCAACGAATTTATTCAAGTCTCATTTGTGAATGGTATTCATACGGCTAAGGGTGGCAAACACGTTGAATATATTCTAGGTCAAATAACCAGAAAATTGTGTGACTATATTGAGACGAAGAAAAAAGTCAAGGTCAACCCAAACTCAATCAAAGAGCAACTCATTCTGTTTATTAGATGTGACATTGAGAATCCTGCGTTTGACAGTCAGACAAAAGACTTTATGAATACGCCATCATCTAAATTCGGTTCCAAGTGTGACGTCAGCGACAAGTTCATTGAAAAGATTGCAAAGATGGGTGTAATGGAAGCGGCAGTTCAATTGACTGAAGTCAAGGAAAACAAGGCTGCTAAAAAGACAGATGGTACCAAATCCAGATCTATTAAAGGAATTCCTAAGCTGACGGATGCGAACTGGGCAGGCACTGAAAAATCCAAAGATTGTGTTCTTATCTTTTGCGAGGGAGATTCGGCCAAAACTGGAGTGATTTCAGGCTTGTCACCAGAAGACAGAAATACATTTGGTGTTTATCCTTTGAAGGGAAAGGTGATGAATACTAGAGGTGGAAATACTAAAGATGTTAATGAAAATAAAGAAATCACTGAAATCAAAAAGATATTGGGTCTTGAGAGTGGGAAAACATATACATCTATTGAAGACGTGAATAAATCACTCAGATATAGTAAGGTTGTATTTATGACTGACCAGGATTTAGATGGTTCACATATCAAGGGCTTGTGTATTAATCTGTTTCAGAATGAATGGTTAAGTTTAGTTCATATTCCTGGATTTATTGGTTTTATGAACACACCTATTTTGAAAGCAAAGAAAGGACAACAAGAGTTGCGATTCTACAATGATGGTGAATACAATGCTTGGAAAAATAACGCAGCAACTGACACTCGGGGCTGGAATATTAAATATTATAAGGGTTTGGGCACTTCTACAAAAGCCGAGTTTGTGGAGTACTTTGAAGAGAAGAAGTTTGTTGGATTTGAGCACACAGCTCTAAGTGACAATGCGATTGACTTGGTATTTAATAAGAAACGTGCTGATGATCGTAAAGAATGGTTGGAGACTGTTTATGACAGAGAGAGTTATGTAGACACGAGCAAGCCAATGATTACATATGAGGAGTTCATTCATAAGGAATTTATTCATTTCTCCAAGTATGACTGTGACCGTAGCATACCAAATCTAATGGATGGACTAAAAACCAGTTTACGAAAAATATTGTTTTGCGAGTTCAAAAGACGTGAATCTTCTGAGATTAAGGTAGCACAGTTTTCAGGTTATGTTGCGATGAACTCGTGTTATCATCACGGCGAGGATTCGTTGAATCAGGCGATTGTAGGAATGGCTCAGAATTTTGTGGGTTCAAATAATATTAATTTGCTTGTTCCAGCGGGTCAGTTTGGTTCGCGCATTAAGGGTGGTAAAGATGCGTCGTCTCCCAGATATATATTTACTCGTCAAGAGAGAATTACTCGTCGTATCTTTATTGAGCAAGATGATAATGTGTTGAAATATTTGACAGATGATGGCACTCCCGTTGAACCGCAATTTTATGTGCCAATTATTCCGATGGTTCTGGTTAATGGATCTAAGGGAATTGGAACTGGTTTCAGCACTGAAATTATGTGTTATAATCCAAGAGATATTATTGCGTATCTTAAGAACTTGTTACAAGACACAAAGATTAGTCCAATTGAATTCATACCATATTATGAAGGATTCAATGGCACAATATCAAAGATTGGTGATACTAAATTCTTGTTCAAGGGTAAATATGAGAAGTTAGGACAAGATAAAATTCGCGTGACTGAATTGCCAATTGGATTTTGGACAGAGGACTTTAAAGAGTTGTTGGAGAAACTAGAGGAAGACAGAGAAGTAAAGGCTTCTAAAAAAGATGATAAGGCCGGTGATAAAGCAAAGAAACTAGCGCCATATGTCAAGGAATATGATGATAACAGTAAAGATACCAATGTGGATTTTGTGATTACTTTCAGTAAAGGTCAATTAGATGAACTTGAATCAGCAGCTGGTGACCACGGATGTAATGGATTAGAGAAGTTGTTGAAGTTGTATAGTACAAGCAGTACAACCAATATGAATCTGTTTAATTCAGAAGACAAGTTGAAGAAATATAATTCAGTGAGTGAAATTATTGATGACTTCTTTAATATAAGACTGGAATATTATGGTATGCGAAAGGCTCATCTTATTGATGTCTTAGAAAGAGAATTAATCGTCTTGTCAAACAAGGCCAAATATATTCAGGAAGTTTTAAATGGCACAGTTGACTTGCGTAAGAAGAAGAAGGACGAAATTATCCAGATGCTTCAGACAAAGGGTTATGAAAAGATTGTTAATGAGAATAATGTAGTTGATGAAGATTACAAGTATTTGGTCAGAATGCCAATGGATTCAGTTTCAGAGGAAAACGTAGAGAAGTTACTTAATGAATATGATAGAAAGCAAAAAGAGTTGGCGGAAATTAAAGCGACGAGTTGTCAGCAGATGTGGTTAAGAGAACTGGATGCGTTGGAACAAGAGTATGTTAATTATAGAACAGACAGAGATATTGCTATCAATGGATTAGTTATAGGAACGAAAAGAGTTGTTAATAAAAAGGTCGGTGGAGCAAAAGTAGTTGTTCCTAAGAAGAAGATTCAGTTAGAAATTGCTTAGATTGGAAAGAACCAGTTAGAAATTGAATAAAATTAGAATGTAAAAAAATAAAAATGTTTTTTTTTACATTTTAAAGATGTACGTAAACAGTCCAACATATGATAATGCTACACTATGAAATATCCAATATTTTTGGTGTTGTATAGTTTGATTTATTTCAGACAAATTTTTTTGTATAAGAGTTAACTCTTTTTTTTGTTCAGTATTGGCATTATTCAAATGCTTATTATACATATGAATATCGCTAACTTGCTTTTCAGTTTGCGCATACTTTTCGTACTCTATGAATCCACAAGTTGTATTGGATTTGTTAGTATTAACATTTGGTACCCAATAGGCGCGTTTTACAATACAATTTGTTAGTATGTTTCTACTTCTAGACAACATTTTTATTATTAATATTTAGATTGGTTTTAAATATTAATTTATATTATTGTTTTTGTTTTACAGTCGTTGCTATTTCATTTGCGCTTTAAAACCAATCTGGCATCTTATGAGCCCTCTTATGATATTGCGTCTCGCAAATTGGTGAAGCCAATGGAACAACTAATGTACTAGCGTCACTTAAATACTTAATATATCCCTGTGTCTCTCCAAATACCTTAGGAATGGAGAATTCTAAAACCATCTTATTCAATTCCCGAATCTGTTCAGAAATTTTATAGGGTAAATTAGCAGAATATTGAAGAAAAATACCACGCATAATGATCTTTAAGGAGTCGCAATCTTGCGGGCCAATTACGTACTGGCCATTGGATTTTTGATATACACCAGCTCTTATCCCATTTTGAAGAATCTGTATATTTTCTTTTGAAAAGTATGCTAGGGACAAAGGCGTTTCCTCTAATTGACCTAAAGTCGCGTTCCTAAAAGTAACACATTGGTTTGCGGGAATTTTGTCATACATTGCGAATAAATTAGATATGTCGGGAGGATTTAATAAATCAATTCGCCCATTGTTAGATACTCTGTTATTATTTTGTTGATCCTTTTTGTTATTCATATTATAATACATTCATAAAAAAAATATATAATTATTTATATAATGGAAATGAATTTTCAAAGTATAATACTAACAATTGCCGTGGTTGGTCTAATTGTATTGTTAGTTGTAATAGGTTATTCATTGTCTAAATCAACTTCTACAGTTGTTTGGCCGCCAATTGTAGGTTCTTGTCCGGATTATTGGATGGATTTAAAAGGCAATGGTGAGGAGTGCTATAATGTAAAGAGTTTAGGAAAGTGTAATTTGCCTGGAACAAATGAGAAAAATACAATGAATTTCAATGTATCGCCGTTTAATGGAGATACAGGAACGTGTTCTAAATATAATTGGGCAAAAAATTGTAGTGTAACTTGGGATGGAATAACCTATGGAGCGAAGAATCCTTGTGATACCAGTGATGAAGAGCCTCCTTCAACATAAACAAACTAACAAATTTTGTTCTAAAAGTATATAATTTATAAACAATACCTTAATAAATTATAAATTACTTGGATTAAGTAAAAACCAACATAAAAAGAACATCATAAAATATATACTAACTAACAAAAATGGACAAAGTTGATATTAATAATTTATTAGGTAGAGAAGATGATGCCAATAAAATGAAAGCAATTCTAAAGGATTTTGAACTTAATAAACACAACTTAACCACCAAAAAAGGTATTTATATTTACGGCGATCCTGGTTCAGGTAAAACGACATTTGTAACAAATATTTTAAAGGAACTTGATTATGATGTTGTAAAATATGATGCCGGTGATATTCGTAACAAGTCTATTATTGATACAATTACAAAGCACAATATGTCGGATAAGAATATTATGAGCTTGTTTCACAAGAAGGTAAAACGTATCGCAATTGTTATGGATGAGATTGATGGGATGAATAATGGTGACAAAGGTGGTATCAATTCGCTAATTAAAATTATTAGACCTAAGAAGACGAAGAAACAGCGCCTAGAAGAAATCACAATGAATCCAATTATATGTATTGGTAATTATCATATTGATAAGAAAATTAAGGAACTAATGAAAGTATGTAATGTCATTGAACTAAAGCCGCCAACTAAGGTCCAGATGAATAACATTTTAAATGTAATGATTCCAACCATTGATGAAAGTATGCGAACTAACATAATTCACTTTATTCAGGGCGACTTAAGGAAAATGACAACCATTTATGAACTGTATAAAAACAAACAGGACATACTTAATAACAATATAATCCAAAATATATTTTTAATGAAGTCGTATAATGATGATACACGACAGATTACAAAGAAGCTAATTAATAGTCATTATCCAATTGAAGACCATCTAACAATTATGAATGAGACGGACAGGACGATTGTAGGTTTATTATGGCACGAGAATATTATTGATGTTCTGGGCAAATTGGATAAAGACGAGGCGATTCCTTTTTATTTGAAGATACTAGATAATATGTGTTTTGCGGATTATATTGATCGCATCACATTTCAGAAGCAGATTTGGCAATTTAATGAGATGAGTTCTTTAGTAAAGACGTTTAAAAATAATAGCTTGTATCACGAATTATTCCAACAAATTAACGCAAAGAAGAAGAACAAACAGAAGTTCAACCCAACAGAGGTTCGTTTCACAAAGGTACTAACAAAATACTCTACTGAATATAATAATTCCATATTTATTCAGAATTTGTGCCAGCAATTGGCAATGGATAAGAAAGATATGTTTGCTTTCTTTTTGGATATTAAGAACAAATATCCTGCTGGAGATAGTGAGATCTTATCGCTATTTGAGAATTACGAAATCTCTAAATTAGATATTAATCGGATTTATCGTTATTTAGATAAGTATACCAAAGAAGACGCAGAGGACACGGAAGATATTGTAGTGTCGGAGGATGAACACGATGTTGAGTAATTCTTTCCACCTTTAAGAAAGGTGGAGCCAAACAATTCAAATGGTTGATGAGTTTATTTTTATTTGTTGCTCAAATTAAGTATTTCAATTATGACTTTGTTATACAATAATTTATACTTTAAAGCATAAATTATTTTTTTAAACCGGATTTCTTTCTAAAATAGTGGTTTGGCTCCACCTTTCTTAAAGGTGGAAATTAGGCAATCAATCCAATCTGCTTCTTGAACTTGATACAGTCATAATGCCAATTGTTCTTTACCGTAATATCAATTGATTGGAACATATGGTTCTCATATTGCTCCGGCGAGTCATAGAATAATGACAACGATTCCTTCATTCCATTCTCTCCAGTACAGAGACCAACTGAGTAAAACATATCCTGCTCTCTGCTGCCAACCTTGTATTCATATCTCTCTCCAGTCACCGCATTTCGGATCTTAGTTCCCAGTGTTCCGCTGCCATAGAGATTAACATATACTTTCTTGTAATAATCCTTACCATCATCCTTCTTTAATGTGGTAGCATTATCTAGGACAGTTCTAGTAACACGCTGGAAATACTTGTCATTCCTTTGTAACTGTCTCTTCGCCTCCAATATTCTATCATTGGTGTTTAACGAGTTGGCGTCATTGTTGTCATTATCGTAATACGGCATCTTTTACTTGCTATTATATACTAATAAGAGTAATTGTCTTTATATTATTTAATTAATAATATAAATTATTTAAATGTCTAAATTTTTAAGTTTATATTGATTAAGTTTATTTATTTGGTTGCTTCTTTATATTGACTTAGTTCCGCATTGAGATCCTTTATTTTCTTCAACAGTTCATTTATTAAATATACCTTTTCACCCATTTGCTTTTCATAATGTTTTCTTAATTCGTCTATTTGCTGCTGCTGTGGTTGTCCTTGATTTGAAAAAATACGACTTTGCGCCATAAGCATCTTGTTATGATCTTCTAGTCGGCGATTACGTTCTTCTTCCATTTTTTTAATTTGCTCCAGTAATTTGGGTTTATTTTCCGGTTTCCCTGGCTCGTAATTTGTTAACAAGTCATTCATATCTACCATATAGAATTTTTTTAATTCAGGGTCTTTAATAAAATCATCTACTGTATAACGCGACAACTTTGTTTTGGTTGATTCCATATTTTCCAACATTTTCTCTTTATTTAAAGAATTATGCTTATGTGAAAAGACCATAATAGACTTTAATGTGTCCAATTGTTTCAATGGAATGGTGTAATTCTTTAAAAAATGACGTTCCTCTGCTAAGGCGTTTTCCTCATTATAACTCGTCTCTAATAGCAGCTCTTTTTTAAAAGCAAATGTTGCCGCTGTTGCGTGGTATTCTTTATATGGTCCACATTGATATACTTGGTTTCTTGAATCAAAATAGAAATGCATTTCGCTGCTGCCGGCAACTAGGACTTGTGGATTTTCTAGTAAGGTCTCTACTGCGTGCGATACGCGCTCTGGTGGATAATAATCATCGTCGTCCATATAAATAATAATGTCGCCTGAACATTTACTGTGCATTAAATTGCGTTTCTTGCCTAGTAGCATTTTTTCCTCATAATAAAAGTATTTCACTTGTTCAATATCCTTTACTAGGTCTTCAATTGGGTCTGTACCGTCGTCAATAATAATCCATTCTATACGATCCTTAGGATATGTTTGGTGCTCAAAACATTTTATTATATATGGAATGAATGGTCGGCGATTGAATGTTGGAGTACATATACTAACAAATGGTAATAATTCTGTTCCTGACTCAGAATCAGAGTCAGACGATTCGGATTTGTTACCAGATGGAATATCTGATACTATTTCACCCTTTACAACATTGGGTTTGGGTTTGTTCTTATTTTTGTTCTTCTTTTTATTAGATTTTGGCATTTTTATCTATAATAAATGATATACTTATTTTTTATTTAAATTGTAATTACAAAATAACAATTTAAACCTCTTTATATTTTTATACAAATCTTATTTTGTATTCTGTTTTTCCTGTGTCTTTAACCCTCCTTGTTTTGGTTCTGCCACCACCACCAAGATTGCTACTATTGTTATTACTAGAACTAGAACTAGAACTAGAACTAGAACTAGAATTAAAACCTAGATTACTAGAACTAGAACTTGGTGAAGGAGGAGTAGAACTACGGCTAGGAGTAGAACTACGGCTAGGAGTAGAACTACGGCTAGGAGGAGTAACACTTAGACCACCAGCAGTACCAAAAGTTGTCTTACCAGAACCAGAACTAGAACTAGAACTAGAACTAGAAGGTGAAGGAGGAGGACTAGGAGGAGGTGAAGGAGTAACACTTAAACCAGCACCAGGAGTAACACTTAAACCAGCACCAGGAGTAACACTTAAACCAGCACCAGCACCAGCACTTGTCTTAACAGAAGCAGGAGCAGAAGTTAACTTAACAACACGACTACCTTTAAATATAGGTTCAGCCTTTATTGCCCCGTCATACTCTTCTATTTCTGACTGTATCTTGTTTATCCAATCAGCGACCGGAGGTTCAGGAGGAGGTAATATTAAATCCAACAATATATCTTTACCCGGTAACAAATTTGTGCTTATTTGTTTAATTGTGTTTTCTATTGACATTACCTTTTCCATATACAACAAATTGGCTTTTTCTTTCTTAAAGGACATAAAAGAATTCTTTGTTATACCCGCTTTTAGGTCAAGACCAGGATTAGTAGGGACAGGATTAGCAGGATCACTACTAGACTCCTCTTGTTGTTTAATATAATCATTTATTATGTCTAATATTTTAGGTCTGATTGAATACATTGTTTGCTCTCCTTGCTGAACAACTGTCATTAAATCAAGGAAAGAATTTTTAACTTTACTACTACTAGCAGCTGGAACTGATGTTATTCCCGATGCTGTAGCAAACGCGGTTAATGACGCTTTACATTTATCATATGCGCTTTCTAACGCCTTTTGATAATTCTTTAAATATTTTAATTGAGCATTTAATTTCTTAATTTGTGTTTCTAGTTCGTCACTTGCGTCTAACACCAACAAAGGTCTTCCCAGATCACCGCCACTGAAATATAGTTTTACAATAGTATTTACATCATCATCTAATTGCTTAAATTCTGGTTTATCTGTTAGTTCTTCCTTTGTTAAAGGCTTAGCAGGGTCTAGATTTTGGACGGTATCACAAACCTGAATTACCTGATTAATTAACTCTATTGTTTCTCTTTGGTTTGTATTAATACATTTTTTTGTTAATGTGTTATCTTCCTTCAAAATTTTGTTAATTTGGTCTTGTATTACCTTAAGTTGATCATTTTCGTCAACGCAATCATCAGCGTCATCATCGCTGTCTAATTCGTCGTCATTATTGTCACCCGAATTACTGTCCTTTTTCATAGGAATCATTGTGTTATCATTACTGGATTTTTTGGAGACAAAAATGTTACAATATACAATTGCGAATATGACAGCAATAATGACTGCGATAAAATAATATGTGCCTAGATAAGTATTTGTTTGCATAAACAAGTTAAGTATTGACAAAAATATAATATAACTTCGTTTATAAGCAAACGTGTCCATAATAAAAGAGAATACACCCTTGGATTCTGATTTACCAGAACCTTTATCGCCGGAATAAGTGTCATTCAATTTCACTCTATATTTTGCTAATAGAGGTTTAAAAAATGTATAGAATGTTATAAATACTGGTGAAAATAACATCATAGATACTAAAAAGTAAAAGGTTAGTCCTATTGTTGTAACTATCCACTTCAAACCAAATTTTAATTTTTCCCAAAATGTGATATCATCTGGTTTCTTTTGTTTTACTATTCCAAGTATGGATAATAATCCTGGTGGCGGTGGTTCAAAATCTTTTTCACCATTTTCCTCTCGTGTTTTTAGTTTCAAAAATTCAAGACCTTTAGATAAAGAAAAATTTACTTTAGCCAAGGATGTAAAATGTTTCCAAAAACTGTTACCTAAATTAAAGAGCATTAAAAATGGAAGACTGGCTGCTCCAAATAACCCAAACAAAAACAAGGCCAAAGATTCGTTTAATGAGCCAGCTGACCCGAATACTGTTTGGATAATATTAAAACTAGAAGAAACCATTTGATTTAATACATCAGAACGCCATAAAGAAATGTTAGTAGGTTTCCAATCTTTGTCCTCCTTATTTGGATTTTGAGTTGCGTCAAATAAACTTTTAATATAGCCACCCTTGAACGTTTTTTCAAAGGACTTTTCGTCAAAAGTAGCTTGCTGTGAATAGGCGCTTATTGGCGATTGTCCTATCATCCAACCAAGACCTTTTAGTCCAAATTCGCGCACTATATTCATTTCAATAAACTCGGATGTAACCTTGTCAATATTATCATCACACGTATACGGCTTAAATAAAGGGTTTATCGGTAAAATTCCAGATATGGCAATTTTAGACATATAAAGTCCAATAGAACCTATAACAACAAGTCCAATAACAATACCAGTTGTTACGCCAAAATTAGCAAAAAACTTTTTAAAATTGGGGTCTTCCGTTGGATCTTTTGAAATTTGTACATTATCTATCGCATCTGTTGACATTATTTATAATAAATATATATTAAATTTATTATACCATTCCTTAAATATAAATTATTTTTATATTGTATAATGAATTTATCCATAACACCATTTTTAAATAGTAACAAAACCAATATTTTGTTAGCCGGGTTGTGTATTTTATTTGCGTGGTTAATTATCAATTGGTTTCGCTACCTAATGAATAATTATTTTATATTAAAAGGAACTAACAGTACAAATACAAATACAATCAAAAGTGCTATTTTTAGAGAAGGTTTTGAAAAAAACATATACAACGTCAAAACATATGACAATCAATATACACATAGTATTGACTTACCTATTAATACTGACAAATCGTGCTCTAATTTTTGCGGACCAGATGCTAGATGTTCCAAAACTAAAGGCCAATGTTCCACTGATTCCGATTGCTGGCAATTTGGTTGCCAATCAATGCTAAAACAGCCGCCAAAAAAGGTTGATGATGGACCTAAACCCGATTATGATGCCGGTATACTAACATACAATCAGACACCGCAATATTCTTCTTTAACGACAGATATGGGTACAGAAGCAACCGTTATTAACGCAAATGCCGAAATACCTATTTCTTACGATGGTGTACCAGTTTGGCAAGAGGTGTATGATCAACAGGCGAGAATGATAGACGATGAATTAGCATACCAATATTCATCGGAGCCGCAGCAATATAGAACGGCACCAGCTTATCCAGTGTCAACAACGATTACAGGAGCTTACTATGATCTAGGACCAACGCCTGCGAACGCTACCTTGTCCACCTTTTAAAAGGTGGAGCCAAAAGTCTTAAATTATTCTTACTTTATTTAATATTTGAAGCAAAGTAAGAACATAATAATAAAAATTGGTTTGTTTGGAACAACCTTTTCAAAGGTTGTTAGGTCGCATACATTAGTCCCACATTGCCGCCAATAAAGTGTACAATATTGATGCGCTCTTCAAACAACATTAGATTAAAATTGTAATCATAAATGCGCCACGTGGGTTTATTAACACCAATAACCTGTTTTGTTACCGGATCACAAATGGTTAAACTCTGTGCCAATGGGTCCAGGGGCGGTATAACTGTAGTGAATTCCAACTCTATTTGTGTAAACCGATTCATATTTATTGCGCCTGATGGTTGTAAATTTGAATTATTGGAATGGATGCTAAAATTGTAGCAATAAAGACCTGGAGGCGCATTACCACTCGTTCTAGTATATTTCTCAATGTAGTTATAAACTCCCGCTGGCTGAATATTTTCACGATACGACCCATCTAACAAAATACCCATCCCAATCAAGATTTGCTTATCATTCTCAGGCGAATAATTTGACGTAATTAGAAGACCGGTTTGGTTACCATCTGGATTCACACCAGGTCCTATATAGGTAGGTATTAAAATAGGAGGCGTAGACGCATCTGAACGATAAATTAAATAATTACCAGATGCGGGTGCTTGAACTACATCTAGAGGCATATAATTGTAGGGCCAATTGCTGTAATTGGACCATTCGTTGCGCAAATTGGCGTCACTGCGTTGAAAATAGAACATCCAATTGGACACCATACCAAGCGAATCTAGTTCTACTTTATTAGGTCCAGTGACATTGTAAAATATCTGCTCGTGAACCTGTTTTATTAAATATTTCTGCTCCTCCATAGCAAAAAGCCTCTCTTCATCATTGGATAAGAATCCATATGTACAATTTAAATGAACATCCGCATTCCATAATGTTCTTGTATCAGTGTAAGAAGTAATACATAAATCAATGTCGGGTGGCGGCTGTAAGAAACGATAGAACTGCATATACCAGGTATTAAAATTGGGCGCTATATAAGGATAATTATAAGTGTAATCAAAGACATCACGAATTTGAAATAGCTCATTAACGGGTCTCATTGTTACGACAATATGTAACTCATTGTATTGGAGCGACGTCAAAGGGAATGCCATTTGGCTTTTAAGACCAAACCAACTATTTAGCGGAATATACAAGATGCGACCACGAATGGAGGGTTCAGGGCCAGCCAGCGCATCCGTGTAGAACGCATTTGGATACGAATTGACACGCGAACCAGCATTTGCCGGATCATTGATTTCCTTTGTATTGCCACTCATTACATCAAACAATTCCTTCTTATCAGTAGAAAAATCGCGCTGGACGGCTGACAATAAGTAATCACCAGAATATTCCTGGAGAGTATAATTACCGCAAGTAATACTGATTTTTGAAATCATTTTTGCTCCTAAATTTTCAATCCATTTGAATTCATAAGGAGCCCACTCCTGAGTTGTAGCATCTTGTTGTGGCGGCATAATTGGACTCCAAATGCTAGGCAAAGCAACCGACAAATAACAGTCCATTAATAAATCAGCATATCTAGGTATTTTGAATGTGAAGGTGGATTCCTCGGATAGTCGCAATGTTTTAGAACCTTCAAAATCAACACGAAACTTTTGTAGACCAAAATTAGTATAGTGCGCATAGGTTGATTTGAAAAACGTTTTAGAAGGATTACCGTTTAAAACTATATTTTGTTGTCCAACAGATACAAGATTCATAAGTCCTCCTGGCATTTAATTGTAATTATAATACTAACATATTATTTTTTTAACTAATAACTGTCATTATATTATATTAATTTAACAATGAATTTTATTATTATTTTATACAATTAATATAATAAAGATAATGGCATCACCATCAACACCCCCAAATATATCAAACGCAGCAAATCAAGCAGGTAATGCTATTAAAAATGTAGCAAATGAACTAGTAGAAATGAAGGAAAATACTGCTATTACATTGTTAACATTCCTAACATTTTTTACTATTATAATGGCATTCTTATATTATTTCTATTTTAATGGAACTGGCACTGTTGGTGGTATTTTTATGATATTAATACTAACAATAATGCTTAGTATAGTTGGTCAAGCTGTTATGGGATCAGCTGGATTGGCAGCCGGTGGCATTATGGGATTAGTAATTGGTATTTTAATATTTGTAAAGATGATAAATGGTAAAGCTACGCGAAATTGTAATATAATGGACACTGTATATGGTGAAAAAAATATGGCAATAAGTTCATTAAGTTTTTCAAATGGTGCTACTAGCGGTTCCGAAGAGTTACAACCCTTGTGTTATTATTATATTAAATCCGCATATAATTGTTGCAGTGGCGGTAATTATAGAAATGATTATGTTTCATTATGCTCCTTACAAGATCTTTTGAAGCAAGGTGTAAGAGGGTTGGACTTTGAAATTTACTCAATTAATGACGAGCCAGTTGTTGCCACATCAACTGTAGATAATTATTGCGTCAAAGAGACGTTTAACTATATTAAGTTTAGTGATGTAATAAATACTATTGTTAATACCGCGTTTTCTGATAATGTTCCAAACCCGAATGACCCTATTATTTTTCATTTAAGAATAAAGAGTGAAAATAAAACAATGTATAAGAATTTTTCACAGATGTTACAAAGCATTAGTAACCGTCTAATGGGCCCGGATTATAGTTATGAATATAAAGACGACCAGGGACGTATAAGAAATTTTGGTGAGGTTAATATTTCTAAAATGATGGGCAAAATTGTTATTGTCGTAGATAGAAGTAATACAACTTGTTTATGCGATGACTGTGAAGAAGATTGTGGTGAGTTTTATGAATTTGTAAATATGACAAGTAATTCTACATTTATGCAACTATTAAGGTACAGTGATATTGAATATACGCAAACACCGGATGATTTAATTAATCAAAATAGACGAGCAATGACAATTGGAGTACCAAATAAAGGAGCAAATCCAAATAATCCAAGTGCCGCTGTTATGCGTTCATTGGGCGTCCAAATGCTTGCTATGCGTTATCAAATGGTTGACGCAAATGTAGAAGAAAATGATATGTTCTTTAATGAAGATGGTCACGCCTTCGCATTAAAACCATTAAATCTAAGACCTATTGTAACTGTCATTGACGACCCTGTAGTACAAAACCCAGCATTGTCATATGCAACAAGAACCGTAGAAGGAGCATTTTATAAATTGGATGTTTAGACTTCTTTGAATTTGTAAACTTAGACAATTCTAAAAATAATATTTTAACTATATATATTATAATATTATTATGAAAAAAAATATATGTGATTCAAATATGAGTTTTGAAGAATGTGAATTAGCAATTCTTCGTTCTGCGGTGGATAAAGCCGAAGAACGTCAAGGACGAAAGGAAGCCAATTCACCTGATATTAAAAGAATAATTAGTATTGTTGAGAATTTTTTACGGAAGAAAAAGGCCATTTGTTATGGTGGCACAGCAATCAATAATATATTGCCCAAACAGGATCAGTTCTATAACAAAGACATTGAAATTCCTGACTATGATTTTTACAGTTTTAACGCACTCAATGACGCAAAGGAACTTGCTGATGTTTATGTAAAGGAAGGATTTTTTGAAGTTGAGGCAAAATCGGGTCAGCATTTTGGCACATTTAAGGTATTTGTGAATTTCATTCCTGTTGCTGATATTACTATGTTACCCAAGGAATTATTCAACTCTATCAAGAAAGAAGCCATCAAAATATCCGGGATCTTATATGCTCCACCCAATTTGCTCCGTATGGGAATGTATTTAGAACTATCGCGTCCTGCTGGTGACGTGTCTCGTTGGGAGAAAGTTATGAAGCGTTTAACCCTGCTTAATAAACATTATCCTTTAACCGCGAATCAGTGCGCACACATTGATTTCCAGCGCAAAATGGCCGATGATAAAAAAGCAGATGAGATTTACGAAAATGTTCAAAAAACTTTAGTAGATCAAGGTGTGGTATTTTTTGGTGGTTATGCTATTTCCATTTATGCTAATTATATGCCTAAGCATTTACAGCGAAAGTTACAGAAGATTCCCGATTTTGATGTTTTGTCCGAGGACCCGTTGGTTACTGCTCAAATTGTGAAAGAGCGATTAAATGACATTGATATTAAAAATGTCAAGATTATTAAGCGGCCTTCAGTTGGTGAAATTATTGCACCGCATTATGAGATACAAGTTGGTAGCGATACGGTTGCGTTTATTTATGAGCCACTAGCGTGCCATAGTTACAATATTGTCAAAGAGGATGGATATGACGTCAAAGTGGCGACTATTGACACTATGTTGAGTTTTTATTTGGCGTTTTTGTATGCGGATAGACCTTATTATGATAAGGACCGTATATTGTGTATGTCTAAGTATTTATTTGAAGTACAGGCAAAGAATCGGTTGGCGCAAAAGGGTGTCTTACGGCGATTTTCAATTAATTGTATGGGGCACCAGGAGACGATTGAAGAGATGCGGGCTGAAAAAGCGGAGAAATTCAAGGAATTCAAAGATAAAAAGAAGACACCTGAATATGATGCTTGGTTTTTGCGTTACAGACCAACTGACACGACGAAAGAGAAAGATGGGAAAACAGAAGATAAAACAGATAAAACAGATAAAACAGATAAAACAAAAGAAAAAGAAGATGTATCGTCATCTAGTAGTCAAAAGACCAAATCCAAAAGGAAGAGGAACAAGAAGACCAAGAAACGCGGGATATTCAAATTTCCCTTCTAAACGTGTTCATTCAGTTTCAACCTGGTTATAAACCGTTCTTTATCTTGCTCCTCATTCATATAAATATTGATTATCTCAGCAGGTGAATAAAACTTGTCGTTGACTTGTTCTAAAAACTGGTCTTCAATATTTGTGTCAAATAAGTGTTTATACATTTCAGAAATTACTGGTCTACTTGCGTAAGACAATTCCAATGTAATGTCAATTCGCCCGGGGCGTTTTAAAGCCGGGTCCAAATCATTATAATGGTTAGACGATATTATCATAATACGTCCCGGTGTTTCACGAATACCATCCCATAAATTCAATATATCATCCAATGTAATAGGATCATCATCAATACTCACCTTGGGACCACTTGTCGTAAGAATCCCTTTTTTCGTTGATTCCTCCATTTCAGCAATTGTTTCAAGTAAATCACCCATATTGACTTTGGAAGTCATTGTCATTTCATCCAAATTCAATTTTCGTCCAATACCAAGAGTAAAATCATCACCATTTTTCTTATTCTTCTTCTTCTCTCTATCCATCACAATATCTCCAATACAATCAATGTCCTCAAACACAATAATCTTTTTGTCAAATGTTACGCTATGTCGCTTATTATCATCATTATAACGTTCTTCAAAAAAGATATTATCTAGTTGTTTCTTTGTCTTGATTAATTTTAAAGATATACATATAATATTACGACCAGTATAAGTAGCAAGTGCTTTGATAAATGATGTTTTTCCAGTACCAGGAGGACCGTGAATACCAATACCAAGCGAATACGGGATACCCTTGTTATAATACCAGTCCTTGTTTTTCAAGAAGTGATCAATCTTTTCCATTGTAATCATTTTCTTGTCAAAAAATAAGTTATCAAATGACCGCGTACTTTCAAAAACCACTTCAGACCATCTTTCTGACGGACTATCTTCAAACTTGATATTTGTTAGTGTATATATAAACTTTTTATCTTTGCGAGTTTGTTCCAAAGATGAAACATATTTATTAGTTATATCTTGAACAAATTGTTTAATGGTTTCAACATCATTTTTATAAGAATATAATTGAATAATAATCCGATCCGTCTTTTGCATAGTTGTTCTTTTCGCAGAACCTGTTTTTTCATTATCACCTGAAGTCTCACTATCAATATATGTGTATGCGTATATTTCGTGTTTCTCCGAAATAAGAAATTTATCCTTTTGATTCACCATATAAATGCCCTTGTCATCCTTGGTATGAATATTTTGCGAAACCATATGTTCCTTTATAGAATAGATTGTTTTGTTTTCCTTGACATTTTCAATAATATGAAGCCAAATTGCCTTAAAACAGTCGCTGAATGAAGTTGTTTGATGTATTTGGTTATCATAGTAATTTGTATTACACGATATTTTGCCCTCATATTCAACTACATTTTTCTTTGTAAAATAATGAATAATATATTCATAGTTTAATACCTTACTAATTTCTATACCATCCAATACATTGTTATTGAGCCATTTAAAAAAATAATTCATACTGCTAAGTAAAAGAGTTAAAATTAATGTATCCACAATTCGGTTGCCCGTTTGTATATTATCAAGTAATATCATATTTGTTGCGCTTCTTGTTGCTCCTGTATTGATTTCCATAATAATTTTATATAAATATTATAGTGCGTATAATATTTAAGTAATTGTTTTGGTAATATGTTAGTTATTTAATTTTATTGTATTACGTTGTGTTTCATTTTGATGAAGGAGACATTAATCCTAGTCCAACACTTACATAATGAAGGAATGGCATACGTTGAGCTATTTTACATTTATGTGTATCACTGAATACTTCAAACCAGGATAAATCTGTCCTCTTGTGTAGAGCAATTGTAAGTTCACCACGATAAGCGATTAGCCCCAAGACAATGGATGTAATTATAAAATAATACAATATATTTTCAAACTTATTAATGATTGAAAACTGATTTGGATTTATTGGAAACAAACGCACTTTAAACGGCCAATCCAATGTTATCCAATATGCGTGATCATTATAAACTTTTTTATCATCACTGTTAGTTAGAGTAGAACCTAATTCCAAATAATATTCTTTATTCAGTTCAATAAAATAAACCAAAACTACTAGACATATAATTGCTACCATTACTCTAAAATCCAATCGTATTGATATCAAGAATATGAAAAAATAAACAAACGTGTAAAGTAATTTTTGAATGGGTGGAATTACCTCTAGATTTCCTGTATTAGAAACAAGAGTTACTAAAAAATAGAATAATCCAAATGCGATAATTGTCTGTACCATTTTATTATTTTGAATAAAATTTTTTTGATTACAAGTAAATATCCCGGTAATAAAATTACTCAATATTAATAAATAAAATACAGCAACAGACTTCAATAGGTCAGCTTGATATAATGAAATGTCTTGAAATATTGGCATATTTTATAAGTTATATTATATAAATATTAAAATTTGTTAAATTGTGCCATTGACTTGGTTAATGAGAAATATATAAAGCCGAACATACAACTGGTAAATATGAGACCATTCAAGTTATAATTTCCGTCGTTGCTACACAAAAAAGGTATATATTTGAATATTAATTTGCGCATTATGGGTAGTTGAAAGACAAAATACAATATGGCTAGCAAAAGTGGCGCCTGAATGTCATCATAAATTCTATCCAATGTATTTTTAACGCGTTCTTCTGGATAATCATATTCAGTTGGCTCATCTTTAATATAATCGGTATGATCAGGTGAAGCAGCTGGCACATAATTTGCCTTAACTTCAGGATCGTGTGTTAATTGTTGCGTATTTTGCGGAATATCTCTACTAGGAAGCGTGGTTGCGCCAGCAATACTGGCTTGTTGTAATCCATTTACGATCTGGCTAATTGTGGATTGGTCAAGAGACATACCTTGAGGCATTTGTTGCTGTTGTTGTTGAGGTATTACCTGATTTTTATAACTGGAGGTTTCGTTTGTCACTAAAGATATATTTCCGCCTATACTGCCGCCGCCAATTGGATCAGTAGGCAAATCATGGATACTTGTTGTGTTTAATTCAGACATAATATATTATCTAAAGATTGCGGTAAACTAATAATTACGCAAAACTAACAATTTTCTTTTTATTATCACATTTTTCTGCGTTCTTCTCCAATTTGTAGCATTTGCCGTCAAACTTATAAATTTTATCGTCAATTTCTTCAAGTGGTGGAGCCTTTGTTACGATACAATTTTTGCCACTACACATTTTTCTAAAAAATGTAGCCAGTCCTAAACCTAATATAATTGACATTAAATTCCGTCCTGTAATACTATGAACAAACTTGGATAAATACATAACTTAGTTATATTATATATTTATAATATTTTTACCCGGGTTTATTAAGATGAAAGTCTTAACTTAACAGTCGTAAACTTTTAACTTTGGACAGGCGTTAACTTTGGACAGGCGTTAACTTTGGACAGGCGTTAACTTTGGACAGGCGTTAACTTTGGACAGGCGTTAACTTTGGACAGGCACTGTGTGTATTTCAAACGGATTCATCGGACACTTTGTTTCAGTTGGAGTAAATTTGAAACACTGGTCTGTATTGTCCTTATATTGTGTTTTTGTATAATTTGACGGTGATGGATACATATAAATCGTCTTTGTTTCAGGACCTAAAACATATACAAAAAATAATCCGATCGCAAAACTGATTATAAAAATCGGAATATTTATATATTTTGTTAGCATTTATATTATATAAATATTTTATCTTAATTGGGGTCTAAAATCTACAACTGTCTTTAACATATGTTTTAATATGCCAAACATTGGCTTAAAATCCTCTTCATTACTAGTTTCTTTCTTAGGCAGAGAATTGATTACTATATCCCTTTGTCCTGGAGTCAAACGCATCACTAAATCATTTAATACTGGGTTTCCAAAATCCAATTCTTTACCTTGTTCTGACACCTTTGGTGGCAGCAAAATGTCATCTGGCATTACAAAGTCCCTAGATACGTTTCCTGAATTTTGTCTAACTGCGACAAATTCATCCATTGTTTTTCTCATCCAATCAGGGTCTTGAATCAATATATCTTTGTATTTTGGTGACAGGGCTGCCCATATTAAAGCATAATCGGGGTCCGGATCAGTCCACTCAACTTCTTCGCCGTGAATTGTAAAATTATTGTTTGTTTGTGGTGGTGATTCAGGTCTGTATTCTGGTGAATTGGGAGCATATAGCGGTGAATTTGGAGCATATAGCGGTGAATTTGGAGCATATAGCGGTGAATTTGGAGCAACAACTTCTTCTTCTCCTTCAATAATGAACTCCAACTTCTTCTTCTTTTTCTTTTTCTGAGACTTGTCTTGAGCCAAAGTCTTGGTTCCCGTATCTTTCAACCCAGTAACAAAGGAAACCACCTTGGCCTCAGAACTGTCACTTGTTTCTAAATTTGCCAAACTATTCTTTATTTGATACAAATTATATTCTAAACTGTCCTGGTCATATTCAAGAAAACATTCATCATATTTTAATCCTTGAATTTCTTTCAAACGTGGCACCATTTCGTCTGCGTAAAACTTAGCAGCTTCAGTCATAATAGCCTCATTACCATCCTGATTAAATTGGTCAACCATTTGTTTAAATTGGAGCAAATAATCATTACCAAAAATGGTTACAGATTTTCTTAATAATTCTTCTTTTTCAGGATTATTATTCACCAATATATTTTTTTCAATAACATATCCAGCTAACATTGTTGTATCTTTCAATTCATTAGACATATTAGTAAAGTTTTCAATTCCATTTTCTTCTGGCGTGTACCCAAACATTATATTGTATTTCTCCTTGATAATATCTGTTTTCAACTTGTCAATGTCATCGCTATATTTGTTAATTTCATCAGAAAATGTATTATATTTAGCAGTTACTATATTGATATTTAAAGGACACGGAGCATTTATGTCACCACATTTAACAGTGAATGTGCGTTCCGATGATTTACCAACAATTAAAAATGTAGTTCCTACATTTCTTTTACAATTCACACACTCCGCTTTAGGCAATTTAGAAAATTCTACACGTTTTTCACGTTTACTCTTTTTTTCAGCCTTAACAATTGGCTTAATGTATTTTTCATAATAAGACGTCTCATATAAATTTTTAAGTCGGTAATATTCATTCGTAGCATCTTCAACACTTATTTTTTCAGTCATTATAATTTATAAATATATAATTAATAAAATTATGAATTTATAACCTAAATATTACGATTTATTTGGCCTATAATAGTCTTATTTACTTCCTCTAGTTCACTCTCCCAGTGTGGTAGTCCAGTAATTAATTCTTGTTGTGCGCGCAACTTAGATTGCTGAAAATTTCTTATTTTAGACAATATATACCGCTTTTTCTCTTCTTCCTTCTCTCGCATTTCTTCTTTAGATAATCTCCCCCTATACTTGTATAAAAGTAAACTTCCTAAAATTAAAAGAAATCCAACTAACATACTTATATTGAAGAGCATATTATGATGACTTTCTTTAAAAGTATGACATTGTTTTAACGTGGCATTCAAAAAGTATTTTACACCTGGCTCGGTCAACATAGGTTTAGAATGTTCATCATAAAAACTCATATTAAATACCTTTAAAAAACAAAAAAAAATTATACCAATTATCTATATGGATATATCATTGTTATCTTTACTATTTTTTATAATTATAACGATTGGTTACTTTTTGGCTTTAAAACCCAAACTAACACTGGATCAATTAGAGCCCGATTGTTACAATGATTATAAGAATTCTATATTTCCTAAACTTGCTCTGTATCTCTTAATTGTTTGCTTGTCACAATTTCTTTTAAATACTGCTTACTTAACTAACAAATGTGGTGGCGAGGTTAAGAACAATATTGGCCCTGCTGCGTTATACACGTTTTTCCCGTGGCTCATTATTTTTGGCATCATAATTGCGATTCTTATTATTTTTCCGGGTTTCAAAAGTGCGTTTTCAGATGTGATTGGATACTTTGCGATTGCTGGATCGGCAAAAACGTTGTTCGCGAATATTATGTTAGATGCTGACCTAAATGCGAAAATAGCAGGATTATCAGACCCAACAAAGAAAGCAGAAATAACAACCGCCGCTGAAACACTGGTTAAGATGCTCGGAAATAAATCTATTTTAATTAATCAGATTACACCAGACAACTTTACAAGTTCGTGGGATTTATTAAAACCACTTATGAAGGATACTATTATAGGACAAGTTGAAATAGATAACAAAGCTCAATTATTAGATCTGGTTGTGCTAAAGGATAATATCGGTGAGGGATTCTGGTATGTTTATACTGCTATACTGATTTCATCCGTTGTATATTATAATTTAGCTAACCGAGGCTGCGTTAAGAGTGCTGCTCAAATAAAAGCAGGATATGATCAATATAAAGAAGATCAAGCAGCAAAGGAAGCCGAAGAAAAAGCAAATACTTCTACTGTAGTATTAAATTAAACAATTTTGGGATATGCTAAATAATACAAGACAAACAAATAACATAAAATGCCTAGAATAATTGATAATAGCCAAATTGGCAAAATTGTCTTGTTTTTATAGCCTACACCAAACTCTCTTAAACTACCATCTGGTTTATATAAAAATACTGGTTTTATTGTGTGTACAATCCAAAATATTAGTATGAATAAAACTATTGCGGCTACGGTTACATTTTCTGCTATAAATTGTCTTAACATTGGTTATCTCTAATATATCAATATTTAAAAAAGTATTAAGTATTAACCTTTTTAAAATTATCTAAATAATTTATTTATATAATTTATTTTGGTTCACATTTACTTGTTTTCTTATTCCATCTAGTTCCATTTGGACATCTAGATCTTTTTACCGTAGATTTGTTTTTTACCTTAGGTTTGGCTTGACTTTTTGTTTTTGATTTAGATGACGAACTTGATGATGAAGAACTCTTGGATTTAGACTTAGACTTAGACTTGGATTTGAATAAAGCAGAAGACAATGGTGAGATTGGTCTAATTTCGTCCTTGGGTGGTGAAAGGGATGATATTGGTCTAATTTCGTCTTTAGCAGGAGAAACTGATTTAGGCTTACTTAATGCCACTATAATTGGTTCTATTTCCGATCTGTATCTGTCATAAGTTGTATCTTTGTAATGTAATATTGGAAACTTCTTAACACTATACTTTGGTTCTCGTTGAATAATTTCAAACCAGTTGTCGCCATTTTCGTCCAAAGGGTTTTTAATAATATCCAAATGCTTGTATTTTGTTTCATTAAAATGATAAATATAAATATCTTTAACTGTTAATCCATATTGTTGTAATGTATGCGATTTTGCCAGATAATGAGATAAATTATATTGAATTGGTAAATTGTAATATGAATTATTCACATATTCAAATAAGGTTTCATTTGGATATTTACATTCGTGCTGGACAACATCTTGTATTTTTTCCTTATATTTATTGAATAGTGTCATACTTGGATATATAAGCATAACTCCGCCATTTGTTCGTCCCATTTCCTTACATTTTGAAAGCACTTCTGCCGGATTGTTCCGAATTTTCTGATTATTTTTTAAATTTGCGTTTCCAATATAATATGTTAGTACAGCAGGTGTTTCTAATCCAAAAATATGGTCTATGTTTCTCATAATAACCATATCCGATTCAATAATACAAACCTTATTGTATTTCTTTAATGTGTAAGCAAAAATAAAATTACAAGTCCTTAATGTATTGAAATTGGAGTATCCACTATTAAAACTGACGTCATAAGTTATATGCTTGTCGTCATATGGAACTACTTCAGTTACCAGTGGTCTAACTGCGTCTACAAACGCAGATGGTGTGTCGTTTACTGAATATAAATATATGATATCATTACTGGTATTTTGACGCAACATTTTGAAAAAATACATTTCCAATTCTAAATATACGGGGTTACTACCAAAATGGACAATCGCGAAAGCATATTTTTCTTTAACCTTTACTTGTGCTACTGCTGTTGCTTTTGCTGTTGCTAAAGAAGGACTTGTTTCTAGTTTTTTTATTACTGATGCTTTAACCAAAGGATCAGGAGGCGGAGGAGCAGCAGCAGGTGGTTTGGATTCTGATTTTTGTTGTTGTTGCTTGTTAATTAAATCTTTAAAACTTTTCATTATTATTGTTATTGTTATATTATATTGTGATTTTAAATATAATATATTATTGTTTATCCTGTAAAGATTATTACTAATCATACAGTAGATTATTACTAATCATCATAAGCATAGTTGTTATCATCTCCATCTCCATCATCATTATCACGATATTCATTAATATCATCATCGGCGTCTTCTCCACCCATCATAAACTCATCCGCATTAATAAACGCATCGGATTCTATATCATCCATCGCCTCATCTAAAAATATATCTACATTCTGGTCTGTCACATTTGTGTTTTTTCGTACATTTTTTTCCACCTGAGCAATTTTCTCCATCATATCTTTCTCCTGATCATAATTCTCAGGGTCATATTCTTTAATACCCTTATTTAACCCCTTAGACCAAACACCAAGCTTATTAATCTTCAAAATTGTATCCACTTCACGTTCTTCTTCCGACAAATTCTTGAGACGGTCTGTAAATGTGTATTTTTCAGTTTCTTTCAACTTAAATACACGATCCATAATGGTTTCATAAGACAAATTAATTGTATCTTTTGAATCCATCATCATTGTAATATAAGAAACTAACAAAGAGGCCACGTTTTCCTGTAGTTTAACTACATCACCTTCCATATATTGCTGTTCGGTCTCTGTGAATCGTAGTTGCTGCTCTACTAAAAAGTCAGAACTGAATATATCATCCTTATCACTCTCTGACCTAACTAACATCCGAGTAATCATTTCAGGGTTCTTTGCTAAACTAATATATTCAGTAAAAACTAGCAACATATAATATTCATACAATAATGTAGACATTCGCTTATCAAATATGGAATAGGTTTCAATTTTGCCAACTTTAATAGTTGTTAGTGCGGGTGTTTGTTCAGATAGTAAAACTACAGCAGCGCACTTACTTTGTATTTCATAAAGTACATTCTTAATTGTACTATTATCATAGAATTTTCGCAATGGCTCATAATAAGATTCTACAATATTTTTTAAATCTTGACCGTGTTTTTGTGATAAACCCCAATATGCCGGAGGAGCCATTGACTGAACCTGCTTATTTAAGATCATCGTTGGCAAAACAACTGAGAGCAAAGATATGAATGTTTTAAAATAATTAATATAATTGTACATTCCATCATCAGAAATAGAATCAGTTGTCTTGGTTTCTCCTTCTTCCTCATCTCCTTCTTCTACTGTTTTATCAAAATCCCAATTTGTTAGTTCATTCAAAAAAGCAACAACTTTTTTAAGGTCATTCCTTCCAATCTTGGATTTTCTTTTAATAAAATCTATGACTTCTTTTCGCATTTCCGAATTGGCGCGATCCAAATAATTCTTCATAGCTCTCATATCTTCAGTGTCTTCCTGAATTGACACCTCATATGTATCTAATAATGACTCCATTTTGTCCCTGAAAACACGAGCAATCACTTGTTCATCATTTTCGTCCATTTTTACAAGCAACTTACTCAAAGTATCTGAATAAGACGGTGTATTAAATGCTAAGGAAATCGGAATTATGTTTTCACGACTAACAATTTGAAACATACGCAGAAACGCCTCCTTGGAATAATTGCGCCCTTCACGTTTCAGCTTAGCAATCTTTTCTTGTAATGTGTCATTCTTTGATAAATAATCGGGTTTGCTTACACAAATTGTCGCCAATTCCTGACTCATTGGTACTGATGATTGAAACCTACATAAATCAATAAATGCTCTGTAAATTGTATCCTCACTGTAAGCATTCGGGATCTCGGGAAATACACGTTTGGTATCAACTTCACTCAACATAATAGCACTCTCTGTTAGCATCTTAAGATCATTCATCACCTTTGATAATTCCCTAACAACATTATTATTCACTTCAATATTAGGATTCTCTCTAACAAAATATTGTAATGCTGTTAGTGTGACATTTTCCTTGTCATTACAACAAGCATTGTCCATAAAAGGATGGTTTGATGCTTTCATTAACAAGTCCTTTTTCTCAATAATATTTTGTATCTCTTCCTGAAGAGCAAGCGAATAAGAAATGATTTTAGACTCTATAACTAACATATTTTCTAATTGCTTGGGGCTGCCAATCTTAATATTATGTAACATTTGGTCGTTAAACCCCGAACTCACATTTTGTAGACCTTTCACGTGGAATCGCCTCAATGGAGGCAAAAAGTTGGTCCATCTTGCCATATTATGCTCATCAGGAATGCCAATTTCAGGATTTTGTAGTAAATATTCCACTTTCTCTTTAATCTTCTGCTCCACCTCCGAATATGGTAACAAGAATTTAACCGTAAACAATTTGATACGATTTTCCAAGTCTTCTTCCTTGATTCTAGCTAAGGAATCCCAAGGCACTGTCTTACTTCTCATTTTAAACGCAACACACGCCAAATATTTGAGTCCAGTATCATCACCCTCTCCTTCAAAAGGAAAGCCACTAAATGACCTAACACAACCCGGAAATGTTTTGCGAGTTTTTACAGAAGGCATACTCGTCTGGATGCCAATTAAAAACATACCAAGTGTAAGCATCATAAGTGTAGAACTATAAACGAGACCATATTCAGGCAATTTCTTTCCCTTAATTGCCGCCTGCTTCTCCTTCTCTCTATAGGTTGATTCCTTATCAATAATCCTTATATCACTCATCAGTTCAGTAACAACCTTGATAATAAAGTCGCTGGAATGATCAATATTAATACCCATATTTGACGCAATAGAATGGATAATATTGAATACCATTTGGCCATCAGGTGACAACATCTTGGATTTATTTGACGCATTAGCAGCAGTAACGTTGTTACTATCTTGTTCCATAATTTCACGACTCTTCATCTTAAAACCATCTTTGTAACCTTCTTCTACATCAGCGTCAATTTGACACATTACTTCACCACTATTAATATCAACCCAAGCATCACCATTTGCGCTAAGTTGTCCAATCCTCTGCTTCAAATCATTTAATACATTTTCATAGTTGTTCCTATCATTCACAAATGCGTCGGCTAAGATTGCTCTGAATTGCGGCATCAATTTTGTATCAGTGTCTTTACAATATATCCACCATTCGTTCTCCATTTCTCCATCGTGAATATTAGGAGAATCTGGATTTGCTGCTCTGCCATACATATCAGCAAACCGTAATGTATCATTTTGCTTCTTAACAAAATCATCTTGGCTTGTAATTAGATCACGTAATTTAGCATATGGACTAACAACTTGATTTTTAACCTCGTCTGATACCTGTAATCCAAGATTATATTGCTCCATATTGTATTTTAAAGAAGCATCTAGTTTCAATTTTTGTAGCCTAGCGTAAATATCATCATAATACAGTGCCTTAGCTGTTACTATTTTATTAAATTGTTCCTTGGTCATTTGATAATTCTTATCAAACTGATCCATAATTTGTTTTAAAGCATTGGAAACCATTGTGTCACGTGTCACCTCAGTTGACTCGCAAGCGTCGTCTGTTTTACTTGGCTTAAATAAACAGTCTGTCTGGATATTACATAATACATCCTCGTCTTTAATAAACCATTGAGGATCAATGTCTGTCGCCTTTGACCATTCGTCATCTTTTCTGACATAATACTCAAGACTCTTTGCTTCGGAATTGGGCCCGTCACCTTCTGAAACTGAAAGCATCGCATATTGTCCATTCGCCACTTTTTTAGCACGATTTACAAGTGTTTCGGCCATATACGCCGCACCTCTTTCATCCTTTTTGAATTTATTTGTTAGTTGGTCAGTCAAGAAAATAATCATTTCTTCGGGGCTTAATGAATCACGCTCCTTTTTGTAAGTAACGTCAATCAATTCATAATTTGTATTATCAAAGTCTTTGTCAAAATAAATATCGTGACCATTATCTGCTTCAAGTATTTCTCTAGAATAGTATTTCTTGGCTATTACATAAGATGTACAAGTGTCCTCTGCGGCATTTTTCTCCAATTGTGCCTTTAAAGAATCTTTGTCGGCCTGAAAAATGCTCTTTAATTCGTCTGGATACATCAACTCTACGTTACTAAATGCGACTGCGTTATTGAATAAATTACCATAATCATCTACAGTGACCTTTTTCAACAATTCCGAACTAGACATTTTGTACAGTTTTTCTTGGTCTTGTAAACCATATGCTTCAAACACAATCCCTCTTATATCCGGATTATCATTAAATATTTCAAAAAACTCATTTGTATATTTAGTTTTTATTTTCATATTTTTTAACACGGAAAATGCTCTGCTATATTCTACGTAGTTCTTGTTATATTCGCCGATCTTTTGCTTAATGAACTCGTTAAAATCAATGTATTGCTTGTATGTCAAGTCATTGGAATACACTAGAAAAGGTTCCAAATAGGAAATTATATTCACCATTGACAAACTGCCGCCAATGTATTTCTTAACCAAATTGAAAATAATACGAATCTTGGGAATAATAATCTTCAAAAAGTGCTCGTATATTTCCAAATTGGTAACGCCTTCGGGCCTTTCAAATGTTGAAAGGTTCAAAATATAATCTTTAATATCGTCTACAAAATTCTCATTCTCGTATTCTATTTCAGTTTCCAAATCACTGATTTCAACCTTGGTATAATTGGTTTTCTGTTTCAGCATTTGCCAATAGTTTAAAAAATTCAATCCTAAATTTGATTTAACTAACAAACTTGATCCAGGTAAATTAATTTGTGAGAATCGGATTGCCGGTTCAGGAAGTGTTAGAACGGAATTAATGGAAATATTATCATTTGGTGTTAGTTTGACACGATGCGCAATCATTTTTGACCCTTTTAAATTGGTTGCTTCCAATCGGTCTAGACCCAGATTGTATCTTTCTATAACAAATTTTCTTGTTTGAACTTGATCATTGTCTACAACCGACGAATACAAGTCAGTCAAATTGTCTATGATTACGTTAATATCACTAGTAACATCGCCATTTACAATAACACCATTGGCCGCCGCAAATACGCTGTCAGAAGCATCCGGAAACACGGTATCAAATGGTGTTAGATAAGGATTGACTGCGTTATACAGTTCACTGTATCTGTTCTGTCCATCACCATTCGCATTTGCTCTGTAATTTTTAAATAATGTGGATAGTTCTAATAAATCTTCATTCTGCTTAATATAAAATACATCATTTTCATTCTCTTTCATTTCAGGAGTGTAAACCTTCTTAATATTCTTAGCAACTAACATAATCCAGTAAAGTGTGTTCTTGAATTTTGACAAGTAATCGGCAAGAGGGCGATCATCTGCTGTCTTCTTTACAATTCCTGTAATGTTGTTGTTAATGTCAAATTTGGATGACAAATCACGCAATTGTAAGAAACGTGTAATCATTATATGAATACTATTTAATACACTGGGCGTCCTTCTGCCACTGGGAATGGTTGAAACCATCTCCTCTAACAAGTCATTGGTTTGGGTTTCAATATTGAAACGATATTTGTCCTTATCTATATTTACAAACTCTTGGATTTTAACTATATCGCCGAATACAATTGCGTCTCCTTCTATTAGAAATTGTTTTACCTTGTCTCTAATATTGCGTTTAGTAACAGCAATGTCTTCTCTTATTTCACCTTCTTCCAAACTGTCTTCCCTTTCTTCCCCAAATTCAACAACGGCTTCCATTTCCCCTTCTAATCCTTCTTCTCCTTGCTCCTTTTGTTTTGAACTTGCGTCAGGTGCTGGTCTGATTTCAAATGTCTCAATTGGCAACTTTTCTGGAATGCCCTGATAAGCAAAGTTAATATAAATTGTGTCATCATCTGTTGTCCTTAATTCAATCATATCTTCTTCTAAATTAGTAATCTCTCCTGTAATGACGGTAGGATATTCGCCACCAAAATATATATTTACCCACTTACCTGGGACTAAATCATTTTGCCTGGCAAACCCCTCATTGGGATTGCGACTAACTATTTTTATTTCTGAAATCGTTCCTGAACCAATTGTGCCATCTGATTTAATATTCAACTGTGTTTCTTCAAATGATTTTACATCAACCAACTTAATTTTTGTGGGATCTATATACGTAATAATAAACGTATTTTCATTTAATATTTCATTGGTTGGGTCTAAAATATAAATGACATCACCTAGTTTTAAAATGACTTCTGCTTCTTCTTTAACCTGTGCCGCTTCTTTAGATATGTCTAATTCTTTTGATCCTTCACCTTCTAATACTTTTACTTCTTCTTCTACTGGTTTTGCGACTTCTTCTTTAGTGGCTCCCGTTATTCTATTTACCAGTGAATCCGCAGCTGAAGTAATTTGGCTTATAATACCCTTTTCTTTTGTTGCTTCTTCAGCTACTACAGCTGCTTCTGGTACTTCTTTTGCCTCTAAAATGTCTCCTATAGGTTTCACCGCTGTTTCCTTAGTAATGTCTTTAATTGATGAGTCAGATGATTGTGACATTATCTTATATTTATAATAGAAATTTTTTATCTATACGGAAATCTAATCTAATATATTTTTGTCCCAAATTAAAAGTAAAAAGGTTTAAAGACTACTTGAATAAATAATATAAATAATGTCACTACCAAGCGTTTACAATTTGTCTGAAGTACCTGAATTTGCTAGATTATTGTTAAAAAATGATAATAGTCCTTCCGATGCTCAAGATAATAGTCCTATTAATGTAACTAATTATTCTACTAAATCAAATGAAAAATATAGAATTGTACGATATGACAAGAATTCTCTGAATAAATCACAAATAGAAAAATATGGTTTGTTCCGTTCTGTCATCATTAACGACGCCAATCGTGTTGTTTGTTTCTCTCCACCTAAATCAGTACCAGCTGACCAGTTTTTAAAGATGTATCCTATATCTTCTACTCAAGAAAAACCTAACTCTATTATCGCGCAGGAGTTTATTGAGGGCACGATGATCAATGTGTTTTTTGACCCTTCTATCGGCTTAACTGGCTGCTGGCAAATTGCTACGCGCAGCACTGTGGGTGCCAATGTGACCTTTTATAAGGGCGCAACCAAAACATTTAATGAAATGTTTATAGATGCGTGTCAAGCAAACAATTTGTTCATTCATACTCTTAACCCTCATTTTTGTTATAGTTTTGTTCTACAGCACCCTAGTAACCGAATTGTCGTGCCATTTTCCAAACCACAACTCTACTTAGTAGACGTGTTTCAGATTATCCAGGACAGTAATAATGTTGTCAAAGTAATTCAGCAAAAAATGTCCGATGTCAGGCAATATGGCTTCTGGGGTCTAACGTCCATTCGGTTCCCTGAGACCTATGAATTCTCTTGTTACACTGAACTAATTGAGAAGTTTGCGAGTCCAAATACGCCCTACAACATTCTAGGCGTCGTTATTCGCAATCTGGACACAAATGAGCGCACCAAGTTCAGGAATCCGATTTACGAGGAGGTGCGTCACTTGCGAGGCAATCAGCCCAAGATGCAGTATCAGTATTTGGCCTTGAGACAGGCGGGCAAGATTCCCGAGTTTTTGAAGTTCTATCCGGAGACCAAGAATGAGCTATCGGGCTACCGAGATCAGCTACATATGTTCACGAACACTCTATTTAAGAACTACATTTCGTGCTACGTCAAGAAGGAGAAGCCTCTAAATGAGTTCCCTGCTCAATACAAGACACATATGTTCAAGCTTCACGAACACTACTTGGCTAATTTGCGAGAGAATAAGGAGGCGATTACTAATACATATGTAATTAATTATGTGAATAAATTGCCGCCAAGCCTTTTAATGTTCTGTTTGAATCATAGTCTGAGAAAGCGCAATGTTGATACTTTAAAGGCCGATTTGGTTTAAAATGCAGTTATAATTTGGTTTTATTTAGAAAAATAAAAATTAAAATATTAAAATATTAAAATATTAAAATATTAATATATTTTATAGAATGAGTAGTCAGTCTTCTTATAGTCAAATGGATTTAATTCGAGAGCAAGAGGAAGAGGCAAAAAAATCTCCAGAAGAAAAGCAAAGAGACGCGGTGTGGGCTGCTAACAGACAAAAAGATGATGATGATAAAAATGAAAAAAAGAGAAATATAAACAATATTTTTGCTAAGAGTCAAATTGAAGCATTAAATGAACTTAAACAAGATCAATCATTAAAGAGGGCTTTGCAAATACTAGTAAACAATTTTACATTTATATTAAAAGACACTAAAGGTGGCCAAAAGGGAATTATATTTGCAGGTCCTAATGGGACCAATACAATGGATGATTACTATGATAGTATGTCTAAAAGTAGTCAAAACTATGCTTCAGAATTTATAACATATTCTTCAATTTTAAACAATACTAAGGATTTATATAACAAGCAAATTAATCGACCTAAAGGTATATTTTCAAAATCATCAAGCGTAGCCCTCCACACAAGTACAACAGATGAATTGCAAAGAAGAATAAATGAAATGAATGCTAATGAAACTATTTATAAATCTGTTTCTAATAAATTTCTTGAATTATGGAAACAAAGATTTAAAGAAAATATGGCTACAGCCCAATATGATGAAAGTGAACAAACTGATGACAAGTTTAATAGTTTATTAAAAGGAGAAATTTTGTATTATCTCCCCCCAGGTGCGTCGCCGCCGAATTATTTATTTAATTTAGTTATAATGTATTTGTTTCCAATTGAACTTAAATATGCCCCTGTACCATCAGTATATGGACTTAACGGAATAAATGGAGTTAGGAATTGTGATGAATGTGTTAAAATGTTAGACGATAATTATTCAAAAGCGATGAAGGAAAGTCCTTATAGAAGTGACAAGGCACTAAAATTCAAAAATTCTCCTGATAGTTCAGTTGGTGGTCGACGAACCAAACGCAGGAAACAAAAAAAAGGAAAAACTAACAAGATGATGCGAATAAAACAGAATACAAAAATGAATAAACAAAGACGCACATACAGGCGCCGTCGTTAAACAATAAACAATAAAAATATTAAATATATTATTTGTAAGTTTTCTTACATATAATATTTATTCTTCTGATTTACTTATTCCCATTTCGCTCAGAACTCTTATTCCGCTATTATACGCAGCATGCAGCGAACCATAATAAACGGGGTCCGTGTGCTCTCCTGCAAAAAATATGACATTGTTAATATTTTGATACACATTGGAAACATCATTGTCTGTAACATTGACATCATGATAAGAATATGCCCCTTGACTGAAAACATCTTCTTCCCAACGTGTTATATGTCAAGCCTTTGGCTCAGGCACAACTGGATAATAGTTCCTTAATTGAGACATCATTATCTCTACAATTTCTTCATCATTTTTTCCAACCAAATTCCATCCTATATTTGCCGGACAAATTGCTTCTAAAATTGGTTTATTTTTTGAATACTTATAATTATTCCATAATATGTAGGGGCATAAATCATCTTTTTCAAAATAATAATTTGTACCACATGTCTTTGGATTATATGTCAAAAACATCGGCACATCATGTTTCCAAAATACATCTTCTTCAAAAAATTCTAATTGAATTTTTTTATACGAACCTAGTTTTATTTTAGATAAGGCAGTTAATTTATCGGTGCTAAGTGGTGGATTAAAAATTATATTTTTTAAAGGACCAGGTGGAATAGTTATACATAATTTGTCGCAATGATACACTTGACCAGAACTTGTGAAAACTTCTACATAATAACTATTATAGTTTATGTTAGTTACAATTTGATTACACTTAATTTTATCTCGTAAATTGGTTGATTCATTGCTATTTACAATTGCATCAATCAGTGTTTTTGCTCCATTTTTAAATAAATAATGTGACCCTCCATAGTCACCAAATAAAGCAGTATTATAATTAATTTCGTTCAAAAATGAGCTTGATATATTTTTAACACTACCACCACACCATACTTCTATCATATACAAGAAACTTGACAAATCATCATTTAATTTATCGTCTAATTCTGTTTCTATGTCTTTGCATTCACTAAAACCTGGTTTTTTTGTTAGTTGGTCAAATGCTTCTATAATTGTTTTGTTAGGTATACTTCCTATTTTAGAAGCCAATTCATTCCATTTTGAAGCAATTGTTTGCCGTTTGTCTTCCGAAATATTATGTTTTGAGGACATATATTCAATTGACACATTCTCTGAATGCATCCATGGGTTACATTTTGAAACTGGAATTAAATTGTTAAAGTCTAAAAATGAGTTCAATGGGTTACAATCGGAACCGTGGAGCCAAGCTGCGCCCATATCCATATTGGTGTCACTTGTAAAAACACGACCACCAATACGATCACGTGCTTCTAAAATTAGTAACGGCTTATCCGCAATCTTTGACGCAATTGTCAATCCGGAAACACCAGCGCCAATTATTAGAACTGGATTAGAACATTTTATATAGATTATATGCCATAAACTATATAAATCGCCTATATCACAGCAATTAGCAAATTCTGGTATTTTATTTAGAATTGTTTTGAATTCCGAATATTTGTCATTGAGCAACAAGACTATTTCATTTGTTAGTTCAATAGATTTGATTGACTTGGTTTTATTAAGATTATTTTCAAATCCAAAATTATCTATCCAATCAATAAACTCAGGTTTAAACGCGTATTTTTGAGAAAGTGTTTTGACTTCTTCTTTTAAAAAAGAAAATATTGTTTTATTTACAATCATAAAAGGATTAATATATATTATCATTATAAAACATCTTTTAAATAATTATAAAAATAATATAAGAGTTTTCTATCTATTATATTATTCTGTTAAATGGCGCAAATTGGTTCCCACGTGTATTTAATTGACTTCAAAGACGGCAGCGAACAAGAAGTACTAACAAAAAAAGAACTACAAGATTCGGTTGACGATATTTACGACAATATATCGCAAATTGTTAAGCAATATAAGCTTCAACAAAATGGTAGAAAAAAGAAGATTAATATGACGCTGTATTTGGAAACTGAACGCTTTTCAGCGAGTGAATATATTGAACATTATAAGAGCTTGTCTAAAGAGGAATATGGCACCAATTTTTTGAGTGATTTTGATATTGAGTTAATCAATATGTTTAATTAACTACGTTAAGGACCACCATCCATAGCCGATTGGTTTCTGCCCTTTGGTTCTTTTAATACCGCAGCAAATTGTGTTCTACTACCATCAAAAAGCCCTTTAATCTGTTGTAAATTATCAAGTACTTGCTTAAATATGGTCTTCAACATTTGCTTAACATATTCCTTTCCTAAATTGGGCTCTACAATGGCAATACGCAATAAACTATCTGAATCGTGAGGATGCATCTTCTTGAAACCAACATACGACACCTTCTTAAGATCATTGTAATATATATCATAAATCTCATAATTCAATATGTTGCCAACTGTATAATCCTCATTCACTAAGACTACATCATAAGTATTTTCCATTGTGACATTGGCCGGCTTTATCTCTATTTCATCCGCATCCAAAAGCCGTTCTTGTTCTTGAAACTTGTCTAATAAAATTTCACACGCTTTTATTATTAATTCAGTATTCTCATAAATGCCAATGGTCTGTAAAACATAGTCAAAACTCATTCTCTTGACATAACGCATACCTTCTAGTAGTTTCCAGTTGGCCGCCTCAAAATTAATCTCCTTCTCACTCTTGCCTTCCTCCTGCCATTTATGCTTGCGAATACCCAACTCGGTATTGATTTTGGCCTCATCCGGAGTACAACCATAAGCACAAGTAGCGGTTACATTAAACATACTATCATCTCTTGCTGTGGATACAATAAGCTCACAAGTCAACTTGATACGCTCACCTGGCAGTTCATCGGAAACCCTGGGTCGCAACTTTAGGAAGTCAATGAAATACTCACCCTTGCCGGTGGGTGGAATATAAGGAGGAAATATCTTGCGCAAATCGGCTTCATCTAAATAAGAGTCGGTTGTTGTATTTCGTATTCTGAAATCTTTAGTAGTAACGTAGATTGAAGTATCGGTTTTATTCTCAACGTCAACCTCTAGCAGATAGTTCTTAAAAGGGATTGCCAAATCCTTGATACATACTGGAATACAACTTAAGCGTTGTTTGATAATCTCATTGTTTAGACGACTTGTATTTATTAAGATATTTGCCTTATTTTCTTCATAAGGCGTTGTTTTGAAGCAAACAACGGGAATATCTGATAAAATAGTTCGCCGAATCGCATTCGCATAACTCACATCCACGCCGCCAAGGGTAAATGTCAAAATATCGTCCGATTCTTTTAAATTTTCAAGTCTAGCACTCATTGTATTTATATTATATTATGGTTATTTTTAAATAAGATTTAATTCAATTTTATTTAAACAAAATAAATTATTTTTAATAATAATTAGTTAAAAATAAGATTCAAATAAACTTATTATAATTTAATGAGTAGCATATTGTATTATAGCAATTTCTGTGAGCCGTCTAAGAAGATCATTCAGACAATATCTAAAACCCAAGTAGCTAAAGATATTCATTTTATTTGTATTGATAATCGGGTCAAAGACCCGTCTGGTAAAGTATTTATTGTCCTACAAAATGGGCAAAAAATTATTATGCCTGAGAACGTCACTAAGGTTCCGGCACTTTTGCTTCTCAATCAAAATTACAAGGTGATTTATGGTGACGATATTTACGGGCATTTTAAGCCAACTCAGCAGGCTCAAGTAAAACAAGCCACTCAAAACAATATGGAGCCGATGGCATTTGGCTTCGGTGCTTCGGCATTTGGAAGCGGAATCGTCTCTGATAACTACAGTTTCTTGGATCAAAATGATGAGGATTTGAGTGTCAAGGGTAATGGTGGTGTTAGACAAATGCACAACTATGTCTCACTTAATGATTCAATGAATATGACAATGCACTTGCCAACTGATGAGGCGGAATATAAAACGGATAAATTAAAAGATGGTGAATTAAGTGTTGAGTCACTACAGCGCAAGAGGGATCAAGAACTAACAAATATTAAGTATAACTAACAACATTTTCTAACGTAGTAAAGAAAGGTTGTGCCCAACCATCAAACCGCTATAAAACCCTGAAAATTGTATTATTATATTAAAATTGAAATAAAATAAATATAATAATATTGTAATTATAATTAGCTATAGAAAGAAATGGAGAAAGACAAAATCCCTTATATTGTGATTGACAC